ACCGCATTGACGAAGGCTGCGCACCAGGCGGTCATTTCCGGATCGACGTTCTGACCGGCTTCCTTGAAGAACTGCGACAGCGTGTTGCGGTCGGTCGATTCATTCATGCCCTGGAAGCGGCCGGCCGTTTCCATGACAGAGCCGGCGCCGGCGAAGGACTGGAAGCTTGCCGGACCCGTGCCGCCCGCCCTGAACTGCGCGCCGGCGAAACCGTTGAAGCTGATGCCACCCGCCTGCTCGCCGATCTGGCCGAGCAGCGTGGCAATGTTGCGCAGCTCGTCGGCCGTGGTGCGGATGCTCTGCCGGGTCTGATCGCCGAAGATGTTCTCGCGCAGCACGCGCCCGCTTTCGGCGGCGGTTTCACCCTGTGCGCCCAGCGTGCGGATCGTCAGCTCCAGCCACTTCTGGGTCTGCGACTGCGGGCCAAAGCCGGCATAGTAGCCTTCCTGGATCCGCATCTTGATCTTTTCGGCTTCCGAGAGCTGACGGCCGAGCGCTTTCTCGCGCAGCTCCATCTCGCGCTCGATATTGTTCATGCGAACGCGCTCGATATCGGATTCGAGCTTGTTCTTGCCGCCCATCAGCTCGTCGAGCAGTTCCTTCTGGGCCTGCGCCTCGACAAGATTGTCGATCAGCTCCTGCACGCCCTCGGCTTCGAGGTGACCGTATTTCTGCGAGCGCGTAAGCAGCTCCTGCAGCTCGACGACTTCGGCGTTGGCACCGGAGAGCGAGGCCTGGAGACCGGCGACTTCCGCCTTCAGGCGCTCGAGGTGCTTCTGACCCTTCTCGAAGCGCTCCTTGTCGTTGGCAGCGCCCGGGATCATCGGCGTGCCGGCCGTGATTTCTGCAAGCTGCTGGCGCTGTTCGATGGTGCGGGCAAGACGCTCGGTGATCGCGTCGGCCGCGGCCTTATGTCCGCCGCTGCCATTTTCGATAAACAGACGCTCCTGACCGGCGAGCGCGTCGCGCAGTTCCTTTTCCTGCTGTTCGAGCAGCTTGCGCTGGTTGTCGAGCAGTTCCTTGCCGCGCTCCTTCTCGAGTTCGGAAATCGCCTCGCCGGCGACACGGGCGGCCGCAACGCGCTTGTCCCACTTGTCCTGGGTGTCGATCTGCAGCCGGTTGTAGGTCGCCTGATGGGCGCGCTGCAGGTCATCGAGACCGTCAAGCACGCCGTCGACATACTTCTTCTGCTGCTCGGCCTGGAATTCGGTGCTGCGCTGGGTGATCATCGCCCGGTTGGCGTCGATCTCGGCGCGCTTTTCGGCATAGCCGTTCTCCGCGTCGAAGGCCTTTGCGGCTTCCTCTGCCGCCTGCTGGTAGGCCTCTTCGCGCGTGATGCCCTTGCGCCGGGCGGTCAGTCCCGGAAGCGACATGCGGGCGGCGTTGCGGATATAGCGTTCGCGCTCGTCGGTGAGCTTCTTAAACTCCTCTTCCTGGCGCCTGACGGCATCGCTGGCGAGGTCCATCTGCTCGCGCGAGGTGGCGCCGAAGTTCTTCAGCGTCTCGATCGCATCCTTGCCCTTGTCGTCGAACAGGTCGAAATATTCGGCGACGCCATAGACGGCGAGGCCGACGCCGACGATCGCCGGGGTTGCCGCAGCCGCAGTCAGCGCCAGCGCCGAGGCGGTCTGGGCAAGAGCGTTGAGGAAGCCGCGGCCGGTGAGCGCGGTCGAATAGGTCTGCCAGGCGAGATGCGCGAGCCGCACCTTCTGCACCCATTCGACGAGCGCCATCGACATATTGGTGATGCCGCTGATCGCCGTCTTGAAGACGAAGGCGCCGGCGACCATCGTCGCAAAGCGCATGATCTCGCCGCGGTATTCGATCAGCGTCTCGATGCCCGAGCGGGTGAATTCGACGATCGAGGTCAGTGCCTCGCCGAGCTCGCGGGCGAGCGCCTTGCCCATCTGCGAGCCAAGCAGCTCGTTGATGTCCTTGAGCTGGGTGCGCAGCGTATCCATGAACCCGCCGGCCTGGTAGCCACCGGCATCATCCATGCCGCCGACGACGAGCGCGAGGTTCTGGAGCTGGGTGTGAACGCGGCTGATCTGACCGGAGAAGGTCTCCATCATGTAGCGGGCGCGGCCACCATAGGAGCGGTCGAGCTCGGCGAAGAACAGGCTCAGCGCCTCCTTGGCGTTGACCGTTCCGGTCGAGATGTCCTTGATGAGCTGCGACATGGATACGCCCATCGAGCGCGCCATGATGGCAACGGCCGTCGGCATCTGCTCGCCGAGCTGCTGGCGAAGCTCTTCCATCTGGATCACGCCCTTACCCGACATCTGGCTGATGCCGAGCACGACGCGGTTGAAGGATTCGTCGGTGCCACCGAAGGCCGCGACGCCGTCGGCGAGCGACTGCAGCGAACCGTTGAGCGGATCCGTGCCGGTCGCCTTCAGCTTCACGAAGGCGTTGTTGATGGTCGACAGCTTGAAGGGCATGTCGAGCGCCTGCTCGCGCAGGTAACGGACGTTGTCGCCGGCTTCCTTGATCGGGTCGGCAGCGGTCGACATGGAGCGCATCTGATAGTTCAGCCGCTCGAACTCGGAGTTGATTCGGACGATGTCGCCAACCCAGGTCGACTGGATATTGGCGAGCTTGCCGAAGGCGACGGAGACGACGCCGGAAACGATCGCCACGTCGCGCAGCGTCGAGAGAAAGCCCCGGGAGGAACGATCGGCAAGACTGATCGACTTGACGACGTTCTGGCCCTGGTCGGCCATCTTGGCGAGGTCGGGAGTAGAGGCAGCGACCGCCTTGTTGAACTGCGCGAGCGTCTGGCCCGCATGCATCATGCGGGTCTGAAACTGACCGTCGACCAGTTCTAGCTCAACGCGAATCGCTGCCATTGCTCAGTCACTCCTGACTTTCCACCTTGCGCGTGCAATGTCGCTTGAGCGCGAGCAGAGCACCCCTGTCGTATTCCGGATCGAGCTCCTCGACCTTGCCGTCGACCACGACCAGCGTGTTCTGGACCGGCATCATCACGTAGATCTCGCCCATGCTCCTGCGAAGCTTCTCGACCGTATTGCCGTAGGCCTCGCTCGAGGTCACGGCGGCAAGCAGATTGAGCATTCGCAGATCTTCTTCAGCGGCGAGCCGGTCGACCTGCTTGTGGTAGAACCAGAACCGCTTGATCGGCATCGCCAGGACATCCTCGTGGCGAAAGCCGAAGTGCTTGACTATGCGGGCGAACAGAAGACCGAAGTCGATCGACTTCAGCTCGCCGCGACTACGTTTCCCTCGGCGCCCTCGGCAGCCCCCTCGCCCGCTTCAGCGCCGTCAGAGGCGATCTCGGACTTCGCATCCTGGCCGGAAGCCTGGCGGGCGAAGTCGCCGATCGCCTTCAACTGGGTGAGCTTCAGCGCGCGCAGCTCGGTTTCCGGAATGGTCGGGAACGAGCGCTGGATCATGCGGATGGACATCTCGATCTCTTCGCGCGGCGAGGCGTTCAGAGACAGGGTTTCCAGCTCACGCATATTGGTGATGAAGGTATCGACGCTCGGTTCACTGAGCGCGTGCTCCTTGCCGTTCAGCTTCAGCGAGAACTCGGCATCGGAGGAGACTGCATCGAGATCGAGGAACTTGGTGGTCATACGGTGCTATTTCCTTTGTCCAAACAAAAAGACTGACCGCCCTGTTTCCAGAGCGATCAGTCATTTATGACTGATTATCCGACCTTACGCAACTGCGGTGTCGTCGCCGACGGAGAACAGGTTGCCGGCTGCGTCGGCGTAACCCTTGAACGTCACATTGAAGACACGCTCGGTGTCCGTGTTGTAGGCAAACGAGATCGCGCCGGCGGTCATTGCCTTGAGGACGGTGAAGTCCTCGGCGCCGGTCGTGCCCTTCGGGCGCAGCACCAGCTTCTGGGCGAGGTCGAGCAGCGACAGCGACACGCCGGTCGAGACAGCGACCTTCTTCTTGGTCGGGGTCGTGCCGTCGGTGACGAGCGTCGCGCCCGGCATGATCTTGACCAGGTTCTCGAGGGTCGTTTCGGCGAGCGGAACCGTCACCGTGACCGTGCGGCCGGTGATGATTTCGTCGATCGGAGTTTCGCCGAGCTGGTCGACGGTGACTTCGTGGGTGTTGGTGGCAACTTCGACTTCGACACCGCCCTTCGTGAAGCCGAGGTCGACCTCGTTGAACAGAACGGTGCAGACGCCGAGCTTAACGTTTTCGGTGCTCGAAGGCATGATTGTTACTCCCGTGAAGGTAAAGTCATTGGTGACTGACCAATATCTTACCTCGAACGGAAGCCTTGAAGCAAGTCAGTAATGACTTTACTGCGGCTGTATCGAAAAGGACGTATTGAAATTGCAGCTCCACTCGATCGTGTCGCCGTCAAGTCTTGGATAACGGATCGGCAATGCATCCGGATAGAACAGATTGAGCTGCACGGCGCCGCGCTCGACGGTGGCCGGATAGTTCTCGACACCCGGAATGATCAGCGCCCGCATGACGGCCGCGGCCATCGCAGCGCCTTCGACCGGATCGGTATGGCGCACGATCACCTGCAGGCGCGGCTTGTGATAGCCGGGCATGTGTGGATCGAAGCGGATGCCGGTCAGCGGCGACTTCAGGAGGACGCCGACACGCACGTCGGCCGGCATTTCGTCGAGGAACAGCGTGCCCTCCGCCTCGGAGGCAATTTCGGCCGCAGCGAGCTTCTGCTCGATGATATCCCAGATCATTTTGGCAGGATCCTTCTCAGTGCGTGGATCATCTTCTCGTCGAGGGTCTCTTCCTCTTCGTCCCGGGCGCGCTCCAGGAACTTGCGGCCGACGACGACGTCGGGGTTGGCATTCTGCTTGGCGACCGATTTCGGCCCGAGATTGTAATCGCCCTCGTGCATGTAGGCGGCGTAGTCGTCGACATTGATGCCGTCGACCATTCCGCCGGCGACGACCTCGAGCGCCAGGCGGCCGCGTTCGACCGTGTAGCGCTCGATATGGATCGACTCCTCGAGATTGTGCTCGTCGACCGGCGCCTGCAGCTTGGCCTTGTTCTCGATGCGCTTGGCCGCGGCGTGCATGGTCTTGCGGGCATTGTCGACGACGCGCTCGCCCAAGTGACCAAGCTCGATGACGACCTTGCCGACATTATGGGCGCGCAGCTTGATCATACGACGATCCCCAGATCGACCTCGTAGTGATCGAGCCCGCCATAGACGGTGTAGCGCGGATGCACCTCGACGACCCGGAACGTGTCGCCGTCGATGATCATGCGGTCGTCCTTGGCGATCGCGGTCGGCTTGATCAGGATCTTGATGTCGGCGAGCGTCTCCTCGGCAGCGCCGCGGGAGGCGGACGAATCCTGGCGCACCGTCGTCTTGCCGATGCGGGTGATGCGGCGCACGATGGCGATGCGGACGTCGCTGGCCGGCGCGAAGATCTCGCGGGCATGCTTGTCGCGGCCGGTGCGCTTCAGCAAAAGCGCCGAGCGGTTAGGCGTGAACATCGGGCTTCTCCATTTCCAGGACCGCATTGGCGTTCGGGTGGAAGACCTCGTTCCGGATCTCGGAATAGGTCGGAAACTCGCTGTTCGAGCCGATCGCGACGATCATGCCGTGCGAGGCAGCGCCATGATCCTCATGCGCCACCCGGGCGCGGGCCAGGCCGTGATCGGCGAGCGTGAAGAGAACCGACTCGTTATAGGTCGAGAGCAGCGTATGGCGCCAAAGGGCGCGCACGAACTTCTTCGAGGCCCACTTGCGGGCGTGCCGGTCGTGGAAGATGAACTGCAGGTCGGCCTGGTTGCCGATGCGGTATTCGACGAGCGCGGTGCGTTCGGAAATGCCGCGACTGCGCGAGGAGATCGAGACCTCGAGCGACACCCGCTGCATCGTCTGACGCATCAGCGCGATATCGCGATGACACTGCGCAATCAGTTCGTCTACGAGATAGCTGCGGGTCACGCTCAGATGCTCGAGGGCTCGCTCCGTCATCTCTGACGCGTCGATGCTCTGCAAATCTGCAAGCGTCACTGTGCGCGCTTCTGTAGCGATTTCACTCAGCGTCCGCTCGGCCGCATGCCGCTCTTCGGAAAGATAGGTCTCGGCGACCCGGAAAGCTTCGCCGATCGCCTTGTCGGTGACGGCCGGATAGCCGAAGTTCGAGGCGTTCAGCGCCTGGTGAAAGATCGAGCGCCAGGCTTCGGTGAGCAGGCCGTAACGCATTGCCGCAGTCTCGGCCTCATGGCTCAGTCGCTGCAGGATCATGCGCGGCTTACCCGCCAGTTGTAATAGACGTAGCCGGTCAGATATTCGAGGGCGCGCCGGCTGATGCCGAGATCGAGGCGCCCGCCGCGCAGCATGACCGAGCTTTCGCCGACGGTCTCGGAGATGATGCCCTGGCGATGCTTCCTGGTGACGACGTCATCCTCGAGCAGTTCGCCTGCCTCGGCCACCTGGGCGAAGCGCACGGCCTTGCGGAAATGCGCCGGCCAGCCCATGAACTCGGTCTCGGTGACGACCGGCCAGGCAGAGGCCGGGATGATCGTCTCGGCGCGGCCGTAGCTGCCGACGAGATCCTTGGTCCAGTGATAGGGGCGCTTGAACGGCTCGGCATTGTGGTCGTTGCCATAGCCCCAGTTCTCGCGCGTCTCGATCGGACCCTCGGCTTCCGGATAGAACTTCATCGGGATGCGGGTGAGCCGGTGATAGGCGGAGATCAGCGCGGCATAGCGCTCGTCGTCGGAGGCGCTCGACCAGCCGGAAAGGCCGGGAATGTCGCGGGCGATGATCGCGGCCGATTCGATCGAGACGAAGGAATTGGTCATGATCTCCAGGCGGCGCTCGCCCTGGATGATGTAGGAGGACGAACGCCGGATCTCGCCGGCGGCCGTCTCAAGGGTCACGCGCAGGATGCGCGCGTCGGAAAGCTCCCCTGCCCCGAGCTGGTTGAATTCGGCCGGGATCGTGATCTCGACGCCGGCCTCTGCCGGATCGAAGGTGATCGCGCCGAAGTCGTTCACGACCTGGTCGTCGCCATCGGAGAGAACGGCCTTTACCGCGCTCGGCGTGATAGGCGCGCCATTGAGGTCGGTGAAGGCAATGGTGACGGTGACGTCGTAATTGTCGGGGTAGAGGTTCATCGCTTACTCCGCAGCGGCGAGACGCTTGTCGAGCTCGAGCCGGAGGAGAGCCTCGCGGTCGTCATCGGCAAGAGCGTTCCACTCGGCGACCGTGCCGCCGAAGGTGACATGCGCGGCCGCGACGATGTCGCCAAGCTGCACCGTCTCGCCACCGATCTCGTAGGTGGAAGCCAGGACCGAGGAACCGAGAAGCGTCTCGGCATCGATGGCAATACTCTTATTGGTCAGATCGACCTGCATCTTGCCATCCGAGGAGCGAATAAGACCGGCGTTGATGGTGGCGGGCACGATCTTGTCGGCGACGAGCTTATCCGCATGAATGACGCCATCAACAATCAGTTCCGGCTTGCTGGTCGGAGCTTCGGTCTTTTCGATCGACTGAGCGACGAGCGGTGCGCCGTGAAGAGCGGCAAGCTCCTCGAGCTCGGCGACGATCTTCTCGTCACGCTTGACCTTGTCGAGCGCGTTGAAGCCGGTGACCGTCATCAGCGAGCGCTTCCAGGCGGATTCGATGATCGCCGCGGCCGGGATGATCAGCTCGCCGGAGGTGTAGACTGAAGCGATCGCATCGGTGCCCTCGAGAATGCCGGCAAGCCGGTCAGCCTCTTCCTGAGCCTTGCGCGTCTCTTCGGCCAGGCGCTTCTTTTCCTCCTCGGCCTCCTTGATCGCAGCCGCGGTCTTTTCGGAGTGCTGCTGGAGCTTGAGATTGCGCTTTTCCAGGAACTCGGCCTGGACCTTGAGCAGCTCGTTCATCAGCGCCGTCATCGAGCGTTCCTTGACGCCCCACTTGTCGGCGATCGCGCGCAGACCCTTCATACCGTGCTTGTCGCCGACCTCCTCGAGCTCCTCGCGGGTGTAGAAGCGGGTCGGCGCCTGTTCGCTGCGCACCGCATCGAAGGCCTGTTCGCGGCTCTTTTCGGTGTCGCTCTGACGGGCAAGTGCGGCCGTCACCGGAGCGCGACCCTTGCTTTCGGTCGCCAGGCGGTGAGCAACGCCGGTCGGGCCGATCTCGTTGCCGTCGGCATCGACCCAGATCATCTGGGCAACGGCTGCGAGCCGGTCGCCGATGAGCTGGGAGACGGGCTCGGTCGAGACGCCGTCCTTGAAGATGAGACTGCCGAGATTGCCGGAATAGCCAGCCCAGCCCTTCGATACGATCTTGAGATAGTTCATTTTCCACCGATCATCTGTTGCAGTTCGGAAAGAGGGAGCGCGACAAGCTGATCAGCGCCGCCGATGAGCCGCTCCCCGATGAAGATCTGCGGAACGGTCTTTGCCTTCGGATTGCGCCGGAACATTTCTGCCTTGTCGGCCGGATCGGCGATGTCGCGATAGGTGAAGGGAATATTAGCCCGCTCAAGATGCACCTTTGCTCTGACGCAATGGCCGCAGCGGTCCTGTCCGTAGATCGTGATTTCGTTCATATTCTCGCCAAAAACTAAAAGGGGCGGGAAAAACCCGCCCCTCATATTAAGTCAGTAGTGACTGACTATCAAGATTAAATGTTGGTCACGCCCTTGAGACGGGCAACCGAGTGGGTCGCCTTCAGAGCCGTGCCGGCATACCACTTGACGCGCCACTTGTCGGCGTCCTTGGTGTGGGACGTGCCGATGTGCTCGAGCTGGACGCCGGCCGGGCCACCGCCGTAGATGCCGTGGAAGCCGTCGGCCTCGTTGAGGCGGAGCGCGTAGATCGAGGCGGTCTCGTTCGCCGTGCCCTGGACTTCGTCGGCCGTCATGTAGTCGTTGATGATGACCGGGATGCCATCATAGGCGCGAACCGGATGTCCGAAGTTCGGAATCTGGATCATGTCGCCGGTGTTGCCACCGAAGGAGCGCATGATGGAGCGGATCGCGCGCCAGGTGCCCTGACGCATCATCAGGCAGTCTGCGCCGAGCTTGACCGCGTCGAGCAGCTCGTCGAGCATTTCCGGGCTGACGGCAGCGCCGTTGGCGCCGGCAACCAGCGTCTGGTAGCTCGGGGTGAGCTTCTTGATGCCGTCGAAGGACTTCGGGTTGACCGCGGTGTCGCCGTTCACCATCGCATTGCGGAAGGTGCGGTTGATCGACTTGGCCTTCTTCTGGATCTGGATCGCGACCTGGTCGTTCAGGGACGACTGGGTAGCGGTCGTGAACTTGTCCATGAGCAGGTCGCCGCCGAGCACCTTGAGCTTGCTCGAGACTTCCACGAAGGTCGCGGCGCTCTCTTCGAAATCCTCGTAAGGATCAAGGAACGCGACGTCCGGCAGGTCGCCTTCGCGAACATAGGTGTAGGTTTTGTCCGAGACGGACATAAAGGGCACGAGAGCAAAGAGCTCATCCTTTTCGATGATCTCTTCGATCACGCCACGCTCCATGTCCTCCTGGGACAGCTTTTCAGCTTCCGTAATAAGCAGCGGCATCGGTAATTCTCCTTAGCAATGCGAAAAGATCGCCATCAAGGTAAAGTCATTGGTGACTGACCAATATCTTACCTTGATGGCGATCCACACTGCAAGCAGAAAATTCAGTCAGTAATGACTGATACTGTTTTCGACTTAGCTGGCCGGCTTCATCTTCTTGGCGAGCAGCGCCGAGAGACGATTTACCCCGGTTACACCTTCGAGCGACTTGTCGCTGCCAGGCGTCGGATTCTGGACCGTCTTCGAGTTGGCGCCGGGCTGGATCTTGGCGCGAAGCAGCGTGTCCTTCTCCGGATCGGAATCGATGATCTTCTTCAGACCCTCGTCGAAGGACAGCGGATTGCCGGCGGAATCGATCAGCATGGTGCGGTTCTCGGAACCGGCCGGCTTGTCATAGCCGACGGTGCGGCCGTCCTTCAGCTCGAAATAGGCGCCGTAGAGCTGGCGGGCCTTTGCCGGCGTCAGCACCAGGTCGTCCTTGATGAAGGTCGACATCGCGAAGTTCTGGCCGACGGTCAGCTCGTCGATCGCCTTGGCCTTCTGGCTGTCGGACTGGCGCAGCGCCTCGATCTGCTCCTCGAGCGTCTTCTTCTCGGCAGCGTGCTGGTCGGCCATCATCTGCTTCAGGCGGTCCCATTCGCCCTTGGCCTCGAGCTCCTGCGCCTCGCGCGCGGCCTCGGCCTCGATCAGCGCCTTGACCTTGTCGACGTCGATGCCTTCGTATTTCTTCAGCTCGGCGGCAAGGCGTTCCTTTTCGGCCTCGGCGTCCTTGAGCTTATTCTTCTTGTCCATGACCTCGCGCAGCAGCTCGCGCTTCTCGTCGTCGGTCTTGTCGTTCGACGGCGCCGGGTCGTTCTTCGGAGCCGGAGCGGGGTCAGTCGGCTTCGGGGCCGGGTCGGGATTCGGATTAGGATTCGGATCGGGGTTCACGCCACCGTCGTTCGGCGCATCGAACATGATCTGCGGAGCGCCGGGATACATCATCGAGGACGCGTGAAATGCGCCTACGCGAGCAATTGCAGTCTTCATTTTCAGTCTCCTTTGCCCAGTCTCTCGGGCGGTTACGTATTACGGCAGTCTGATAGCCAGTATCTCGGCCAGGTATCGGTGCCCGGTATCTTGGGCGGTTTCGTTCATGCGCCGGGGCGCGGTTACTTCGAAGGCGTGTCCTTGGTCACCTGGCCCTGGCGGGGCCGGGCGGTCGCGGGCTTGCCTGCGAAACTGGTCGGGGCGCCGAAGAGAAGGTCGGGGTCGTCCGTCCCTTCGAGCCAGTCGTCAATGTTGGTCTTGATGCGCGCCTGGACGTCGGCGGCCAGCCGCGCAAACAGCTTGTCGGTGACGATCCGCATCTGTTCGCGGCGCACCTCGATCGGCGCCTGGATCTTGGCGAGCTGCTCGGCAACGGCGAGCTCGTCGGCAAGCCGCATGACGTCGAAGCTTTCCGGATAGCGCACCAGCTTCTCGGCCGGCGCCTTCTCCTTGGCCCAGAGGCAGACGAGCTTCACCAGCTCGTTCTCGGCGTTCTCGCAGGACAGCGCCTTGGCGCGCAGCAGCGAGTTGACCCGCTCGAAGTCATAGGCCTTGGCGACACCGGAGGAATTGTCGATGCCGACGGCATTGTCTTCCTTGGTGCGTTCGCCGGCGAGGCCGATCGTGTGGTAGATCTCGTTGATGATCTTGTTGATCACCGTCAGGATGACGCCGGCCTGCTTCGGGTCGGGCGCCAGATATTCGGGCTTGGCCGAGGAGCCGGGGCCGCCGTCATAGATGAACACCCGCTTGGTGCCCATGTCGACGACCTTGGAATAGGCGTCCTCGCCCGGCAGCACGCCCTGCGCCGGCATGGCGAGCTGCGAGAAGGTCTGGTCCTGGATGATCGCGTCGAGGTTCGACAGGTAGTTGGCGACGGCGCGATCGAGATAGGCGATATCGTCGATCAGTCCCGGAGCCTCGTAGGGATCGGAGCCGAGATTGTGGTCGACGAAGACGCAAGGAACGACGCCGAGGTCGTGCGTGCCGGAAGCGATCTCCTGGACGAGGAGCTGCGACGTGCCGCCCCTGCCCTTCTTCTCGACTTCCTCGTAGAGCCTCCATTCGGTGCGGGTCCACAGACGCACGCGCTCGACGGTCTCACCGGACGAATTGAGCGGATCGCGGTCGTCGCGGGCATATTCGCGCACCTTGACCCAGAGCAGGCCACCGTCGCCATCCTCGTCCCAGGCATAGTCGAGCAGATCCTGCGCGGTGACCATGTAGGCGTAGATCTTCACGCCGGAGCGCTTGACCTCGGCGAGCGTGACGGCGCCCTCGGGCGGCATGTTGTTGTCGACGAAGATGGCGACGCGACCGAAGATCGAGTTGCCCGTCGAGGCGATGCGCATGAGCTGGTCGATCGGCAGGTTGGAGAGCGTCGTCGCCTTCCAGAACTGCTTGACGACCTCGGGCGCATTGTCCTCGTTGCGGGCGATCGCGCCCTTGAACAGGTATTTCTGCACCAGGTCGACGGCTTCGCGGGTATGATTGAAGCGGTAGGCGCGCGCGACGCGGTCGGCGAACTCGTCCTTACCTTCCTTGTGGAACTTGAAGACGTTCGAGGCGAACCACTCGCGGCCGCCCTGGTAGGTCTGCTTCAGGAACGTCCAATGACCCACCTTGGCATGAAAACCAGGATGGCGCCGATCGTAGAAGTCCCTGAGAATGTCCTTGTTTTTGACAGCAGCCGACACGTTCTTCTTCCCAAATGAAGCTTGATATTAAGTCATTACTGACTGACTAGCAAGACTAAATGGAGACCCCTGCGATCTGCCGCAAGATCACCGGATGCTCGTATTCTGCGAAATAGCCGAGCGCGTCGGCCGGGTGTTCGACGCCGGCCTTCTTGTCGACCTCGCGCGAGCCTTCCTTGTAGATCGTCTGCTCCAGCGCCTCGATCGTATGCTTGCAGATCCGGTTGACCTTGAAGCGAATGGTGCCCTCGGCGTCGATCAGCAGCCGGTTGACCGAGTTGACGCGGTCGGCGACGGCCGGATGCTTGCGCCGGAACATCAGCCTCTTGAAGCCGGCCTCGCGCAGGATCTGCAGCGAGCTCTCGCCGCGGTCGTGGTTGCGGTTGTTGCCGGCCGGGTCGGGGTAGATGGTGATCTGGTTCATATGGCGCCAGTAGCGGCGCGAAATCTCGTCGGCCGTCTCCTGGGTGTTCGAGCCCTGCAGGATGATCTCGTCGACCGCCCAGATCTCGCCATTGGCCTGCTCCTGCATGACCACGGCCGACATCGGGTTGATGTTGAAGTCCATGCCGATCTTGATCGGCAGGTGCGGGTTGAACGGATAGTCGCCGACATGGGTGCGCCGGTCGAAGCCGTAATAGACGCGGCCGGCCATCGTCTCGAAGGAGGCCTCGTATTCCTGTTTGAAGGATTTCGGGTCGAGGTCGCGGCGCGCCTGGTGGATTTCCGACGGCGGGATGAACGGCGAGGTGACGGTCGGGAACTGCCAGCTCTTCCAGGGATTGACCTGCAGCTTGCCCTTGTCGTCGAGATAGGTGTCGCCGCGCTGGCCGTCGACATAGCGGTCGTAGAGCCAGTTGAACGACTTCGGCGTGCCGATGAAGACCACCCGGCCGGCCGTCGTCGACAGCGTCGGGCGCAGGACCAGCGTCCAGGTCTCTTCCTTGATGTCCTGGGCCTCGTCGATGACCAGAAAGTGAATACCGACGCCGCGCAGCGTATCGGGCTTGTCGGCGCCCTTCAGCTCGATCTTCGAGCCGTTGATCAGCCGGATGGACAGGCGCGTCTCGTGGATCGACTTGACGAAGGCGCGCGGGATCGAATTCTTCAGGTCGTCCCAGAGAATGCCGCGGGCCATCTGGTAGGTCGGCGCCACATACCAGACGAGCTGGTTGTTCTTCTCGACGGCAGCCCTGATCAGCGCGGCCTTCGACACCTGGGTCTTGCCCCAGCGCCGGCCGGCGACCACGACGCGGAAGCGCCGCGGATCGCGGATCACCATCTTCTGACCGGGATGCAGGAAAAGCGTCATTCTTCCGGCGCCTCTCCGAGCGGATTGGCGAACCGATTGATGATCGCGTCGAGCTCCTCCTCGTCGGTGATGCCGTTGTTCTTGTGGAACTCGACGATCTTGTCGACGGTCAGATCCTCGATCTGCAGCTTCGGCAGATCCTTTTCGTCGACGACGTTGTCGGCATCGAGCAGCTTCAGCCGGGCGGCCGCGTTGTTCTCGAGCATCCGGTGATAGCGCGTCAGCGCCTTCAGGTCGTCGTCGATCGAGCCCAGCGGCGCCTTGGAGACTACCGCGTCGGCGAGCGTCTTCTTGACGATCATGATCGCCTGCTTGAGATCCTTGTAGCCCTGGACGCGACTCTCCTCGATCCACTCCATGCGCTTTTCGGCGTAGCGCTCGGCATGGGTCGCCTCGGCCTTCTTCAGCCCGGACGATATGGCCGCGGCGATCTCGTGAGCGCGCGAGCCATAGACGATGCCGTCCTTCTTGAACCACTTGAACAGCGCCTGGCGGGTGACGCCGTATTTGGTCGCCAGCTCGCCCATGCGCATCTTGCCGAGTTCGAACAGTTCGCGAATCTCGGCCTTCTCCGCCTCGGTCAGACGCTTGTCCTTCTTCGCCTCATGCGCCGGATCGGCGGCGTCGTCCTCGGCAACGGCATCGTCGTCGAGAGCCGCGAGCTCCTCGTCTTCAATCGGGCCGGAGAGTGTTTCATCGCTCATGTTTTCAACTCTAGTCAGTCAGTAATGACTTAACATCCTAAACCGGATAAGTCCTATTCTCAACCCTCGCAGCCTTTTCGTGCCGGAGAATGTTCAAGGTTGAACTAAAATCCGGAAGCGTTTTCGTATAAATATAGTTATTAGTTAGAATCTAATATCTATACGAAAAACGGATCCGGATCTCATGCTCCGGCACGTCTCAGCCACACATAGGCAAGAGAAGTAGGCTTGATCAGCGAACTTCTTCCGGCCGGTTCCTTTTCGATCAGCCTGTGCTTCTCCAGAAACTTGATGCTGCACCGGAACGAACCGTAGTGGTTCTCGTAGGGCAGCGTCGCGTGCAGCTCGCGGATGTTGTAGAAGTTGCCGGCGTCGGCCGCCTTCAACACGCATTCGAGGATGGCACGCTGTTTCCGGGTCAGCCTGGCGTTCACGACACGAACCCTTCCGGCAGTTTCAGCGGCTCGCTGGCGCCCTGCCAGTCGAACGCGGTCAGCGGCAGGCGCTCAGGCACGCTGCCCTTCAAATCCGGGCACTTCCAGATGCCATACATCGGCGAGGCGAGCGCCATCTGCTGGATACCCTTGATCACCTCGGTCGGGGTCATCGCTGCCACCCTGCCCTCGGCCCGGTCGCGGGTTGCACCCGTGTTCTCGAGCGCCGAGTTCTTCAGGTAGAAGGTTCTGCAGGCGTCGATCAGCCTGGTGCGGCCGGGCTCGGGCGTCGCCTCGATCTCGGCGACCAGCGCCATGTAGTCCTGCGGATTGGCCGCAAAGTGCGAGCGGAAGAACTTCATGCCGGCGTCGAACTTGTTGGCGCTCATCGGCGGCGCGAAGCGAAAGCCGGCCTTCTGGCCGAACAGATTGAACTTCGACATCGACGACTGGATCTCCATGTAGGTGTTACCCTCGATCCTGGAGACCAGATTCATCATCCGGTAGCCGGCGCCGATGCCGCGATACATCGTGTCGATGACGAAGCGGCTGATCACCCGGAAATTGTCGTTGATGAAGCGGTAGCGGGTGGTGTTGACGAGCCTGGTCTCGCCGCCCTGGGGCTTCAGCCGCGGAAAGATCATGTGGCGCTCGCGCAGCATCCCCTTCGGACAACCGGTGACGAGCACGCCGATCGTCTCGCCATGCAGCGACAGGCGCCAGAAGCGCGGGCCGAGCGGCAGCTTCTCCGCCTTGTAGTGGAGATCGTGCAGCAGATCCCAGTCGGCCTTGGTGCCGCGCTCGACGATCATTTCGTCCGCAAGCGAAAAACGAGCCCGTGGGCTCGCGTTTCGTTCGACGAGTGTCTCGGTATCAGAAATGCTCACGGACGCAGCCCTCGCTCATCCCTGATCGATCCTGCATCGTCTTTGACGAAAAGCTCGCTCAGATGAGCGTGCATGTCGCGCAGCAGAAACGAAACGAACAGAAAGACCGCCCAGCCGACGAGGGCGAGGACGAGAAATGTCGCCAGCACATAGACCAGCGCGACCAGGACGGCGCCAAGCCAGGCGATGGTCATACCGCCTTCTCCTCGATATCGACGCGCTCGCGGAAGCGCTTGGTGATGGTGAGATCCGGGCCGAGCTCCTCGACCAGGTCGGTGTGGGTCGTGGCGACCATCAGCGTCTTACCCAGTGTCCGGGCGACCTTCTGGACGTTAAACGCCACCACCTTTGCTGTGACGCGGTCGAGCACGGCGCCGAACTCGTCGGCGACCCAGACGTCGGCGTCCTGCTCCATGATCTTCGCGAGCTTCAGCCGGTAGCGCTGGCCGTCGGAGAGCTCGCCGGGCTTGCGGATGTAGATCCAGGCGTCCGAGATGCCGGCCTTCGCCAGAAGCTCCGTCGCATGCACGGTGTTCCTGCCGAGCTGGTCGATCACCGGCAGGTCCGGATCGAGCGCGATCTCATTGAGGTCGGCGACCTTGAGATCGGTCTTCATCTGCGCCATCAGGTCTTTCAGGAGCAGCGACTTGCCCGAGCCCGACTGACCAGTGATGTAGACGACGTCGCCCTGGTTGATGGTCAGCGCCAGCTTGTCGTAGATGACGAACTTCTTCTCCGAGAGACCAAGACCGAAGGCCTCGGCGACCTCGAGCACGCGCTCGGTGCGCGCGACCGAGGAGGTGAAGGCGCGGTCGATGACGTATTCGGTCATTCGTCGCCCTCCCCTTCCGGCTCGGCTTCGGCCGCGGCCGTCTGGTCGAGAATGCTGCCGTCGACCTGCAGCACCGGTCCCATCGAGGCTATTTCGGCCATCGAGAGCTTCGCCAGTTCGAGCTGGGCCATGTATTCGCGCGCCAGCGAGGCGGAGATACCGGACTCCGGCGCTACGAAGTCGCAGAGAAACAGCCCGGCGTCCGGCGCATAGGCGATGACGAAAGGCATGGTGAAATGGCCGGCCGCAATGTTCTCGCGGATCTTGTCGAACCAGGCGAGGTTTGTGGCGATCTCCGCCTGGTTGGATTTCTCGATCGCCTCGAGCTCGGCCGCCTCTGTTTCGGCGAGCGACTTCTTCGAGCGCAGGGCGATGACATTGTCCGGTATGTCATTCATGACTTACTAAATCCCCAGAACGGAAGCGGCGTCGCCGAAGAAGTGCAGCAGGGCATCGACGCCCTGCTTGCCGGTCGTGGCCTCGATCTTCGACATGTAGCCGCGGATCTCGCGCGACTGGGCGATGGTGACGCGCTTGAAGCCGAAGGCGTCGGCGACGGGTGCGGCGATGTCGTCGGCCTCGCCGGCCTTGCGGTCGGTCTCGGTCTTCTGCTCCTCGACGGCCGTGGCGATGTCGTCGACGAAGATCGTCTCGTCCATCGCGGCGATGTCGCCGATCGCGAATTCAAGCTCGCGGGCATCGAAGCCGATGGCGCCGATCAGGTCGGTGTCGTCGGCAAACCGGGCGAGCTCCTCATTGACGAGATCCATGTCGTAGTCGGTCGACACGACGCGGTTGTCGGAAAGCCGCAGCGCATCGCATTCGGCCGGCGACAGGTCGCGGCGGATGACCACCGGCACCTTCTTGCGACCAAGCTTCAGCGCAGCCAGGCGCCGGCCGTGGCCCTTGATGATGACGCCGTCCTTGTCGACGACGATCGGCTGATCCCACCCGAAGCGCTCGATGGCTTTCGCCAGCTTCTCGATCTGCTCTTCCGGATGCTTCTTGGCGTTCTTCTCGTATGGAACGAGGCGGTCGGTTTCCCACAGCTCGACCGGCAGAGCCTCAGTCGTCATCGTGCATTCTCCCAAAAATGGTCATGAGTTCGTCATTGGAGGGCCGGCGCTCGCGAACGCGCTCCTCGAAGAACTGCCCGCTACCGCACTCGCCGCAGGCCGGATTGGCGACCTTGCCTCGGGCGATGAAGTAGCGGCAGTCGGTGCATTCCTCGAATTTCGGCTTCATTCGCCCAGATCCTCGAGGTCGATTTCGTCGATGTCGTCGAGCTCGAAGGCGGGCTCTTCCGCGGGCTCAATCCGGGCGGTCGAGCCGAAGACCAGGTGCACCAGCGCGTCGCCGGCATTGGTCAGTTCGTCGGCCGTGGTGTAGCCGTGATGCTTCTGGGTCTTGGCGATCACCTCGGTCAGCCGCTCGGCATCGGCGAGCGCAACCTTGAAGCGCATGATCGTATGGGTCTTCGGTGCCTTGACGGCCGGCGGTTCGGCGTCTTTTTCCTCGTCTTTTTCAAAGCTTTCCGCGATATCCAGATCGTCGAGCGCTATATCTACTGACGAGAAAATTTCAGTGAGATCGGTTTCAGTATAGGGCAGGAAGTCTTGCAGATCGTCGACGGCAACATCCCCCATCTCCTTGAGGAATTCGGCGAGCGACAGTGTGTCGTCGACGCCGTAACGGGCATTGTCTGCCAAGAGAATCTCGCGCGCTTCCTGGTCGGAGATCGGCCCGAGATTCATGATCGGCACCTTCATGCCGTGGCGCCGGGCGATCTCCCAGCGATGCTCGCCACCGACGATCTCGAGCTTGTCCTCCAGCTCGCGCACGATCACCGGGCGGAAGAAGCCGAAGCGTTTGATCGACGCCTCGAGCTTGGCCTCGTTCTCGGGCGTCATGATGTTGGGATTGGAGGGCGGCGGGGTCAGCTCGCCTGAGTCGACTATCGCGTATTTCGGATACGACAAGGTAAATCCTCAGTCAGTCATTGATGACTGACTATATATCACGTATGAAGCACTAGGCAAGGCCCGCAATAAAGCACGAAAGCAAGAATAGACGATGGCACTGGTAAAACTCGCCCACAATGCAGTCGTAGCAAGACTGATGGATCCGCCCAAGGAGATCGCGAACCTCGTCTCCGAGCTGCTCTCCTACATGGTCGACGGCGCCGATCGCTCGTTTGCATTCAACACCGGCTCCTGGGACGGCCGCTCGTCCTTCTACGAGTTCCGCACTCATTCGTTTCCGGCCGGCTTCGTCTTCCTGGTGCATTCGGAGCTGACGCGCCGCGGCCATCAGGTCCAGCTCATCCGCAAGCCGCACGTAACCCCGCTCGGGCCGGAAAACCCGATCGTCGACGAATTCGGCAACGACGATCCGCGCTACGACTACCAGGTCCGGGCGCTGCGCCAGGTCGAAAAGCACGGCCGCGGCATCATCCAGGTCGCAACGGGTGGCGGAAAGTCGAAGATCGCCAAGCTGGTGATGGCGCGCTACCGGCGCATGACGCTGTTTCTGACCACCCGCGGCGTGCTGCTCTATCAGATGAAGGATCAGCTCGACGAGCTGCGGCTCAATACCGGCATCATCGGTGACGGCGAGTTCAAGGTGACGAAGGGCGTCAATCTCGGCATGGTGCAGACGCTGGTCGCAGCCCTCGAGGAGCCGGACCTCGAGGCCGAGCATCGCGCCGTCGTCAAGTCGATCCATCGCTCCAAGAAAAAGAGCGCCGATCTCACCTGGGACGAGATTCGGGCAATCGCGAAAGAACGATTCGACGAAAAGACGAAAAAGCGAAACCAGATCCTCAAGGTGCTGGAGATGATCGAGATCGTCATCGGCGAGGAGGCGCACGAGGCCGGTGGCGACAGCTACTTCCGGATCCTCAAGCACTGCAAGAACGCGACGATCCGGGTCGCGCTCACCGCAACGCCGTTCATGCGCGACTCGGCCGAGGACAATATGCGGCTGATGGCCGCCTTCGGCCCGGTGCTGATCAAGATCTCCGAGAAGATGCTGATCGACCGCGGCATCCTGGCAAAGCCCTATTTCCTGTTCCGGGACTGCAAGCCGCATCCGAAGCTCTACCGCACCTCGCCGTGGGAGCGCGCCTATGAGCTCGGCTACAAGCAGAACGAGTTCATGCTGGCCGACGCGATCGGCGATGCACTGATGGCGAAGAAATACGGGCTGCCGGTGCTCGCCCTCCTCCGCCTCAAGGAGCACGGCGCCGCGGTCGAGGCTGCCTACAGGAAGGCCGGGCTTCGGGCGATCTTCCTCAAGGGCGAGAACGACAACGACGAGCGCAAGAAGGTGCTTAGGCAGCTTGCGGCCGGCGAATATGACGTCGTCATCGGCACCTCAATCCTCGACGTCGGCGTCGACGTGCCGGCGATCGGGCTCCTGCAGCAGCTCGGCGGTGGAAAGGCCGAGGTCGCGACCCGCCAGCGCATCGGCCGCGTGCTGCGCGCCAAGAAGGTCGGGCCGAACGTCTCCTTCTGCATCGATTATTCCGTGAACATGAACGTCAAACTGGCCGAGCACGCAAAGGCGCGCCGGCTGATCGTCGAGCAGACGCCCGGCTTTGCCGAGGGCATCGTCACCAAGCTCGACTGGTCGATCTTCGAGAAAAGGAAAGCAGCATGAGCAGTTACCGCAAGATGAGCACGACCGAGCTCAAGCATCAGTTCCACCGGCTGAACTGGGCGGCCGCGACCACCGACGACCCGCAGTGGGCCAAGCAGCATCGGCGCCAGGCGGCACTCGTCCAGTCGATCCTCAAGGAGCGAGGCGTCACCGTTGAAGCACTTCAGTAGACTTCGCGACCCGGTCCACTTCTTCGACGCGCGCGGCAAGTCCGTGCTCAGCAACGACCACCTGGCAGCCGAGGTCGATCGGCTGACCATGGAAAACCGCGAGCTCAAGCGCCGGCTGAAGGCGACAGTCACCCGGCTGCGCGCAGTCATGGACGAAAGCACGAAAGAAAGATCGCCCGAAAAGGCGAATTAGCGCCCTGCCCCGACGAACTTCGCGTCGCCCGCTATATAGTCAGTCATTACTGACTTTCTCACAGGAGACGCTCCCTTGAACGCATCCCCCTTCCCGCTCGTCACCCTGCCGAAGATCATCGCGCTCTGCGGCAATCCGACCTCCGGCAAGTCGACGGCTGCAGAGATCATCAACGAGATCTACGGTCACGAGCTCGCCGACGACGGCCTGCCGCTGCGCAAGATCGCCATGGACTATCTCGGCCTCACCGCGCACCAGGTCTTCACCCAGGAAGGCAAGCTCGAATATGTCGAGATCAACGGCCGCAAGTGGCAGGTCCGCGAGATCCTCGGTGAGATCGGCAATGCCTTCGAGGACAAGTTCGGTGGCGAGGTCATCCCGATGATGAGCCATCATGCCCGGCCGAAGGGCAGCTATTCCGTCTTTGGCTCGGTGCGTCGTGAGCAGGGCAAATACTGGCGCGACCGCGGCGCGCTCGTCATCGAGATCGTCAATCCCCTCGCCCCGCCTTCGATCTATCCCTTCGACGCCTACAACAACGCCTATTGCCAGGCGCGGATCCAGAACGACGGCCTGGCGCGCGGCCTGTCGAAGGAAGAGGCCCGGCGCGACCTGGCCGACAAGCTGATCGCGGTGATCGGCAATCATACGGAGATCGCGCTGTGACGAAGCCGGACCCCTTCGGTGCCTTGACGAGCACGACCTGGCATCACGGCGTCGGCATGTTGCGGCCGACGGCAATCTCGGCCGAGAAGATGATTGCCAACTCCATCACCGCAGACAGGATCGGCGGTTCCACCCTTACCAGGGAGATGCTCGAGGACGCTATCGAAGCTCTGCACGCGCCGGAGCCCGATCCCCTGGACCCCTACCCTATCGACATCTTCACGAGAGAGCGTGTTCAGGTCTGGGTCGAGAAGCGCATGGTCGGCTATCTCGACTGTCAGACCCGCCGGCGCGGAGGAGCGGTCGAGATCCGCGACGATTACGGGATCATGCGCCCCGCCTTCATCCGCAGGGCGGAACTGAGCAAATTCGAGCTCAAATCGTCAGGCGACGAGTTCCGCAGGATCGCCGACTTCTGCACCAGGAACAACGTCTCGCCGGACTTTGAGCGGACGGACGACCATCGTAACGACGCGATCATCTTCACCTGGAAGACGATCAAGGTCAGCCTCGACGAATACGAAATGCTCTTCGACCTCGAGGGTTTCGAGCCCGCCTGACGGGCTCTTTTTTTGCGCTGCCTAAACGAATCGTTTACGTTCTTGCCCGAAATATGGCTCGCACGAACTAGCGAAAGAACGAATTATGGCCGCGCTCATCATCACCTGTCTCTCGCAAAAGGGCGGCGTCGGCAAATCGACGATCGCCCGGCTCATTGCCCGGACCTATGCGTCTGCCGGCTGGTCGGTGAAGATCGCCGACTTCAACACCAAGCAGAAAACCTCGGTCGACTGGGTGGCGCTGCGGATGGTCAACAGCCTCGAGCCGCAGATCGCGGCCGAGCCGTTCTCCTCGGTCAAGGCGCTTGCCCGGGAAAGCCACGACCTGATCGTCGTCGATGGCAAGCCCGATTCCGACACGACCTCGCTGGAAGCGGCCCGGGTGGCGCTCCTCAACGTCATTCCGACCGGCGTCTCGGTCGACGACCTGCGGCCGCAAGTGATGTTTGCCAACGAGCTCGTCGCCAAGGGCGTCAAGCGCGACCGGCTGCTCTTCGTCATCAACCAGACGATCGGCTCGGCGCCGGCGCTCAGAAACGCCCAGGACTTCATCACCGCGGCCGGTTTTCGCTATGCCGAGACGGATCTGCCGGTAAAGACCAGCTATCACAACGCTCAGGGTATCGGCGCCGCGGTCTCCGAGACCGATCACCCGTCGCTCAACGAACGCGCCGAGACGCTCGCAACCGAGATCGTCACCCGCGCAAATGAACTGGAAGACCAGGAGGCAACACCCGCATGACCAAGGCACCCGTCAGACCTCGCGCCCGTGCCGGCTTTGCGACGGGCTTGGGCGAAATCCCGACCATTCAGCCGGCTGCAGCACCCGACAACATCCGCGAGAAGAAATACGTCGACCTGAATTTCAAGGTATCGCCGGAGCTCGCCCACGAAATGAAGGTGACGGCCGCGGTCAACGGCCTGAAGCTGAAAGGCCTGCTCGAGCAAGCCTTCGAGGCGTGGAAGCGCGAGAAAGCCAGAAAGAACGATTGACGGAATTCGGGCATGAGCGATCTTTCGCGATACAGCTTGAGCCAGCACGAAGACGGATCATGGCATGTGATCGATGCCAGAACCGGCGGGCCGGCCGAAGTCGAGGTGGAAGGTCGCTTCATGCTCCTTTGGAAGCTTTCCCTGCCGCAAGCCCAGGCATGGGCGCGCAGACTGAACGAGAAAGCCAGAAAGAACGACTGAGCGCTTTCGCTATCTCGCGAAAGGAATGCTCCACTTTTTCGGCTTCACGAAGCCCAAGAGCCAGCCGACGAGCATGATGACGGCGACGCAGGCGCACATCAGCACCAGCAGCGCGAACAGGAGCACCAGCAATGGCGCTTCGAGAATGACGAGCAGAATCAGGCGGAGTATTTCGAGCATCGCGAACCTCAGTTGACGGGCGTGGTTTCGAAATCATCGAGTCGGAAGGCGAACCAGCGACCTTCCGTGCCGGCGACGGCCGCGACAGCCTCGCCGATATCGTCGGTCTCATCGCCCTCGGCGTCGTAGAGATTGGTGATCGGGAAGACATCGCCGTCCTCGGACAGGAACAGCCGGCGCTCGAGATGGATCGCAGCCTGGCTCATTCCTCGAACTCCTCAAACTCGGCACCCATAGGCGAACGCGGATGGAAGCTCGGCCCCTGCCCGGCTCTCTTTCGTGCTTTCTTGCGTTCGGGCTTTAACGAAGGCTCGAAAGTAACCGTCTGGATCCGGCCGCCCGTCCAGGGATCGCATTCCGAGGCGATCCTGACGGCTTCCTCGGCTGTCGCACCGGCCTTCATGGCGCCGAAGGCGAACTGTTCGCCGGAACCGATGGCGAAGAAATCCGCCTCGAGCGGCCCGGTCCAGGTGGTGCCGTCGTTCCAGTAGTGCACCGTGCCATCGGTCCAGACCAAGAGCGCCTGGACGCCGTAATCGGTGCCCGAGGCAATGCGCGGCAGATCCTGGCCGTCGTCGATCGCAGCCTGGCACCAGGCGGCAAAGGAATCGGTATTGCCGACGATCCGCGAACTCGAGCCGACCAGGGCGCCGTTCGACAGCCGGTGCAGCTTCTTCTTCTCGCCGATCGGCATCTTGTCGCCGGAATAGGCGCGGCTGTCGGTCGCCATCACCCCGGCGCGAAAACAGATCGTGGTCATCAGCCGGCCTGCAGCACTTCACCGGCCTCATTGAGGCGCCGCGCTACGGCCATCAGCGAGGAGGCGATGAGATGCGGCGGGACGCCTGCCTGCTCGGCCTCGTCAAGCAACGGCTCGAGCAACTCCTGGAACCGGGCCTTGGCCGCGGCAATCGCCGCGATGATCTCGTCGCAAGCCTTGTTGGCCGCCTCGTCGAAGGCTTCGGCCGTCATGGGTGGTTTCAGATTTTCCGCCATCGGATCCTCAGGGGTTAGCGACGCAACAGCCGGCGGATCCGTTCGAGGTCGACGAGATCACGCCAGGAGCGGCAGTGGCAGACAGGGAAGGGCGGAGCGAAGCAGAGCAGCGCCTGACCGAGCAGGCAGAACATCAGGATCGTAAAGTAGAGCATCGGGCCTTCGTCCATTCGTGCAAGAACGATTTCGCCCAATGTAGCCGGCGCGACCGTAGTCAGTCAATAGTGACTGATCACCATCAACCACCAAGCAACCAACCATCCGTCGATCCACCGCAAAGATCCGGACCTTCCTGGGCAGCCCACAGACAGAGGTGGATAGGAACCGGGGAGACGAGGGTGACAGGCGGCATCCGGATCACGTCACGTCGCATTTTCTAAGACTTCGCTAATTCTCTAGGAGGGATCGGGCGTCGATCATGTCGAGCGCGCGACGATCAGCGCGACGATGACAAGCAAGCAACGTGCAATGACAGTGACAGACGCGATAGACGCACAATCGCACACACAAGCGCGTAGAGCGCGATAGACGCACAAGTGAGTATCTCGCGACACACAAGCAAGAACGCGCGTCTATGCGTCTCTATGAGCGAACTAAACGCTATCGCAGAAAAGCACATATTTTAAGTCACAAGCGCATAAAGTCACTTGACGACTCACACAGAAACATGCGAAGAAAGAGTCACTGCAGAAATGCAGCGCTCTTTGACAACTGAATAGATCATCTTCGACGCAAGCGCTTTGCGCTTTGCGCGACATGACAGAATGAAACAACAATAAAACAGTCAACGTTAAACAAGAGAGACAAGACAATGACAAACGAAACTGTAAACTCTTTCGTCGCTGCTATCGAAACTCGTATCGCTTTCGAGACGCAAGAGAAAGCAACTGCATGCGATGCATCAATTGCTCTGTTGAAGAAAGCAAAGCAAGTCTATGCGAGCACACAATTCGTCGCGCTGCTTGCGCAGCAAGACATGAGCTCTGCATTCATCAACGCTTACGAGAATGTAAATTCGAAGTTTTGCATGAAAGCGATTGCTAGAACTGCAGATTATCTGCAGTTCGCTTTCAAAGCAGTTGCTAATATCAAGACAGACAATGCAAGAACTGTGCTTGAAACTGCAATCAATCTGCATCGTGATAGTCTCACGATGACGCGCAACGATGCTTACGCGTCGTGCACAAGCAAGAAAGACAAAGCGATTGAAGTCGCGAAAGAAAGAGAAAAGTATATCTCACGTCGCGAAACAATCGTGAGCGCTGCAAAACGTCAAGCATCGATGTCTTTGAAAGCATTGTGTGCACTCGATATCTTGCGCGAAACGTCGACGAAAGACGTTTACGCGCTCAATACAGACTCGAAACTGACACAAGCGATTCTTGAACGTTACGCTCAATAATCAGTCACTTATGAATGACGCGCTCTGCAGCGCGTCATTCTTTCGTTTCACTCGAAAGCGAGATTCAAGAACATGCTAATATATCTGAGATTGAAAGCAGCGCTGCTTAACACGCGCAAAGCAAACAACGATCTTCGACGCGCATTGCGTGAGCGCGACAAGCGCAAGCGCATGAGCGCTTATTACAGACGTCAGCGCGAAAGATTTAGCAATGTCTAAATCATCGATCGACGTGACAGAAACTGTCAGACGCAAGCGTGAACGTGAGCGCGCGCGCAAGCAAGCGAAAGCACAAATCGCTGCTTATTTAGACAATCGTAATATGCGCTATACAGCGCGTGTTTATAAGCGAGACGAAATAGACGTCGTTCGCATGTTGCGCGCGTATTGAGCGCTAGAGATGTAGTTACGCTTTGAAGCGCAGACGAGCACGCGAAGCGTAACTACGAGCGAGGCGCGCGGCCCGCGCGTGGCGCGGGAGCCGCGGTAGGAGCCATGGTGAGCCGTGGATGTGCCGGTTCCTGGAAATGCCGCGGTCGGTTCCTGGCGTTGCCGGCCGCCCGGCGGCTCCCTTGGAGCCCACCGGTTCCTAGCCCCGGCGAGCTCCTGGTCGACTAGAAGAGGGCGAGGTCGATCGCGACGTAGGCGCACCAGGCGAGACAGCCAAGGCCGACGATGTCGATTACGACCTCTTTGATGAACTGCCGGCGCTTGACCTTGGCCGCACGCTCGGCTGCAGCGCGCCTTTCGCGCGCTGAGCTGAAGTCGATTGCCGGAACGAAGATCTGGTTCATCTGATCTCTCCGGCGCGTCAGGCAGCGAGTGCTGCGCGCTTCATGGCGAATGAGCGCACGCGTTCGTCTCTGAGCGCCTGCATGCATTCGCCGACGAGTGCCATCGACTTCTCGCCGAGGGGCGAGACGAAGCCGGCAGCGTGCCGGAAGCAGTGCCTGAGCATGTCGCTGTGAGTCGGCTGATACTCGGCATGCTTCGAGTTCGGCGAGATCTGGAAGAGCGCGCAGGCTGCTTCGAGCTCTTCAGCGGCGCGAACGATCGAGGGCGAGAAGCGGGTCGAGGTCTTGAGCATTTTCGTTGTCTCCTGATTAGCGTTGCTTTCGTGCTTTCGTCTAAGCACGAAAACACTATTGCACGCTGAAATCAGGCGCTCGGTCGGCAAGTGACGGCGCGTTACGGCCGCAGGCTGAGCCTCCGGCGGGAGCCGCCGAGCCATGGGTTGCCGAGGTTGAGGGTAGGGGAGGGCGCGCCATGGTAGGGCCGCGGGGTGCCTGGGTGCCGAAAGACCGTGGTCGCACGCGCTTGGTTCCTGGCCTGGCTGCCACGGGACCGCCTGGCCTGGCCGGGACCAGACCGGACCATGGCTGATTCCGGTCATGCGAAAGGCGAGCCGGAGCTCGCCTTGCTTCAGTCGATTTTCGACGAGAGATACCAGGACCAGTCAGAGACCTCTGCGTCGCACATACAGGTCTCGTCGTTGTCGGCGATCGCGATCTGCACGAGCCGGTCGTTGTCGCGTTCGTCTTTCCACGGAAAGAAGCCTGTGAACTCGTTACCTTCGACGTTCACCAGCGCACGCCTGTAACTCAGAGGCGCCGTCTTAATCAGTGCCTCGAGCATGGTGCGACGCCAAGGAGTAGCGATGCCGTCATCTACCTCGGTGTTCGGTATGATGCCATAGTAGGCGGACCAGAGCTGTCCGATCTCTTCTCTGGTCAGCGTCTTGACCGCGGCTGCTTCTTCGTAGGTCATCTTCACCTCACTTCGTCTCGATCTTGATCGTGCCCATGGTCGCGTCGTGCTGCTCTTTGCGGTCCTCGAGCCACCTGAACTCGTCGCGCGCTTCGAACCGGTCGTCTGTCGACAGGTGCACCTTGCGCTGGCCGTTCTTGTATTCGACTACTTCGTAGGTCATGTCGTTCTCTCTTGTTTACGTTGCATCACTGTCATCGCACGCGCTTCAGAGGCAGTCGGGTGGCATCTCGAGGCAACGCTTCAGGCGGGAGCCGCGGCCCGCCATGGTCTGCCACGGTCGCTGTCGCCCGGAAGAGCAACCAGGAGCGCCGGAGCACGCCTGGTTCCTGGGTCAGGCCAGGTGCTTCCAGACCTCGTCCTGCACCTCGAGCGGCAGGGCGTAGAACAGGGCTTCCTGGGCGCTGAGATTGCCGTCGAGCTCGCGGATGCGTTGGGCGATCCAGGCGGGCTCCGGGCAGTTGTCGGGCCGCGGCGTCTTCTTCACCGGCTTGGCATTGGCCTGCTCGAGGCCGGCGACGTTGGCTTCGTGGACGTATTCGGGCAGGCGCATGTCTCGTCTCCTCGTCACTTGACGCATGAGAACTGTCGCACAGGCTCGAACGGCACTCGGCTGGCATCTCGAGGCTTCCCCGACGCCCCGGCGAGCCATGGTCCGCCTCGGGCTGCCTGGACCGGCTTTCTATGGTGGGCCTGTCTTGGTTCCTCGCCCGTGGTTCCAGTCGGCGGAGCCCACGGAAGCCCAAGGTTCCTAGCAACCGCGCCAGGGCAAGCCATGGTCCCGTGCCAGACACGAAAAAGGCCCGCCTAAGCGAGCCTCTTTCTTCATCCTCCTCTTGTTATGCGGCCATCACGACGGCTTCGAGCCGCTTTGCTGCCGGGCTGTCGGTCAGTGCATAGACCGGGGCGCGCGTCGTGCCGGTGTTCTTGACGATGCCGAGCGTCTGCAGTGCCTGCATCGTCGACGACGCCTGGGTCGGTGCGGTCGACGGCGACACCGTGTGCCGGACGAGCAGCTTGGCGATCGTGCCCTGGACACGCAGCTTGTCGGACGCTGCGGCACGCGCCATCTCGCCGGTGAAGGCCTCGCCCGCGGCCCGGAACCTGAAGAGCGAGCGGCAGACGGCGTTGTTGATGGCGTTGCCGATCACGCCGGAGTTCAAGGCGTTGACGAGGTCGGCGACCTTGTCGGCCGCGTAGACGTTGTAGGCGGAGCCTTCATTCGTCGACCGGGTGATGAAGTCGGGTGCGGCACCCGCCGACATCAGGATCGCCACCGAGCGCCCCTGGGTCAGCTTCGCCCGGCTCTTCTTCAGGCTCGTCTGGATCGACTCGTTGTCCGGGTTCTTCTTGCGCTCGAAGTCTGCCCGGGTGTCGAAGGCGGCAGCGACCTGCTTGCGGGCGGTGTCGAGATCCTCCGGATCCTGCTCGACCGAGGCGACGAGCTCGAGCAGGCTCGGCTGATGATCCGGCTCACCGGCCGGCGCTTCCTCGGACTGCTCGGCAACAGCCTCTTCGATTGCCTCGAGGGCGGCGACGGTCGCAACGTCGGCGGCTGCCAACTCTTCGTAGTCGGCCATGATCGCCTTGTGGTCCTCGAGCGTCAGATAGGTGCTGTCGCCCTCGAGAACCGGGGCGGTGTCTTGTTCGATCACTTCGACGGCGTGCTCGATGGTCTTGATCTTGCGCTTGCTCATCATGTCTCTCCTTCGTGAGCGTTGCTGTCAGTCATTGCTGACATGATCTGTATCGCACAGGCTGTCGTGGCGTGCGAACGGCAAGGGCAGGCAAATCGGAGCTCCGGCAAGGCGAGGCACGGCTGGGAGCCGCGGCCGGCACGCCATGGTGAACCATGGGCTCTCTATAGGGCCGGGAAGGGTGGTCAGTGCCGGAGAATGAGCCAGGGAGAATGTGGCGAGCCTGTCTTAATCCAGACTCTTTTTCGCCTTGGTTTCGTATAGATGTTAGATACCTAGATAGTAGATAGTATTATACGAAAACGCTCCCGGATTTTCGTTTCGCAGGCGTAACGATCTCCGGCACTCCATGGTCAGCCGCGGTCGATCAGAAAGACCACGGTTCACCTCGGTCGACCATGGTCCGGCACGGGCTCAACCCATGGGCCGATCGCTGGGGCTCTATACGCCTTGGTTCCTGGAATCGCCAAAAAGAAGCCGAGCATCCTCTGTCGAGGAGCCCGGCCAAGGTGCACCCATTGTCCGCCTGGATGGTTGCAACGCTTCCAAGAGTTCCGGCTGGACAATGACATCGGCCGGAAAGAGCTGCTTCGGACACAAGCGCTCGTCTCATGCTCTGTATAGCTTTGTTCGCGATGGGATGAAACAGGCGAAGGGCGGGAGCTTCAGGGTGTCCGTGGTCAGGCGAGGGAAGGGGTGGACAGGGGCGAGGGGTCGGGATGTGGGTGAGGCGTGGCGCGGAACCTCCCGCGCAGACACACCTCTCTGACATATCCCCTCTCTCGTTATTACCTTTCTCGCGGATTGGTTATAACCGTGGCTCTATAGGTCCATGGGCTCTCTGTTGCTCTCTATGACCGTGGTGCTCCCTTATGCGCTTGCTGCTGTCGGGCTCTATAGGTCCGGTGCTCTCTGGATATCTATTCGCCCTTACTGGCCTTCGTTCCTTATTGCTTTCGTGTTTTCTCTCTAGGGAGCGCGCTGGTGAGCGTTTGCGAGTTTTCTGCGTCGTTCTACGTCGGAGAGTGTCGGATCGAGCCCTGGAGCTTCCCTGGCCGAAATGAGCGCTGTTTTGATTGCAGGGTCAGACGGGTTGACGCTTGCTGAAATGATTTTGCGGGTGTTGGGAGGTAAACCCGCGGAAAACCTTGGTGCTGGTTATTCACTTGATGGTTCAAGTGGCTTGATAAAATCTGTTGTCCGTGGCGTAAACTATGGTCTTTCTGGCCTGACCGGAAGTGGACCTGTTGTAGACGCCACGGCAGAGGTGCTGGCTTAGCCCATGAAGCCTAAGGGCGGCATATCGATGCCGGCGTATTCGTCTGCCTCGTCTCTCTTGAGCGTGACGTCCGTGGCGCTCGAGGCCGGATCCTTGACCGAGTAGGTGAGCGGCAGCTCCTCGGTCGCCAGTTGCTTGTAGGCTTCGAGGGCGGCCTGTTGCGGATCCTCGGCCTCGACGGTGATCTCGAGGCTTACGCGGTATTGGGTCATAGTCTCTCCTTTGGTAGTGCAAAGCCGCGCTCGCGCAGCATGGTCTCGGTCTCCTGGTCAGTTAAGACGTTGGCGATGAGCTTGGCAATTTCCTCCTGGCGCTCGACCATGAGCTCGCCGTTGAACTGAATCCGGGCGAACCAGTTCTTGTCCTTGAGGATGGTGTAGAAGTTGGCGTCGCCGTCGGCGTGGATGGTGTAGATGGTCATGGTGTCTCCGGGTAGATGCGGCCGTTGATCACGACCTTGAGGTCGAGCTCGTTGGCAATATCCTTCATCTCCGCAGCGACGACGGCCATTGTGGCTTCCTCGTCCTCCACTGTGGAGAGTGGCAGGTCGGAGATCTCCCTGGCTAGGCTCGAGAGATGGTCGCGATCGAGTGTGCCGTTGTCCAGGGCGCGTTTCAGCACCTTGTAGATTTCGACCGGCGCTACCTTCTGTCTGGTCATATCTTCTTCCTCAGTCCGCCGGCGCCGTCCGGCCCGTAGTGAGTGATCTTACCTTCCTGGTCGACGGTCAAGCCGGCATACCAGATTATCTTGAAGGCGCTGTTCTTGACGCCGACCGAGGGGCCGCAGCGCCCACAGAAGACGCCGTGGCTGTCTTCATAGAGTCTGTCGGATTTCTCGCAGCCGCGGCAGGTGAAGCCGGTCATGCGATCAGCGCTCCGTCGCCGTAATAGGCAATGATCGGCTCGTCATGACCACTGCCTTCAGGCCATTCCTCGTAAATGACGTCGATGGTCTCGTCTTCGCAGCGGTTGCGGATCCGGCACTGCAGATCCACGACCTGGACCTCGGTCAGATCGGCCTCGAGGCGAAAATCAAGATCGCGCGTGCCGCATCCGGTGCCCGAGCCTGTCGCCAGGATTGGCTGCGCCAGGAACTCGGAGAGCAGGCAGAAGATGTCGTGGTCGGTCGTGTGCGAGTCGGCGTCGCGGCTGATGTAGAGTTCGTAGGTGCGTGCGGTCATCGCTGTTCTCGGTGCTCTCGCGTTGCTGATGCTCTCTTATCGCACAGGCTGCAACGGCGTTCGGTTGGTAACTGCAGGGCACGGATGGCACAATTTATCCGTGGAAGATTGTGGCATTGCCGCGCCATGGCTCTCTATAGGGAACCGAGGGGAGGGTGCGGCAACACCCTCCCACTCCCCTCGGGCCAGGTCAGCGTTTGGGCAGAAACGACCCAGGTGCCCCTGACTGCCGGTGTTGTTTATGACCAACACGACCGCCGGCTGCGCGTTGTCAGGCCCTTCTCAGCGTTCGAGCCTGGATAGCCGATTTCGCCTCGAGGCCGAAGCGGTCACTCGATATCGACGACGATTTCCCAATTGCTTGAGCCGTCCGACTGGTCACCCTTGACCAGCGTCATGCGCTTGGCGACGTAGAGCATTCCGGTAGAGCGATTTCGGAAGAAGATGGCCGGAAAGTGCTCGCCTTCGTCACTGGCGCGTTTGGTGAGGGGCTCAAGGTTGTCTGAGAATTCGTATGCGTCGAACGAGAAACCGTCTTCCGGTTCGATAACCGCTTCGTTCACCAGGTTTTCCATCTATCTCTCCTGCGCAGTGCGCTTTACTTTCGATGATTGCGTTATAGCAATGGCTCGATTGGAGATCGGTCGGTAACTGAAGGATTGAGAGCGGCGGGTGCCGGGAGCAGCAGGCGAGGTCAGCGCATTCGCTCCCGGCTGTCGACAGGCAAGAGACATGCCGTCGCGCCGGCTCAAGGGGTTTTGCCGGCAGCGGTGGAACGCACGTAATAGAGGTAAAGTTCCACGCCTTTTGCTACCAGGCCGGGTTAAGCCGCGGCTACGGCGTTCCGGCTCCACCATTTATCGATCCAGTCACCGGCGCCGCAATCGGCGACGACCTCGTCGGGTGCCAGGCCGGGCAGGATCAAGGCCCATGCCACCTTCTTGCCCTCGGCATCGAAGAGGATCAGCTCGGCCTCTTCCACGGCAACGAGAGCCTCCTCGGCGCCGGCGGGGTGATGGCCGATATAGTCGGCCTCGTCACCGCCTCCTTGAACCTCGAACTTGAAGCCCTCGCCGGAAGCGGCGTTCAGCATTTTGCGGAGATAATTGGTCATCGGCGTCTCTCCTTACCGAGTGTTCATTGATCACACTCCGCACCGTCATCACTCCTTCGTGCTTGCGTCGGCATCAAAAGGCAGCGGGATACGGATCTAGGAGTGGATCGTGAGCACTCAAGCGGCATTCACTGTGACAACACCTACGGCCGGTCTAGCCGGACCCTGTGAGGCATACAGGCAGAAATTTCACCCCGGATCTCTAAGTGAGTGGGCGACAATCGGGATCAGCGTGCCGAGGCTTCCGGCTCCATCGCCTGCCTCTGTATCAGCTACGCCTACCGTATGTGGGATGACGGCTTTATCCGGGCCGGGCTGTTAGTTCGGCGGGAGCCACCCGCGTCAGTAATTCCAGGTCATTTGTCGCTGCGCTCGCTCTCGTTCGTTCGCTCTGTTGATGATTTACAATCTCACAGGCTGACGTGGCGTGCGGCTGGCATCGTGCGGATAGTCATTCGCCGAGGCTGTAGATCTCGACCTCTTCCGTCGCCTGGTCGACGCCCTTGAATGAGGGGTGGCGCAGCTTGTTGTCCTTGGTCCAGGCGCGGTATTCGATTTCGGCCACGAGCAGCGGCTGGGTGAAAATCGCACCCTTGCGCCGATGCGCGACCGGTTTCTCATCGGCGTGGATGAGGTCTAGGAGCTGTTTCAGCTCGAAGGACATGCGATTGCTCCATCCCGTCCCGACGCTGCCCACATAGACGAGCTGGTCGCCTTTCCGGGCGGCCAGGAGCAGCCGGCCGATCGCCGTCGGTAGCGCCGCGGATGGCTCGTAGCCGATGATCAGGAACTTGTCGCGCTGGACGCATTTGATCTTGAGCCAGTCGTTTGAACGACCGGAGTGATAGGGCTTGGTTACATCCTTGCTGACGATGCCCTCGAGCCCATGGTCACAGGCCGCCTCGAAGAGGGCAGGGCCATCGCCGGCGGTAGCCTGGGAGAGAAGGATGGCGCCTTGCTGGTCGTGCAAAACCTCCTCGAGCATTATTCGGCGATCCCGCAGCCGGCGCGGCCGCAGATCGTGCCCGTTCAGATAAAGCAGGTCGAAGGCGTAGAGGAGAGCAGCGCCGGCATTGCGTTTGCCGCCCTGGCCGCCCAGCGCGTGCTGCAGCAGCCCGAAATCCGATCTGCCCTGCTCGTCGAGCACCACGGCCTCGCCGTCGAGGATCATGGTCGCAGGGCGCAGGCTCTCCGCGGCCGCGACGATCGAGGGAAAGCGCTTCGTCCAGTCGTTGCCGTTGCGGGAAAGGATGCGGACGCGGTCGGGCTGGATATGCACCATCACCCGATAACCATCCCATTTGATTTCGTGGATCCAGCGGTCGCCCCGTGGCGCCTCCTTGGCAAGAAGCGGAACGCACGGCTCGATCCGGAGCGGCATGGGATCTATAGGTGGCTGCGATCGCGCCTTTGCCATACAGCATGAGATGCCGCGGGATCCGGCGCCGTCAAGAGCCTCAGTCTTCGTCCTCGGGAAGCGGCACGACCCAGTGAGCGAAATATTCCTCGAACTCGCCAGGTGACATTTCCCTGGTGATGACCGCCTCAATATCCATGGCGAACGGGGTGGTGTCGGGGTGGACGAAGGCGTAGCCGTTGTCGCCGAGGAAGGCGAGGCCGGAGATGAACGCGGTGCGCTTGTTGCCTTGCTCGAAGGCGTGCGCCTGGCCGATCGCGACCATGAGGTTCACCGTAAGGGAGACCACGTCATAGGTCTCTTCGTAGAAATAGGCGTTGATGGGCCGGGCGAGGGCGCTCTCAAGCTTGTCGGGAAACAGGAGAGCGTGATTCTCCCCTGTCGCCTCGACAACTTCACGGTTGATGTCTATTACGGCTTGCCTGGGCAGCCAGATAGGCTCATTTGGCAAGATGCGCCATCACCTGCGGGTAGCGCTTGATCAGATCCTTCGCCACGGCAGCATAGTCCGTCGGCCGCTTTTTCGGGCGTGCCTCGAACTTGACTTCCGGCTTCTGGCGGGGCGTGCGCGTGGTGACGCGCTGGCGCATAATCATGATCAACTCCGTGTGCCCGTCTCGGGCAATAGATGTGAGCTATATGCACACATTCACAGTAGGAACTCAACAAATTTTACGTGAAAGGCGTTAAGACCCAGTTTGTTCCGATGGCCGTTACCTCGGGAGGTAACCGGCAAGCATTATAGCGCCGGTCGCGTCGACCTGTCGCTTCGCGTCGGCCTCATTGTCGAAATATATCCAGCCGTCCGCGAAGTCTTTGACGAACCATCCGCGGGGCTCTGGTGGGGAGCGGAGGGCGGAAAGGTAATGATCTTGCGTTTCGGTGGAGAGGTCTTGCCACTCACCGGTAAATTCTGGGTGCTCGTCGCAATACAGATCGAACGCTTGGAATTTTCTAGAGATGATGTCTCCCGATGTGGGAAGCCCCTCCACGCGGCTCCCTTCACCGATAGCGGATGAGCGGGTAGCTGCAAGAGCCTGGTTGATCGCCACGCGCAGATGCCGCGGCAATGTGTTTTCCGCCGACAGGCAGACGTCGCTCGGCTTGTTGGCGTCGGCGCCGCAGAGCGGGCAGGGGTTCGGCTGCTCGTTCTTGCAAGGGCAGCGCTGTTCGGCCCAGGTCTGGACCGCAAGCAGCGCCTCGCGCAGGATCTTCTCGGTCATTTCCGCTCCTTAACAAGTGGTTGAAAACATTGGTTAACAAATCCTTAACGGAAGCAAAGGGAATCTCCGCTTCCGTCACTGCCATGGGATCCGGCGCCGCGGTCTCACTATCGATAACTGTCCAGTATCGATAGCTATACCCTTTCACCTTCAGGAGCGGCGACTTGCTCCGGCATATCTGGTTGTTCCTTCGCCATACGGGCGACCAAGATCGCCAACGCGTTACGTTGGTCAGCCGCGGCGATCTTGTCGAAATTCGTCGCAACCCTCACCGCTTGCATGCTCGCCCGGGCTAGAATCCTGGCGCTTCGGTCACCATCTTCGACGCCGGCGAAGAAGTCATCGATGGCGCAGTCGAGGATGCCCGCGAGGATGACGATCTTGCTGACCGTCAGCTCGCTTCGTGCCGCTTCGTATTTCTGAACCTGCGCAAAGCCGATACCGAGCGCCTTTCCGAGGTCGATCTGATTCAAGCCGCGAAGCTCTCGCATCCGGCGAAGGTTTCGGCCGATGATGGTGTCGATCTCTTTTGGCGATTTCATGCGTTACAGACCTCCTCGTTGAGTGCCAGGCATCTCTATTTCAGCGCCTCGACCTCCTTTCGCAACCCGATCACCTCGATCAAAAGCAGGTTGAACCGCAGCTCCGGCGTATCATCGCCGCGGTCGGCGTGACAATGCGTGCACTCGACCTTGGCGGTTTCGCTGTAGGAAATCGCCTCGAGCTCCTCGAGGGTGATCTGGTCCTGGCCTGCACCGCACTTGTCGCAATATCGCCAGACACCCATCACTTTCTCCCCGCGTTTTCCAGCGCCCTGCGCAGCGTGTTGAGATCCAGCACGTCGTCGCAGGTCGTAATCTGACAATTGAAGCGATCCCCTCGCCGGGTGAACTGTCCACCACCGGGATTGTAGAGGAAGCCAAGGTCGTGCTCTCCGGCGAGCCTGCGCATTTCGTCCATTGCCTTCTTGCTGCTGCAATAAGGTCCGGTCCAGACACAGTCGTCGAACTCGGCGTAGGGCTCGAGGCACGACGGACATAGGTCATAGTTCCCGTCGGCCTTCCAACCGGCCTCTTGCGCCGCCTGCATCGTCGTTCCGTCGTGAGGCCACGGCAGATTGAGCGAAAAGGTGCTGACCTTGCAGCGATCGCAAAGGATGTAACGTCCACCCTGGGGCATCAGATCACCTCGAAATGAGCACAGAAGAACTCCGGCCGCGTGTAGAGGTGCGCCGCGTAGCAAGATCCGTCCATCACGAACATTTTCTGCTCCTCGAAGCCGGGTTTCAGAACGCGCTCGCAATCGTCGTCCCACTCGGTCGCCTGCCAGAGCTCGAGAACCCTGGTGCACCTTCGCACGCCGACGAGCTGCGCATCGGTATCCTCGATATTCTCCTTAGCAGTCCAGAATCTGCACTGGTCGCACCTCATGCTGGCGCCCTCTCGACCAGGCTGGCGAACAGGTCGCGCAATTTCTCGACGTCGGTGCGCTCGTAGATCATGAACAGGGAGCGCATCTCGAACATGCCGTCGCGACCCGTGGTTTCGAGGTCGAGCGGGTAGGAGGCGCCGCTATCCTTCATCTCGTCCAGGCGATCGAAATACTGGGTCGAGCCGTCGTTCTCGAAATAGGTAAGGTCGAGCTCGACCCAATCGCCGGCGCCTTCGGTGTGCAGCGTATCGCCCTTCACCTTGATGTCTTCCCAGACCCAGGGCTCAAACGCCTGCAGATAGACCGTGCCTGCCGGCAGAGTCAGAAAGGTCTTACGGTTAACGATCTTCATTCCAACCCCGCTTCGCGCATAAAGGCGGCCAGCGGGTCGACCGTGCCGGCCGCCCGTTTCCGCTCCGTCTCGATCGCCAGCGCCGCAATCTGCAGCATCGGCATGTCGTCCATATCGCCGGCGTTAATGCCGTCGATTACATGCCGCGCCTTGTCGCCGTAGCGAGCCAGGTCGGCGTAGGCGAGGAAGATCTCCCGCGCCATGATCTTCGGATCGCTTGCGACAGCCATCAATCGACACTCCACATTTCGACCAACTGCTCGATCGAGCCGAAGATCTCGACGGTGCCGTCCTCAGTGTGAACGGTGAGGAGATCCTCTCGCTCGAGCCGACCGGAGCGCATCCGGCCGCCGGCAGCCTCTGTCACCCAGGGCTGCGACTTGACGAACAGGAAGGGAAGGGGCCAACGATCCGGGTGTAGGATCATCGCTGCGTCGCGTGCCATGCGGCGCTGCTTCTGCTCGTCGGTCCAGCCGCTCATCAGTGCAGTTCCTTCTTTTTCGGTTTGACGATCGTCACCGACCCATCCGGGCCGGCGAGCTCGTTTGCGGCTGTCGCCGCGGCGTCGCGCGACGGATAGCTGTTCGGCAGCGGATTGATCCAGCCGGGCTGAACCTGGGTGATGACCCAGACGCCCTTCTTCGCCTTGCTGACGTAATAGGCGAGCATGGCTAGAACCGCAGGCAGTTGCCGGCACGGCCGACGCGGTAATAGGGACGCCAGGTGCCTTTGACTTCGATGCCGTTCCACCAGTAGCCATCAGGCAGCAGCTTTGCGATCCATTGCATGTGTGTCTCCTTTTCGCGCTTTCGATAATTCAATTTAGCGCGTTCAGAATTGGTATTCGGCTGGCAATATCAGGCACTTAGCGGCGGATGAGCGGGAAGCGGCGCCGGCGAGCAGTGCAGGCGCAAATAGGTTTTCTCGAAGCATCGCGGGCAGCATTCGGCCTCGGTGAGATCACCGTCTCGGCCAGTCCAGTTGCAGTTGTCGCAACGGATCTTCATGTCAGCATCCTCCCGAACAGAACCAGGCCGACGACGGCGCCGGCGAACCAGATGATGAAAGCCGGAAGAACGACCCAGATGATCGACTCCAGACCGCCTCTGCGGTTGAGGTAAGCGCTGACGGCAGCCGCGGCATAGCCGGCCAAGATCAGGCACACGATGTAGATCGCCGAGGCGCCGACAATCTCGAGACCGGTCATTTGCGGAACTCGTAGTAAGCAGGGAAGGTCTCGGTATAATCGGGCTTGCGATAGGCAACCTTCCAGCCGGCCGCTCGATAGACGTCCTCGACGTTCAGGTAGCCGCGCGCGAAGATGTCGCCACGGCTCAGCGTCGGCAGTCTTACTTCGAGCTCCGCAAGGACGTCTCTCTGCTCGATACGGGCGCATCCATGGTCGAAATGCTGGGTGATCAGCAGATTGAAAATCTCGAACACCTCGTCGGGGAAGCTGTCGACCTTCATTTCGGCGACCTCTTCCGGACGTATAGGGCGGCTCGTCATGATAACCGTGTCTCCTCTCGGTTAGTCAGTTATGACTGATGATCGTCGCCGTCGCTATTCAGCGCCAGGCGTGCCCATTCGGGCGAATTTGGAGCCCCGCCGAGGAGTTGAACCTCTCGGACCTTGGCTTTGCGCGAGCCTTGGTCACTTGCTCTCATACGGACCACTCCTGGCACCAGAAGGGCGTTCCGGACTACCCTGCCTTAGCCTGAGAGACGGCGGGACTTGTTTGGAGCTACCGAGAGCGTTTATCTCGGCCTGTGCCGGCGAGACCTTTATCGATCCCACACCCCAGCTCGTTGCCCATTCGGGCGAATTGGTTTGACCGATCGAGAACCATGTCCAAATTCTCGCCTAAGGTGCCTGGGCCTCACGGTGCCAAGTCAGTCCGTATGCTTCTCTGTCGTGTTTCGGGGCTTCGATCAGAACTTCGTCATGCCGTCTCCTCTGTAGGCTTCGTATCGCTCGCCAATTACAAAGTCAATCATTAATGACTGACTGAACAATTGCGTTATAGCGCGTCACTCGTCGGGAAGCATCTGGTTTATAGCGGAAGCTCAGTAGTCCGAGGCGTAGAAGATCGACATTATCCGGATCGTCGCATTCGGATCCTCGGGGTGTTCGCTACCGAACATTTCGTCCAGGGCGAAGTAGTCGAACTTGAACATGAACTCCTCGTCGCCGACGTTGAAACGCCCAAAGTCATGTTCGCCGTGCGGGTCGTTTTGCTCGGTGAAGGTATTGAAGGCACGGGCCGCCCGATAGACGATCAGTCGCTTCTCGACCGAATCCTGACCGAGCGCGCCGGTGAAGATGATCTTCCCGTTGCGCGCCCCGCCCTTGGTGCGGAGCTCGTCGTTGAGCTCGCGGACCTTAGCCTTCTTCTCGTCGTCAGTCATGGGCGATTTCCAGGCTGTCCAGGCTGATCCACCATTTCTGGCGGGAAATGGAGTTGGTGCGGCTGACGAGCGCGGTGCGGCCGTCGATCATGTGAATAGTCACCGGGCCGGATTTCCAGCGGCAACCCTTTCTGATCCGCACCGGCGTCGCAGGATCGAATGGCGGGTCGTCCTCGACCACGGCGAGAGCAGCTTCAAGCATCGCCCGGGAGACGCCGTGAAGGCCACTTCCGTCGGCCAGGCGCTTGTTTAAGACGCGGGCGGCAGCATCTGTCATTTTATCGGTAACGACGATCACCTTTAACTCCTCAGAACATCCCAAATTTCGGATTGCTGGCCTGGCTCGCCAGCTTTTCAAGCTCCTGTTCGCGCCGCAGCGCCAGCACCTCCTCGACCATGCGCTCGTGCAGGGTCTTCGCCTTCATCTTGGCAGCCTGCAGATTGCCGAATGGCGCGCCGATCTGCCTGTCGCCGCATTTGAGCGTGTAGGCTTTCGTCGACCGATGACCGGCAGCCGGATTCGGATGACGCGGATCGTGCTTGTCGAAGCCCTTCTCGTAGATCTTAACCGTAGCGTCCGGCACGCGCTCGTCCTCGAAGGTGGCGACGCAGTCCAGATCCAGTTTGAAGATGTCCTTGGAAAAGCTCGACCACTCGTCGAGCCAGAAATGGGTAAACCCGCCGCGTGGCGCTCCGAAGATTTCGCCGACATGCTTGAACAGCCCCGTCTTGTCGTCGAACTCGTCGACGATCAGGCCGCTGAAACTCTTACCCGTCAGAGCCATTTCGGCACCACCTTGTCGATCGCCTCATAGGGCAGGTAGGCGATCCGGTTGACCGGCAGGCCGAGGTGATCCTCGAGCTCCTCGACCTTGAGGAAGTAGGAGTCGGATCGATGCTGACTGCAGCGAATCTCGCGGCCGCAGCGCAAGAGGATCCGCAGCTCGTAGGCGTCGGACTTGTCCTCCTGCCGGCGCGTCACAGCCTCGGCCTCGATCGCCTTGATGATGTTATAGGCGCTCATTCTCTTTCACCTCGTATTCCTTGATGTTGGCGATGCCGAACCAGGCGCCAAAGACGCGCACCTGCATGCTGTAGGAACTGTCGGGCTTGCGCACGATGCGGATCCTGCCCGCCTCGAATGCCTGGTTAAACAGCATCTGGAAAATCATGCGCGTCTCCTATCAACTCATTCATGACTGACTATAGCGCTGACAGAGAAGGAAGTCGGTCGGTTATTTCAGGCGGCCGCATTCTCCGGGCGGCGCTCGAGCCATTTGGAGAATGCCTCGTCATGTTCGGGGCTGACCGCAGTCGCCGTCGCCAGGACCGCGCGCATCAGGATGCTGCGGTCGCTTGGCGTATAGTCGCGAAATTCCCGGATCGGACAGTCCTGGCCCGGGTGGTGTTTCAGGAATTCTTTCCTCATGCCGGCGAGGAAGGCCTCCGCGGCGTATTCAAGTCTCAGGCGGTTCATATTTTATTCCTGCATTCTTTATGAGAAAGCTGACCGTGCCGGGCGTCCACTCGGCCGCGCGCGCCGGCTTGAAGCCGCGGTCGTTGAGCAGCTCGGCGATCTGCCGCAGCGTGATGTTCGGATTGGCGTCGATTGCGCCCTGCACCACCGGCACCAGCTCGGCATAGCGCTCCTTCGTCTGCTTGCGGCGCGTCTCGAGCGCCGCGGTGTGCATCTTGCCGATCTGGGCGGCACGGGTGAGCGGCTTCGGCTTCAGCACCATACCCGGCGCCAGCTCCTCGACACCTTCAGGGCTTTCCTTCAGGAAGTCGCGGATCGTCTCCATGACGTCGTCGGGATCGAGGGCTCGGGCGCGCCCGCCTCTTTCGAGCAGAATTTCGCGCAAGGTCTTAGTGGACTGGGACATCGGTCAGGCTCTCCAGGTCAAGATCAGGATTGCCGGCCAAATCGAGTAACACGGCCATGACCTGATCGTTGGAAAGCGCCAATGTAAGCGCTGTCAGCTTACGACCCATCTCCAACTGAGCTTCCTGCTCAACGGTGAGATCGTCGCCGGCAAGCGCCGTGGCATCGATACCGCTGGCAAAGACCCGGAAGGAGCCGTCGGGTGTGAGCACCACGCCACAGGTCACCTCGCCCAGCTCGGCAACATTCTCGGCCGGCGTTCCCTGTGTAAGTGAAAAGAACGACGGCGCTTCATTATTCATAATTTCTTCCTTTTTCGGGTATTCGTTTTCAAGTCACAATAGAGTTATAGCAACTGACTCGCGGGGTGTCGCAAATCGTTTAAAAACCCTAAAAATCCGCTTGCCTAATCCGAACTGATTACGTATCGACGGTAGCACCGGACGGCGAGACCCGAGGATGAATTTCCCCGTGCCGGCAATTTCCCTTGAAAATAAAAGTTCAACCACTAGGCGGGGTAATGCGAGAAAGAAATGGCAACGTCACAACAGGATCTGTCGTTCGAGGATTTGGTCGAACGGTTCCAGAATCACATACTCACCGCGGCGGATGAGTTCTTCGAGACGGAAGGTATCAGGGCCGACTGGATTACCTATTTCAAGCAGTTTTCAACCGATTCGACAATTTTCGCCCGCGAGGTCATCTGTTACGCCGGCAACCGTTGGCCCGAAGCGATAGAGAAGGAGGCGCTCGACATAGCCGCCTAACCCCGTAAAGGCCCGTAATCGCGGGCCTTTTTGCTATTTGCCACTGATGACCTTGTTTGCCTGCTCGAGCGCGAGATCCGTGACCGGCACGCATTCCGCATATTCCTGGATGACCGGCCGGCCCTTGTCGAACTTGGCCTCTGGCGCCATCTTGTTCGCCATGGCCGAGAGCTTTTCGCACTGCTCGACGGTCATGAAATTGCCAGGCAGCATTTTCACCTCAGGATGGGCTCCGCCGAGGATCTGCACGGTCATATAGAGGGCGATTACATCCAGCATTTTCTATCCAACACCCGCGAGGTCTCGACGGCGCGCGAATCGCGCTTTGCGAGTGTTATAGCATCGGCTTCATGGCGTGAACTCCCTCTCAAGCTTTTTCCTCTTCCGATTGTAGGAGCCACGGCCCCGCTTCGGCTTGACGGCTTGCGTCCGCAGATGGGGCGAACGCAACGCTTTGGCGACCGGATTCTTCTTCATCATTACCTCCTGATTGAAAACGGCGATTATAGCGTAGCCGCCCCAATCAGTCAGCAATGACTGGCGAATCAGGAGAAGCGGCCGAACTGCCGGGCCGGCGCTTCCTGGATCTTTTGGGCGGCGATGACCGGGTCGACCGAGGGCTCTTTCTGCGCCTCGCGCTCATTGGCGATCTCGCAGAGCTGGCGCCAGTATTTCGGCAGCATCTTGCGCGCCGTCCTGAGCTGGCGCTCGGTCATGTGGTTGTTGTAGCGGGGCAGGGCCTTGGCGATCGACGACAGGAACGGCGCGTCGATCTTGTTGAAGCCGACGCCGTTCTCGACATCGGTCTGCTCGCCGGCCTGCTCCGAGGCCGTTTGTCGGGAATAGAGTGCGAGGATGGCGCGGGCGACGGCCTTGTCGCTGACCTTGAGAAGCTCCTGCACCCGCTCTTTCGTCCAAATCTGCATCGCTCAGCTCCGCTGATTTCGTTGTCGATGATGCACTATCGCAAAAATTCTGTTGGCTTTCGGCTGGGTAGTGCAGGCAAGAGTTGACACGTTCCATGTTGAAATCTAGGAATATGGTCCTAGTGAACAAACAGGGAACAAAAATGCAGCGCACAGAATTTCTGAACCACGCCGATCAACTCCGCGAGCGCATCCTCGCGACCATTGAGGACTTCGTCATGAGCTCCAATCTCACCTTTGACCGCGAGGCCTTCCTCGCCCAGGCCAGCAATGATTGCGGCCAGCTCGCCATCGAGGCGCTGCTCTACGGCACGAACGCGCTTCCGGCCTGACCATGGGCAGGGGCTGGAAGACCGAGGCGGAGCTCGCCGATCTGTTCACGGCGCGCGGTCACGCCGGAAAGGAGGTCCGATTGACGCCGGACACGGCGCTGTTTCTCGGCCTTAAGCTTCGAACTCTCGCCGCGAAACCAACGCGCCGGCAGATCGTCGAGCTCCTCTGCAGCGCCAAGTGCGACAGCCCCTGCTTTGCCTGCACCGGCACTGCCAACCAGATTATCGAGCTCTATGGCAGCAGCCTCGAGACGGACCCTGTGTCCGCCTTCAAGAACCGCGACAAGGGTTAGATTCCCATGGGACGCGCCGCCCAAAAGAAAAGGCGGGTCCGAAAACCCGCCTTCCTCAGTTGTCGTCTTGGGAGGACGATTAGTTGGTCGCAGCCATGTTCATGAAGGGCACGGTCGAGCCGGGCACCATCGTCGTCGGCAGCACCCCGTCCCAACGCTCTGCCTGAATGAGCTGGACGAGACCGGGATTCTCACGCAGCGCATCGCCTTTCGCGCGGATAGCGGCAGCTTCGGCATCACCTTCCATTCGCTTAGCCTCGGCTCTTGCCGTGGCCGCTGCGACTTCGCTGTCGGCTCGCGCCTTGGCTTCGGTCACCGTGATCTGCGCCTCGACCTTCGTCTTCTCCAGCTCCTGCTTCTTCGTCTGGACGTTCATTTCGGCCTTTGCGCGATCCTCCGCGGCAGTCTCGACGGCGTCGGAGAAGTCGATATTCTCGATCTGCAAACCTTCGACCTTGATCAGCCCGTCACCGAGATTGGCGAGCGCGTCGTAGACCTCGGCATTCAGCCGCCCTCGCTCGCGAATCGCCGTCTCTGCGGTAAACTGGCCGAACACGTTCTTGATCTGCTGTCGGGCCTGGCGCGAAAGTTCGCGCGATTCCAGGCTCTCCAGTGAACCGTAGCGGGCGTAGATCGTCTTCACCTCACCCGGCAGCGCCGAATAGTTGATCGAGAAGGTCACAGATGCCGACTGACGGTCGGCGGAATAGACCGGCTCGTTTTCGAAGGCGACGGCCGCGGTCTGCACCGAAATTTCATGCACGGCGTCGACGAAGGGCAGCTTGAAGTGCAGCCCCGGATCGGCCGAGCCAATCACGGCGCCATTGCGCGTGATGACGCCGCGTTCGCCCTGGTCGATCGTGTAGAACGATCCGAAAAGCGTGAGGAAGACGAACAGTCCGGCCACGCCGATGACCCCAAGAACCAATTTCTGCAAGTTACGATCTCCTTCTTTTCTTGCCATTTTTGTCGAAAAACCCGAGCGCCCTGTCGGCGCCGAGCATTACCAGCGCAATCACAAGGATCGCGCCAATTGCTGCGAGTGCTGTCATCTATTTGCCCCGTGGATAGCTGCGGCAGATCAGCCAGGCAGAAAGCCCTATGCCGCACAGGAAGGTCGCCGATCCGGCGATCGCGAACCTCACCAGGAGCTCGAACGCCGGATCGACAAGCGGCATCGGATCAGGCCGCTGCCAGGTCGTTCATGAAGCTGTCGGCCGCGGTGTCGAGACCAAGGGCCTCAAGGCCGGCGCTCAGCTCGGTCTCCTGGCGTGCCAGGTCGCCGAGAATGATGTGGCGAATAGCCTCGCGTGCGCCCTGCGTGAGCTCGCCTCCGGCCGGCAGCCGGAACTCCGGCTCACGTCCCTTGATCGCCATCAGCGAGCGGCGAACGCCCGTCAAGCGTTCGGAAACCTGAGCTGCAAGGGCGACGTTCTGGATATGCATTCTTGACTCCTTCTGTTCAGTCATTGATGAATTGATATATAGCAGAAAGCACGAGGGGTGCTCTCGGTTATTTGTGGATCCTAAGACTCGTCATCCTTCGGAATCTCGGCTTCGGCTACAGTGCCCCTCCAGCCGCAATTACCGCAGGCGCAGAGCGACTCGTCAGACCATTCGTGATCGCCGTCCACGGACGCATCACAGTCCGTGCCGTCGCATTTTAGGCGACCCCAGACCTTCATCTGGACGTCGAGCTCGTCATCCTTGCCGCAGCTCGGGCAGCGCATGTTCCAGGCTTCACTCACGGTCATCGTCGTCCTCCTCGCCGATCCCGGCCTCCTCATTGCTGACCCAGAGCCAGGCCATGACGTAGGCGCCTTCGTCACTGGCCGAGACGGTCGGCACGTCGTCCCAATCCAGCTCGTTGTCATCGATGCGGTGGGAGCTATCGAGACCGGAATACTTCTCGTGAGCGGCCGTGCGGAGAGCGTCGTCGTTCGCGCCCGGCTTCAGGGTCTCCTGGACGCGATCCGCTATGATGCGATAATCCTTGGCTTCCTGTTCCAGGCGCTCGCGGATCTTGCGCAGCTCCTCGGTCCAGAAAAGCTTAGCGTCGCGCTCGTTGCCTTCCGCAAAGGCGATCATCGCCTCCTTGACGTGTTCGAGCTGCTTCTCATCCAGGTTGATCCACATGATTCTACCTCTTCCGATTCCAGTTCATTTCGCCGGCCATGATCGAGCCGAGCGGCATGATCCGGTCAGCGACATGGGCGAGGCCCTGGCCGGCGATCTGCTTGTGCACCTGGTCGGCGTTCTTGTAGGCGCTCGGCAGCTCCGAGACGTCGGCAACGCCGGTGTAGAAGCGCACGTCGAGCCCCTTGGTTTCGCGTTCGATGATGGTCTCGACCGCCCGCGGCGAAAGACCCCGGTGATCGCCGAACTCCGCGGCCAGGCGCTTCATATGTGCCGTGCGTGACAGGTTGCGGCCGGCGCCGTGCGGAGCAAAGCCAAGGGCATCGTCATTGTTGCGATGGCGCGTTATCAAGATCGGCTGCGCCATATTGAGCGGGATCAGCGTGGCGCCGCTGTCGTCGGCCGCAAAGCCGCTATAGGACGGCGTCGCGCCCTTGGCGTGATAGAAGAGGCCGTCGGACTTCTGGAAGACGAAGTTGTGCTCGTTCCACCAGCGATCGACGACCGCATTGCCGATACGCTTAGCAACGGCGTCGTGGATGGCGAAGTGGTTCATCTTCGTCCACAGGCGCACCGTCTGCAACGCCGACCAGTAGTCCTGGCCGTTCTGCGTGTCCGCATCGATCCAGGCGTTGTGGAGCGGGACGCGCGGTGCGACGATAGCGGTATGCTTCTGCGCGACCGCCTTGCCGCGCTTGTAGAGCCCGCCGCCCAGCCCGCGTGAGCCGTGATGCGTGACGATCGCCAACTGACCGGTCGATTCGATCTCGCCGACGTAGAAGAAGTGGTTGCCGTCGCCCTGGGTCATGAAGTGGTGAATGCCGTAATCCTCGAGCCCCTTGAGGAAGGGGTTGTTCTCGAAGGTGTTGACCAGGTTGACGAGCTCCTTGTGCTGTCGGACCTCGGACGCAGTGCGCTTGCCAACGCCGAAATGCGACGCCTTCATCGCTGCATCGAGCACGCGGCCGACGTCCTCGCGCCGCTTGAAGACGGAGATCGCCATCGAGCAGCAGATGTCGGCCGAGTGGAAACCCGGATGGATCGCGTTCTCCGTCGCCACAACGCCGCCTACGGGGATCGTGCCGGGCGCCGAGCCGGAAGGGCAGGCGTCGGGCATGATCGCGCCACGGACGATCGTCGGCACGCGCATGAGCACGTCCATGTGCCCGACGACACCGTAGTAGTTGATCACCTCGTCGTCGTTGGCCCGGTTGATGCCGTCCTTCAGGAAGTCGCCGAAGTGCAGCCTATTGGTGCGCATCGAGATCTCCTCGACCGGCGCCGGCACATAATCCTTGAGCTGCTCCTTGATTTCGTCGTCGGCCACGCCGCGCTTGCGCAGCTCGTTACCCTCGGCGATCATCGCCTTGAACTGCGGACCAGGCTGAAAGCCCCAGTCGATCAGAGTCTTTCCGTTGATCATTTGTTGTCTCGCTCCGCGATAGGGAAGGGTGTATGGCAGGCCTGAATCGTCATGAGGTCTTCGACCTTTGCATCGCGCCAGGCTGTGCGGGAGGCGCGATCGCCGTAGTGCGAAACGTCGAAGTGCCAGCGATACTCGACCTGCAGGATGAGTTTGCGGCGGAAGAATCCGCCGAGGCGGTAGCGACGCTTACCAGTGAGATCGTTCATCTAAACCTCCGAAGGTTTGACGTAGCCGACACAGCGGCATTGCGTTCCGTCCCATTCGAGCGGCCCTGCGTGGAACGGATCGTGCTTGACCATCCAAATCTGGAGCGTCTCACCACCCGGATCGTTCTCGAGGATCTCGCCGTCATAGGTGGCGAATTCATCCGTATCTTCCTGCCAGTAGTAGGTCTTCCAGAACTGGAAGGCCTCTGCGGCGTCGTGGGCGCTCACAAGGAGCGTGCGGTCGCTTTCGGAGTCATCCGGATCAGTGCCGGTGAGCAGGAACAGGTTAGACATTGATCCTCTCACAGAGTTCGTCGATGGCCTCGGCATCGAGCGCAGGGTGGGTGCCGGCGTTCGTGGCAATTTCGACCAATAGGTCACTTTCATCCTCGATGGCGTGAGGGTCCGTGATCGTGAGGCGTTCCTGCCAGTAGCGCAGCGCAGCGAGGATAGTGTCGCGCTCCGCGCCCGTGACGGTCAGCGTCTGAAGCTCTTCCTCTTCTTCGACCTTAATGAGCTGATCGAAGGTCCATTCCCCGCCGTTCTCGTCCAGGAACACATATGAATCATTGCGCTTGACCGGCTTCTGGTCGTCCCAGAACATCTGCGAGCCGGTGCCATCGTATTCAACCTCGCGGCCATCCGCGCTGATGCTGGTTATACCCACACGGCAGGGCGTCGTTTCGAGAATGGCGACGATCAGGTCGCCCGTTGGCGATTTAAAATCAGTCATCACGGTCTCCTAGTGCCGGTCGTCGAGGTAGTCGGCCCAGCCGCGCAAGCGCGCCACGACCTCTTCCGTCGAATGATCGGTGAGCATCAGCTCGATGATTGCCTGCAGCGCCTGCTCCGAATTGCTCCGGTGCAGGTCGCGCGTCGCCTTGTCGCTTTGTGCAGTGAGCGACTGGATGAAATCCGGGCTCATGACGATGCGAAGCCGAAGAACAGCCAGCCACCTTCGTCGCCGGCAATCTCAATGCACCCAGCCGGACCCCATTTGTCAGCGATGCGCCTGTCGTCGTTCTCGATCATGCGGCTCGCCAGCTCGTAGGCCTCGGCTTTGCTCGCAACCTTGCTGATCCGTGTGAAGTCGTTCTTTTCGGCGATCGTGCCGCTGTAGCCGCCGTGGCCGCTTTCGTGCGCAGCCTCATCGCGGGCGTGCCGGAAGGCCTCTTGGGTATTCGGCCAGTTCTCGTATCGCTTAGTCAGATGTTTAACGCCGCGCTCGACACGCTCGTTAAAGCCGGCAGGCTTACCCTTGCGCTCGACGTAGCTGTAGAAGCTGCAAGCTCCCATCCCTCTATCTCCTTGTGTCTCATACAGTCATCACTGACTGACATATGCGTTATAGCAAAAGCGAGCTCGGAAAGCGGGTGGTATCTGTTGAAAAATGGAGGGAGATAGCTCCCTCCGACATCAGAAGAAAAAGTCGCCGGAATCGAGGGTCTTTAAGCCGGTCAGCTCGATCTGGAAATCCGCGCGGCCGTCGCCATTCACATCGCCATAGACGATCGTCTTGTCGTTGGCCGTGCCAGAGGCATCGAATTTCTTGTAGATCAGCTCGCCGGGTTTACGCGTGAACGAGCCAAGCCCCTTCCAGGAGAAGACCTGATCGCCGGCGACCTTGGTATTGGCGTCGATCGCCGAAAGGCTGATACGGTCGTTACCACCGAAATCGGTGATCACGTCGCGGTAGCCTTCGCCAGAGGCAGGACCATAGGCCACATTATTCACGTAGCCTGACCAGCCGTTCGCCGAGTCGGTGATGGACTTGAAGACGAAGGTGTCGTCGCCAGACCCACCGGTGAGCCGGTCGGCGCCAGCTCCGCCGATCAGGGTGTCATTACCAGTTCCACCGATCAGCGTGTCGTTCCCGGCGCCGGCGTCGATCACGTCATTGCCCGCGCGACCATCCAGATAATCGGCCTTGGAAGTGCCGGTCATCTTATCATTCCCGGCAGTGCCGAACTTCTCGATCTGATCGGCAACACTGATCCTGAGCGATTTCGTCGCCTCGGCGCCGCGCCCAATCGAACGATCATCGAGCACAATCTTGACGTCAAGGAACGGGTTCGTCTCGAAGTCGAGTTTCACACCCGCCTTCAGGTAAAGGCCGTTGCCGCGGATCTCGAAGAGGGACGCGTCGGCGCCGCTCAACGAGAGCTTATTTACGCCGCGGCCGTCATCGGAGATGCCGATATCCGCTACCTTGCGCGGTTGCGAAAGCGGTGTGTTCTCGACGATGCTGGTTAGGGTCTGCTTGACCTTAAGAGTGGGCGCTCGATTAGCCATTTCTAATATCCATCAATGACGGCACCTTCGCCGCACGGTTGCAGAAACATAGGTGAAACAAGTCACCAAAACAATGCTCACCAGAGGTCTTCAAATGCGACGCCTCGGGTGGGAGGCGCCGCGGGTTTCAGTATTGAATGATCAGGCGGCCTTCTTCGCCTCGTAGGCGGCGATCGCATTGCGCATACGCGCGGCGAGCACGCTGTCGGCATTCAATGTCAGCGAGTTCTTCGACCGGGTCGCAATCTTGACCGTGTCGAACAGGTTGAGGATCTGCCCCGCCTGGCTCATCGCCGTGCCCTGCTTGTAAGAGCCTTTGAAGTGGGCGACGAGATCGGCCGAGGACATGGTCTTCTTGCTGTCGAGCAGCTTGAAGGCCTGGACCACGTAGACCGACGGCAGCTTGCCGGCGCTCAACGCCTGGAAGAGGTTCTCGAACTTCTCGGCGATCTTCTTCTGCTTCGGCATCAGCGCCAGCGTCGCGGTCTTGGCCGCGTCCTTGTCCGCGTCGGACATGGAATCGGCGTCGCCCTCGAGGATGAAGTTGAACGCATCCATAGAGGCGAGATCGACGCGCGGGGTGCGCGGGACGCCGGCAGCCTTGGCCTTCACGACCTTCGTCGTCTTGGCGCTCTTGGCAGCCTCGGTCGTCTCGGTTACGGAAGCAGCGGTGTCGACCTTCGACTCCTGCTCCTCATAGGCCTCGTCGCGGACGCTGGCGAGCTCGAGGTCGCGCAGCTCCTCATGCTCGAGGACTTCGGCGTCATCGACGATGACCTCCTCGACGGCCTCGTCGAGCGCCTCGATTTCGGTTGGAAGATCATCGAGATCCAGGTCGTCGAGGATGGACTCGAGGACTTCCGGTTCAGCGACAGTTTTCGTCTTGGTTGCTACTGCAGTTCCGGCCATGTTACTTCACTCCTTCGTGTATCGTGCGCCGTTGCGCTTTGCTGTTCACAGTATCGATATAGCAAAAGCAGTCTTGGAACTCGGCTGGTAACTCATGGCTTTAGGCGGCTACTGCAGCGGCCGTCGGAATGGACAGATAGCCCCACCGCAATGCTTTGTGGAACGCATCCATCATCACGCGCACGTCGTAGGAAGCGGCGTGCGCACGGGTCTCGTCGTAGTCGACGCCACAGGCGAAGCAGAATTCCTTGAGGCTAGGCTTCTTGCCGTCGGGCGTCGACCAGACAGCCTCGGTGAAGGTGTCGATGACGGTGCGCTTCGGGAGCGCCAGCTTGGCCTTGCGGAGCTCGAAATCGAGAAAGCCTATATCGAAGCTGGCATTGTGGGCGACGAAGACGTCGGCCTTCGCCAACACCTTCTGGACGTCCGGCGCGATCACGTCGAATGTCGGCTTGCCGGCGAGGTCCGCATAGCTGATGCCATGGACGCGCTGGGCGTCGGCTGCAATGGCGCGCTGCGGATCGACGCGGCGCTCATATTCGTAGACCTGCTTGCCGTCTTTCCAGAGGCCGATATAGACCTCGATGACGCGGTGATCGCCTGGCTCGAGGCCGGTAGTTTCAGTGTCGAATCCGGCGATGATCACGCCTTTTCTCCTTTGCATTTGGGAATATCGGTGGGTTTGAGGCAGTGCCAGCAGTCGTCCCAATGACAGGTCGAGCAGCCGGGACCGTTGTGATGGCCGACATTGCAGACGAAGACATCCAGATCGCCGCATTCGTTGAGAACCGGCGTGTGACCCTGCGCGACAAGCGCGTCGAACCACGTGAGTTTCTTGTCCGTTATTTTTGCCTCGAAACTCATGCCGTCATCCTCTGAAACTCATCCATCGTGATGCCGCCGTGTTCGAGGATGATCTGGGTCATGCCCCAGGCGACATGGGCGTCGTCGGTCTTCTGCCGCTTCCTGGCGTAGTGTTCCCACCAGGTTTCGTTCAGCGCATGGGCGCAGCGTTCCGCGGCCGCACGACCGGAGAACTTCACCTCGATATCGGGCCACCGTCTTTCGCTGATATGCTTGATCGTCCGGCCCTTGCGCTCACAGATGCGCCAGACGCCTTGCTCTTGCCGTGCTCCAAAAGCCATCAGTGCAACTCCCGCTTTTGTTTGGCCGCCCGCTTGAGGCAGGCCAGCGTGTTCTTGTAGCCACGGTGATCGGAATTGGACGAGGAGACCGTCACCCTGACTGGGGCGATATCCGCAAAATGGAAGTCCACGATGATGTGCTTCTTTTGACGGACGATCTCGTAGCGGGATGCGCCGGCTTCCGCTGCCATTTGGCCTAGATCCAGACGTGCAGTCATTGCTGACTTACTCCTCGTCCCAAGTTTCAGCGAAGCGGCAGTTGGCCGGCATATTCTCGAAGAAGGGGCGGATCTGCTCGCGCTTGTAGCCGGCGAGGCCGCAACCGATCGGCGTGACGTAGAAGGTCAAGTCCTGCCGGGCCTTGGCGAATTCGATGAAATTCCAGACATACTGCTCGATCGCCGGCAGCGGCAGGGTGCGGATCGCGGCATCCTTGGTCGGAATGCCGTAGCTGCGGCCTTGCAGGCCGACGCCTTCGCCGTAGATGGCGCCGTGGCGCATCATTGCGAATTTCGCGGCACCGGCGCCATGACGGCCGGCTAGGTTTGAGCCAAATACGAAAATGTCGGTCATATGTGTGTCCACGTCCTCTCTCGGCGTATGTTCGATATGGTTGATCGGGCGACGCCCTTGCGCTTGGCGATCGTGGCGTCGTCTTCGTCGGATGCGCGGATCTCGAGCACATCCTTGGCCGTCAGCTTGGCGTTGGAGTTCTGCGAGCCGCGGCCGCTCTTGAGGCCGGTGCGATGGGCATGCTTCTCGTTATCGCCGCCCGTCGACCATTCGAGCTGGATGCGACCGTCGGGCATCCGATAGGCGTTATTCTCCTTATCGCCGTCGATATGATTCACCTGCGGCAGGTTGAGCGGATTCGGAATGAAGGCCCAGGCGATCACCCGGTTGACGAGCACGCTCTTGGTGACGCCGAGCCAGGTCATGTTGAAATAGACCCGGCCCGACTTCTTATGAATGCGCGGCTTGACGCGAACGACCTCGGCCGACATGCGCTTTCCGTCGGCGGAAGCGAACTTCCGGCGCCAGATCGTGCCGTCTTCCTCGCAGATCAGATACTTCGCCTTGAGCGCGCTCTTGATCCACCGGTCCTTGTCAAACTTGCCGCTGGGCAGGACGAAGTTCATTCCTCGCGCTCCGCGAGCTCCGACTGGTCGTCGAGCGTGCGAACCGTCATCTGCACGGCCATCTCGGTATCGGCCGTGATCACGCCGTAGGGTCTCGGTTCGCTCGGCGGACGCCGTGTCGTGCGGCCCCTCTTGCGCAGCTCGGCGAGATCGGCGCTGGCCTTCTTCCACCAGGCGTGCCGCTGTTTGTCTTCCGCGGCGAAATCGCGCATCCAGAGCCAGAAGGAACCCGGCGTGTTGCAAGTTTGCGTCCAGCCGAAGCGCTTCAGATAGGAACGTTGCGCCTCCCTCAGAGCGTTCTCCGCGGCCTCAATGTCGGAATAGATGGCGACTTTAAGAGCGTTTGCGCTTTCCATTTTTCGTCCTCAGTTCTTGGTGGATGGCTTCCAGCGTGCGCAGGAAGGCTCGTTCGCAAAGGCCGGACATTGTGTCCCAGAGGGCGTCGACCACGATGTAGAGTTCGCGGTCGGTGATCTTGCCCTCGTCGTGCTTCGCCAGCCACTTCTCGAGGGCCTGCGCTCCCTTGCGGGTAAGCTCCTCAGTGAGCGCAGGCCAGTCGTCGTTCTCTAATGCTTTCGTTACGTCACTCATGACTGACTATATAGCGCGATCAGACGCGGAAGTCGCTCGGCAGCGAACGGTATTTTTCGCGCTGCGCGATGATGCGGTAATAGGCTTCGAGGAAGAACTCCTTGGCCGGGAACGGATCCAGCATCTGGATGTCGTAGGGCGCGCAGACCTTGGTCTCGTGCAGCAAGCCGCTTTCCCATTCTTCCTCGGGATGCCGGAAGATGATCTGCTGATGCTCAGCCTCGGTCACCGCCTCGTCGGCGCGCTTGATCTCCTTCGGGAACGGGTAGATCAGGTTGAAGCGACTGCCGATCACCTTCTCGTTGATCTCCTCGACCGCGAAGAACGGCGCGCGGAACTCGGGCGAGTATTTGAGCGGCCGGATGAGATCGCCGATATATCCCTCGGAGCCGTCGTGCAGCAGCGCCTCAAGCTCGAGGTCAGGCCGGCCGAGCTCCTCGGCGACGTAGCGCGCCACATAGACGCTATGCTCGGCGACGGACATGAAGATCCGGCTCTTGAAGCGCTTGTGCTGCGTCGCGCCCTGCCAGCGGCCGTTACAGGCCAGGTGATGAGCGATGACCTCGATGTCGACCTCGTCGGGCCGCGGATCGAACGGGAAGAATTTCCGGCCGTTCGACAAATGCATGTAGTTGCCGACGCGCTGGCGACCGTGGCGATCGGTGAGCTTGCGCTCCTCGATCTTGAGGGAGGCGCCGTTGAGGGTGTTCATGACGTTCATGGGTTCTTGTGCTCCAGTGGGTGAGGGTAGGGCGCTATCGCGCCCCACCGTGCTCGCGTGGGATCAGCCGTGCTTGTCGAACAGCTTCTTCAGGGTCTTGCGGCAGATGTGGAGCTGGCGCTCGATCTCGCGGTTGGAGAGGCCCTGCTTGCGCATCTCCAGCGCCGTGACGTGGTTGTCGGGCAGCTTCGACGCTTCGGCGACAGGCTTCGGTGCAGTAGCCTTCTTCTCGACCTTCGGCTTCGACGCCTTCTTGGACTTGGCGGGAGCCGCCGGCGCATTGATCGCGGCACTCAGGTCGCCGGTCGCGGCCGCCTCGCTGACGCGCTTGCGCAGCTCCTTGATCGAGACCTCGACAGGCGCCTCGGCAGGAGAGACCGGCCGGTCATCGAGGGCCTTCAGCTCGCCGGACGTGCCAACGGCCGCGCGCGGCAGCTTCCTCGCGCCTTCAACCGGCGTGACGGTGACCTTCCCGCCCATCGCTGCGCCGATGTTGACGTATTCGAGGATCGGCGTGTGATTGCCCTTCACGACGTCAGCCAGGAGCTTCGACGCCTTTTCGTTGCCGGTCATCGGCTTGTTCTGCCGAAGCGTCGGGTGGACCTCTGCGGGCAGAACGGCGACGATATGGTAGCCCTTGGCGCGCATCTTATTCGGCTCACCGGGCGGGACCGCGATGACGTCCTCCGGAGCGACCTTGACCAGTGTGATGATGTCGCCACCGAAGCCGCTGAGATAGGCACGCCGGGCGATATGCAGGCCGGTCGAGCATTCGTTGCGCCGATTGGGATCGACCAGCTTCTCGTCCATCTGGACGAATGAGCCAAGCTTCTGCGTCACCTTCTTCGAGTGGCAGTCGACGAAGCCGTTCGGTGCACTCTGAAGCACCTTGTAAGCGACGATTGAGCCATCATCAGCGATCGGCAGATCGCCATTGCGCATGAAGTTGAGGAGCTCCTGGATCGAGTGCGAACGCTTGTCGATCACGGTCGCGATGCGCTCCATGAACTTCTGGAAGCCGATGGCGTCCTCGCCGTTGTTGATCGCGTCCATATAGGGCGTGAGGGCCTCGACGCCGGGGATCACCTTGTCGTTGACGACAGCGTGCAACTCTTCCGGCTCGTAGTGGTGCTGAACAACCGGAGCGACCGGCGTTCCGACCGGTGTGTGGTTGATCGGCGCGACGGGATCAGCCGACGGCTTCACAACGCCGAGCACGACGGTCGTCATCTTCGGTTCTTCGGCCTTGCCGCCGAACATCGCCTTGAGCTGCGAGAGCCTGCCGCGGACGAACTTCACGACGCCGTTGGTCTTTTCCTCGATCGTCTTTTCGATCGAGAAGGTCGAGGTGTCGATCTCGACATATTCCTTTCGATTCAGCGCCTCGACCATATCGTCGAGAATTTCCTTGGTGCGCTGCGTGTCTTTCGGCAAGTTCAGCTCCGAGCCGTCCTCGAGATAGAGGGTGACGCCGGAGTTCGAAGTTATCGCGCCGAGAATTCGGAGCTTGCTCATGCTGCCTCCTTGAGAGTGTTTGCGACCACGACGGCCGGCTTTGAGTGATCAGTCACCAATGACTTTGCATGACGGCGCTGGAGAAACTTGATCGTTTCGATCAGGTCGTCAGCCAGTTTGGTTTTGGGGCTGTAGTTTGTGCTGCCGATGATGTTCGAGCCGCGCAGCACGACGAGGTATTCGAAGCGCTTTTCGAGGTCCGACGCGCGAACCGGCTTGAAGGTTTCGGCACTCACCTTGCGAAGCTTTTCCCTCGCCTCGTTGACGATTTTCTGCGTCTCTTCCGAAAGCGAGGTGGCGCCGGTCAGGAAGTCCCAGAGCAGAGCTGCTTCCTTATGCGCGTCACCGGGCGTCGCTCTGTCCGGGAAGAGGAGCTTGGCGAGGCGCATGTCCATTTTCGACAGCTTCAGCGCCACATCCGGGATGCTGTTGTAGTGGATACTATCCTTTGACGAGACCATCCGACTATGCCGGATCGCTTCGCCATAGATGACCTCGCGGACCTTCGTCAGTTCGACCAGGCGCTCAGCCGCGACCTCTGCGAGGTTGCGAACGCCGATCTTCTTGAGCTTCTCCTCCTGCTGTTTCGTCGTGATGAGAACGGTGTTCGGGTATTTCGCCGCGATACTCTTGACGAGATGTGCATCGAACGGGAGCCGCGGATTATCGTCCCGCTGCCAGGTCATCATGTAGAAAGCGGGCTCGGAGCAGCTCGGCACAACATTGCGGAAGCCGTGATTGTAGGCCTCGAGGGCAATATACTTTTCCTCGATCTTTTCGCGCCGAACGGGCTTCGCCCGATTTCGCTTGGCCTCCTCATAGTCATAGACTTCCAGCTCGATCTTGTAGCGGTCGCACAAGTCGCGCAGCGTCTTCAGGTTCTTCTCCGTCCACTGGCGCAACACGACGCCCGGAATGTAATGATTCTCCTCTCGGCCATAGAACTTACCCCTGATGCCGCTCAAGGTCGGGCGCAGATCACGTAGGTTGCGCGCCACGCAGAGCACCGGATAAACGTGACCCTCGGGTAAGAACTCGCCGATCTTTTTGGTCTTGGGGCCAGGAAGATCGAGGCTGTAGCGATAGATATCGAACAGCATCAGATCCTTCAGCAGGCCCATCTTCGAGGCGATGCGGATCATCGGCATGGCCGTGCGCCTGAAATTGTATTCCGCGGCCGTGTCGTTTCGCTTAATCGCGCGCCGGTAGAAGCGGCGATCGTCTCGGAACATCTTGCCGGCGATCTTGCACAACTGCCGGCGAGCGACGGACAGGGGAGCGTGCGAGTGAACATCCGTCATGACGGCATGGTCCGCGATCATCGCCGTCGTCGACAGAATTCCCGGGATGACGCCTGCGCTGGAGAAATTGCATTTCAGCGCCTGCCGACCATACGTTTCGATCCATTTCACCAGATAGCGCTTGCGGGCGGCAGGAATTTCGCTTTCAAGCTGCTTGCGCGCCTTGGTAAGCAGCCGCCTCAGCGTCTCGTCGGTCAGATCGGAGTAGGAGAGGGATTCGCGCGAGGGTGTAACGCCGACGCTGTTGGGCGGCGCGATCAGCACCAGGACGGCATATCTGCCGGTGTAATGAAGTGCCTCGTTAGCGAGCTTGAGCAGCTTTTCGTCCGTCGTCGTCAGCGGATACATGACAGTGCCGTAAAGGACGTAGACCTTACCTTCATGGAAATTGCTCGACGGCAGGACGCAATACTCGGTCTTGCGCGCCTCGGCATAATCGTAGCGCTCCAGCGGAATGCCATTCAGGTTCGCAAGGATACCGCCCTGCTTCACGACGGCGCGAATATGCTGCTCGAAGTCAATGCGGGCACTCTTGTCGCGCAGCGGGATCGTGACGGTGATCCCGGTCGCATCGGTCGGGACGCGCACCATTGCCCGCATGTCGGGCTTTCCGTCAGTCGTGGCACCGCCTCGGGAGATGGCGTAGACCGTCTTGAAGCCGGCGTGCTGGCTGACGACGTTGAAATGGTCGGTCACGGCGAAGGGGGCTTTGGAACCGAGGCCGAAGCCGCCCGTCTGGTTGGCGTCCTTCACCTTCGTCGACTTGCCATAGACGCAATAGATCGGATGCATCAGATCGTCCGGAATGCCCGGGCCGAAGTCGCGGATCTCGATCTCGGTATCGGTGACGGTGATCTCGACCGGCACGTCGGTCTTGCCGACCATGATATGCGCGTCCCAGGCGTTGCAGATCGTCTCACGCATCGCGGCGCGCTTCTTGTCGCGGTAGATCTTATCCGAGAGGAGGGCGTAGAGCTCTGGCGAGTCATCCATGCCGAAGGCTTTGGCTTCACCACCGCCGATGATGACGTGCGTGTCCAGCTCTGCAATCGTGGAAACTTGCATTCGTTTATCCCTTGTGTCTCAAGTCTGCGCTTCACGTTCAGTCATTAATGACTATAGCGAAAACGCGTAGGGGTGCACGCGGTAACTATCGGAAGATGCTACCGCGTGCAAGTCATTTCTGACTGACTAGTGCAGATAGACCGAAGAAGTGCGCAGCTTGTCAAGGACGTCGAGGCGCTCGGTAATATCCTCGCCGATCCATTCACGCCGATCCTCGAAATCCTTCGGGTGGATGATCGCCATGTTGATCCGGCCGGAAAGCTCGGCGAGCGCGCCACGGACGACGAAGTCGTAGTGCCGGTGGAACGCCTTGTTCGGCGCCGGCTTGTCGGGCTCCTCCTTGTAGGTGTCGAGCTGCGACAGGTAGTAAATGCAATCGTAGTATCTCGCCGCGGCGTCGAGGCAGATTTCGTAGAAGCTCGCCGCAAGATCGGTCGTTTCCTGGTCGGCGAGCATATGCGAGGTCATGTGGAACTCGCAGGCCGCATAGGCGAGGAAGTCGAGCGGCGTGCGGTCGACGATCAGCGGCCGCGACCGCTTTTCGATCTCCTCGAGGTGATTGGCGAGGAGGATGTGCTGCAGCTCGAGGCGACGCGCGAGCGGCATGGGAGCGACCGCGTCAAACCCATGCGCCTTGGCTACGGCCGAGGTCGAAGTGGCATAGAACTCAATGCCGAGATCGTCGGCGACGGCCTGCGCCGTGGTCGTCTTGCCGGAGCGGGAAGCGCCTGTGAAACCGTAGAGCATGTTTGCTACCTCAGACGCCTGTCGAGCCAAAGCCGCCGGCACCGCGCGCCGTCTCGGAGAGCACGCCGCCCGTGGCGAAGAACCGAGCGCGGAACACCGGAACGATGACGAGCTGGGCAATTCGATCGCCGGGCTTGATGTCGAAGTCCTCGAGGCCGTGATTCATAAGGATCACCTTGATCTCGCCGCGATAGTCGCTGTCGATGGTGCCGGGCGTGTTGAGCACAGTGATCTTGTGATTGGCAGCCAGGCCGGAGCGCGGCCGCACCTGTGCCTCAAAACCTCTTGGCAGCTCTATAGCGATGCCGGTCGGGATCATCAGAGAATTGCCAGCCTGGACGCGGGCAAATTCCACCGAATGGAGATCGGCGCCGGCCGCTTCGTCGGAGCCGTAGGCCGGCGCCTGTGCCGCGGGGTGTAGTTTCTTCCAGTCAACATTGACTGTGGCGAGGCCGGCGAGGGGGTTCCAAGCTTCCATATTATTTCACTCCGAACAGAGACAGATTGAGAGCGCCGGCATAGGCGCCGGCGATTGCGTCTTCGACCGCGGCGAGCGCGGTCTCCTGGGTGGGGTAGGGACCGAAGAACTCGATGGCGGGATCGTCGCCGATCTTCCAGTAGAAGCCATCGGGACGTTCATCGATGAGGACGGGTAGGGTGGTCCGTTCAGTCATAGCGAATGGTCACGCCCTTAAGCCATCCGCCGCAGACGACGCCGGAGACGCGCTTGCCGTTCACACCGATGCCGGTGAAGACGGAGCGGAAATTGTCGCCCCTCGAGCATCCCCACCAGGCGTATCCGCCAACCTGGACCTTGGTGATGCCCTGCGCCTCGCGCGCGCGCCTGGCGTCCTGCGGATCGACGCCACAGCCGGCGAGGAGCGTGATTGCGGCGAGCGCGAAAATAACCTTCTTCATTCCGAGTATCCTATTTCTTACTGTAGACGCGCGCCCGGCTGACGTAGCTGAGCTTCGATTTCGACGGCTTGCTCGCCAGCTTGGTCTTCTTTTTCTTCGTCTCGAAGAAATCCTCGACCTCGGGAAACAGCGTGTCGCAGAAGGCGTCGGACATGCCGGCGTCCTCGCATTCGTCCTCATCTGCGAAGGTGCGGGCGGGGCGGGGATCGTTACAGGCGGCGAGCGCGATGATGTTGGCGATCATGGCCGCGATCAGCATCTTCCTCATGCTGCGTCCTCCACATACTCGCCAGGCAGCGTCTTGCGGAACTGGATCCAGCCGGGGCCGAGATTGCCGGCGAGGTGCGGCTTCTCCCAAGTCCGGTAGGTGCCGGACGCGCCGCGATAGGACTCGCGGATCGGACCAGTCAGCTTGTCAGGCGTGGCCTGGTGCTCGGCCGGCGAGGCGTGCAGCGGCGAGGAGCCGACGAGCAGGTCGTAGCGCTCCAATTCACGCTCGATCGACGCGTCGCCGTCGAACGGCGCATAGGAGATGCGGGCGCAGCGGGCGACCGAGAGCTTCTGCAGAGTCTCCAGTTTGAGAATATCCAGTTCATGCGGCGTGACATAGGGCAGGTGCCACGCGCCAGGCTCGAGCGTCTGATAGTCCGCCTCGTCGATCGCCTTGCCAATCATCTTGGCGAGATCCTGGAAATGCGGCTCCGCGTCCTTGTGCTCGCGCAGGTGCCGGAAGTTCGCCCAGCTCGTCGAGGTGATCAGCGTGTCGATGAAGGAGAACGGCTCGATCAGCCGGTTGGCAATCTGCTTGTGATAGCCGGCGTCAGAGAAGGCTTCAGCAAAGTCCGCTGCCGATTTCGCAGCAAGCTTCCAGGCGCTTTCGTTAACGAGCGGATCACCAATGTCACGAAACATGGTGTCACCAAGGTCAACCATAGCATTGCATTCTTCCGAAGCCTGCATGCCCTTCTGGTTCTTGCCCCAATGCCACGGAACGAACGGCGTCTCGCGGATCTCCTTGAGCATCGTGGCGACCGGCACGGCGCGCGAGGAGCGAGCGTTCCGGGAGAAGACCCGGTGCGTCATGATCTCGGCGTGGATGATGCGCGGGTAGCGCGCGTGAATGGTGATGATCGGCGAAGCGCCATTGGTCGGCCGGCTGGCGAGCACGACCTTTGCAAACATCTGTTCTTTCGACATTAAAACCTTCCGAAGTTGGGATTTTGGTCGGTAGGCTCCCGAGTAGGAGCCTGAGCGATGGAAAGATTGATCTGAACTCGACCTGCAGCCTCGCCAACGATGTCCGCGATAGCTTTCCGGGTCTCCTCACGGATCGCGTTCTTGAGTTCCTCTTGCGCCTTTCCGCGCTGGCGATGGTATGTTGCGACCAGCCTGTCCGCGATCGTCTCAATGAGCCGATCGCCATCCATCAGGCGATTGATCTGCCGCTGCACCTCTTCGGCGATCGCTTGCTCGACCTGACCCTTCAGCGTCTTGGTGCCGCCGATACCGTATTCGTTCGCCAGGATGTTCTGGATCTGACCGGTCATGAAGCGCTTGAGTGCGCGCTTGTCATCCGGGTGCAGGCGGTCGAACACCTCATTTTCGGTCTTCGTCATTGTGTCCTTCGTTCGTTCAGTAATGACTGACTAACTAGCTTTATAGCATTCAGTCAGTCGGGAGACTCTCGGCTTTTCGATAAGATTGTAGGTAGTCGACCCCTGATGACCGCGCTTCCAGACGAACCAGGACAGCTCCATCGTCGGAGAGCCCTCGCCGGAGAAGTCCGGTCGCCAGAGCAGGTCGAGCTTGAACAGGGGCGGATGCTTGACGAACAGCGGCTTTCGCTTGGCCGCGTGGAAGAAGGTCGACTTTAACAGCAGCGCCATTGCGTCAAGTTTGAGCTGACCCATTCCGTGTTCGATAAAGTCGGCCGCGACGTTAAAGGGCGGATTGGTGATCACGACCGGCGCTGCCCGCTGGGCGAGCTGGCGGAAGTCGATGACCATCGTTCCAGGATAGCCGCGATCGACAATGTCGGATGCGACGACGTCATAGCCGTAGGCCTTGATAACCTCGGCCATTTCGCCGGTGCCTACGGCGCACTCATGGATCTTCCGATCGCCAAACGAGATCCGCTTCAAAAGTCCCTCGGTGACGTCGGTGTCAATCGTGGCGTAGAAGTCGTCTTTTCGTCTGCCGGCGGACGAATTTCCGCCGGCCATGGATGCGCCGAGTCCACTCATCTGATCGGACAAGCCCCCGTTGCACAATCACCCATGTCGATCATGTCGAGGCTGTTGTCGCGCGACAGATCGAGCGGGAGAAGGGTGCGGACATATTCGTCATACATCCGTTTCGAGACGGCCTGCTGCGGCAGATATTTGAAGCCCAGATCCTCGGCCGACTTGGTCGGGTCGTTGCGACGCAGGAAGGACACACCGACATAATCGTCCCAGTGGTCCATGAACCAGTCGGCCATAGCCTCGATCTCGGTCTCGTCGAAGGAGATGGTGATCGAGCAGTTGTGCTGGACGTAATGCTTCATCAGCATCCGGTAGCGCTCGAGCTGGCTGACCGCGCTCTCCATATTGACCTCGACCTCTTCCTCGCGGCCGTTGATCGTCATGGTCATCGGCGTGAACATCGGCGACGGCGGATACTCAACCGGGATCCGGACGATTACCGCGGTCGGATCGGTCGGGTGGTCGGTGATCTGGTAGTTGGCCGCACGCAGCGCATCGACCAGCGGCTCGCCCTTGGTGACGTTCATGTTGTTGAAAATCCAGCGCGACAGCGACAGGTGCGCGCCCTCATGAACTTCGTCACCTTCAAGACCGAGGTGCTTCGAGGACGTGCCGCCCGGCTGGACCTGGGTGACGCGCCGCGGCCGCGGAGTGCCGAATTCGTCAGCCATCGAGTTCGTGCCGGCTATCGCCGCATCCCGCACTGCCTCGAGCATGTCGGCATTATCCATGCCTTCCCAGGAGACATAGCCGAGCGGAGCGACACCGCAGAGCCGGAGCAGGTGCTGGTTATCGTTCCAGCCAAGCTGCAGCACGCCGTCACGCATCGACACGCAGGTCTGGCGATAGTTGGCGCGACCGGCGATAAACTGCGCGCGGAGCAGGCCCTCGAAGTTTCCGTTGAAGCGGTGCCAGACGACCTGGACCAGGTTGCAGAAGCCCTTCGACGGCAGGAGGATCTCGGCGCAGGGATTGCCGCCTTCGAAATCGGGCGCGCGGCGCTTGGCGTGCGCTGCGTTGATGAAGCCCGGATCACCGCCGGCGAGAATGCGGGTCAGGAGATCGACAATGCGCTCGCGTGCCGGCTTCGACCAGAACAGGATGGAATTGTTCGACTGCTCGCGCTGGACGTTGTTCTCGGCGCCGTTTTCGGCCGCGAGCCGGTCGAGAATCGTGTCCGCCTTCGGGTGCGACCAGTCGAAATCGGCAGGAACCGGCCAGATCGATCCATCCTTGCGGTAGTAGGTGTAGCGATCGACCTTGAAGTCGACGAAACCTTCGATCTCCGAAGAGATATCATCGAGCATCCAGATCTGGGCGGAGCGGCGCGAGGAGAGCACGGTTCCGAGGTAATTGACGATGTCGCCGATCTCGAGCGCGGTCAGAACGCGACCGGCCGCCGAGATCAGGATCTGGCAGATCCGCTTCAACGCCTTCGCCAGCGGTTCCCAGCCGGACGAGAGCCAGCCGTAGCCCTTCAGGCGCTTGCCGCCCGGACGCAGCTCCCGAAGATCGATGACGATGCGCTTCGCCGGATACTTGCCGGCCATGATCTTGCCGAGCGCCTTCGCCCAGGCTTTCGCGCTGTCACCGACGACGATCGTCCAGTCGCCGGTCTCGGGATCGTAATGCTCGGAGTTGCCTTCAGCCCCGCCCTTGTCGGCGCGCGTCGAGCCGATGACGGAGATCTCCTTGAGGTTCTCGTTGAAGCCGGTGAGCAGGCCCGGAATGGGCTTGAAGCCGACGCCGCAGCCCTGCAGCAGCAGCCAAAAGACGTCGACCAGGTCGGCCGGCGTGTTGACCGTGGTGAACGAGCAGTTGAAGGCGGCCGAGGAGCGCTCCTTGACCAGGTCCGTCCCGCCCATCCACTTGACGCGGCCGGACATGGAAAGCTTGCGCTCGACAATGAGGGCGCGCAGCTCCTCGAGCTCGGCTTCCTCATGCGGCTTGAGGGCGCGGCCGACCTGCTTCTCCCAGAGCCAGCGCTGATGACCGATGACCCGGTCGACCATTGCTTCCGGCGTCTCGAAGACGGTTCCTTCCTCATTCAGAGGGCGCAGATAGGTGCGCCGCTCGACGATTGCCGCGCGTGCGGACGGCAGGAGGTTGTGGCCGACGAAAGCCGGCTGATGAATGCCCATATTTTGTTGCTCCAAACGTTCTTGAGGGGCGGATATAGTAAGTCAGTAATGACTGACTAAACAGACTTGCAAAATAAAAATTATGCTGCCTTGCCGGTCGATCCCGCGGCGAGGATTGCCTTGACCTGCTGAAAGGCCGGTGTCCTGATGCCGGCATGCACGATGGCGCAGGCGTCGGCCAGATGTTCGTTCGCAAGCACCGGCACCATCTTGCCGCCCCGCTTGGTCAGGAGCCATGGTGCGTTCGGGTAGGTCTCGAAGGCCCAGTCGATCATTTCCTGCTTCGACGCGGTGCGGGTGCCGACCGTCGCCTTCTTCGTCTCGATCGGCGAGACCTCGATCAGCGGGCAGACGTGCGACAGTGCCGCATAGATGCCGATGGTGATCCCAAAACCAAGGACGGCGTCATAGGATTTGCCGCCGAACGGGATTTCGGCAAAGCAGGCGACGCAGCCGTTGAGGAAGGGCAGCGCGTCCTGGTAGATCTCCTGCGAGCGCCGGAAGTTGTCGGACGAGACGCGCACGGTCTTCGCCTTGCTCTTCTCGGTCTTGGTGAGATTCAGATCGTCGACCAGGAGCTGATTACTCCCAAGATCGAGGATCATGCGGGCGACGCCGAAATTGGCGAAGCTGCCGTCCATGCCGGCGATAAGGATTTTGGTCATTTCTACCTCTCAAAACATTCCGAAAAGCGGGTTGCCGTCATAGGCATTGGCGACGCGGTTCTTCTCGCGCTCCTCCGCCTCCTCGGCCTCGGCGAGCTTCTGCTTGCGCAGCCGGCCGACCATCTGGTTGATGATCGTCATCGTGTCCTCGACGGCGACGGTCTGCGCCTCGGGTTCGAGCGCCTGGGCGAGCTCAAAACCAAAGTTCTGAAAGACGTCGTCGACCTTCTTGGCCGGGATTTCGACCGTGAACGGCTGCGCGTCGACCGGCGAGAAGCAGAGGATCAGCCCCTCGCGCGAGCCCATATAGGTGTCGGTCAGCATGAACTCGGCGCCGGAGATCATGGCCTTCTTCGAATAGGGAGGATTGCCATCCTCCCGCTTCACGGTGAGTTTCGGGGTGCCGTCGATCTCGAAGATGGACTCCTTGAGAAGCTCCGTGATCTTCTTGCCGACCTCGATGGTGAGTTCTTCGTTCGTCATGGCCCTATCAGTCATTAGTTACTGATTACGTTATAGCAAGAAACTGCTTGCCGGTTACGCGATCTCCTCGAGAAGCGTGGTCTCGCCGTCTTTTTTCTTCACGGTGATGACCTGAGATACCCAATCCTTGAGATCGCTGTGCGAGATCACGAAGACGCTGCCACGCTCGCGCGCCTTGTCCTCGAGGATCTGGGTGAGCCGCTCGATACCCGCGGGATCCAGCGCATTGTCGATTTCGTCGCCGATGAAGAGGTCGATCGGTTTCGTCGCGCGGGTCGCCACGAGATCCTGGAGTGCCAGCGCCGTGCAGATCCGGACCTTGCGCTTCTCGCCGCCCGACAGTCCACCGAAGGATTTTGCACCCTTAGCATTCGTGACCTCGATCGAGAACTTCTCCTTAAGCTCGCCCTTGGAGTTCGGCACCAGCGTCGTCCACACCGCCTCGATATTGTCGTCGGACATGATCGACAGGTATTTCGACGTCTGGGCGTTCAGGAACGGCGTCACCTCGTCGAGAATGTGGGCGCGGACACCGGCCGGCGAGAATACCTTGACGACGCTCTCGGCAATCTCGACCTTGCCGGCCTCTTCCTTCAGCTTGCCGGCAAGCACGCCGAGCTCCGCGTCGATCTTGGCGATCTTCGCCTCGAGGTCGGTGAGCGTCGCAAGATGCGGGTTGACGGCTGCGGTCAGTTCCTTGGCCTGGTTGGCGAGATTCTTCGCCTGCACAGCTTCGACTTCGCGCTTTCGCTTCAAGTCGTCCAAGGCGCGCTGCTGGCCGAGCAGGGACGCTCGCTCAGCGTTGATCGCGCTCGGGTCAGTCATCGACGCAGCAAACGCATGGAGCTCGCCCTCGAGCTTCTGTGCGTCTTCCGTGGCCTGCTTCATCTTGTCCTTGGACTCCTTGAAGCGCTCGGCGAGTTCACCCGCCTTCTTGACCAGGGCTGCCTTGTGAACGGCGATGGTATCTCGGTCGTGTTCGCGCCCGCATTCATGACAGGGCGTGCCGACCGTCGCGTCGAGCGCCGCGATCTGATCGCGGATCTGTTCATGCTCGCGCTTGTAGGCCTCGGCGAAGCGTCTATGATTGGTGATTTCACCCTGCGCGGTCGTCACCTTTCGGGCGAGATCGTTGTGCGTCTTCTGCTCGCCGGACAGCGACGCGAGCTTCGCATCGCAATCGGCAAGTCCTTTGGCGATCGCCGGCTCGTCGATCGCGGCAATGTCGGCGTCGATATCCTTGACCGTGCCGACGCGGATGCCGACCTCGGCCTTCAGCGTGGCGATCTTCGTCTTGCGGTCGATCTCCCAGCCGTCGCGCTGCGCCGTGGTCGTGATGACCTGGTCCTCGAGCATGTCCTTGCGCATACCTGCCTTGTCGGTCTGGTCAGTCACTTCTGAATGTGCAGCTTTGGCTGCGGAAAGCTTGTCGCGCGCCAGCCTGTAAGCCTCCTCGAGCAGCGTCACGCCGGACGCCTCTTCGATCAGCACCTTGAGCTGCTTGTCGGTCATCGCCGGCAGATCCGGCATCAGCTCCTGGCCGGCATAGACGGCCGCGCGGAAGACCTCGAGGGATGCGCCGACGATCCTGTTGACCACTTCCTGCGTCAGCTTGTCGGTGCCCTTGGTCAGCTCGTTGATCGTGCCGTCCTTCGCCAGGTGCATAACCGTCAGGCTGTTCTTGTGCTTGGGATGCTTGCGATGGCGCGCGATGCGATAGACGTCGTCGCCGTCGTCGATATCGACCTGGCCCATCGTGCCCTTGCCGGCCTTGTCGTTGATGACGGCATCGCCGGAGACGCCGCGGGCGGTCTCGCCGTAGAGCACCCAGCAAAGCCCGTCGGCGAGCGAGGACTTGCCGGCGCCGTTGGATTCGGCCGAGGAATCGTCCTCGTTGATGCCCTGGATGAGCATCAGTCCGCGATCGGCGAGGTTGATCTCGGCCTTGGTGATGGCAAGAAACTGTTCGAGTAGGAGCTTGGTGAATTTCATTCGGGATGTCTCACTTTGAGATAATAGGGAAGATCGACCGGCCGGCAGCCGAGCTTTTCGGCAATCTCCGACCGCGTCGCGCGACGCGTGGACGTTCTCTTGAGCACCGATTCCGGGCCGCCTGCGCCGAAGCGAACGATGATATACGAGCCGCGTCCGTCATCATCGACAATCACGCCGACGCGACCACGATACTTACCGCGTGTCTGCGCTACCCAGTCGCCCATCGTCAGTCTCCGAAGGGCAGGGCGAACAGGAAATATTCGCGCTCGTTGATCATCAGTGTCTGGAAGCTTGGCACGTCGCTCATATTGCAGAGCGTGTCGTGATCGTCCGAATAGCACTTGGTCGTCTGATAACCGTCGCCGTCAGTGTCGATCTCGCGGGCTTCCAGATGCATGTCGAGCGAACCGATCCGGACATGGGCGAGCAGCCGCTGCTTCGGATCGCCATCCTCGCCTATCTCGTCCCACTGAATCTGGTCGAGCGGGATTGTCGGTGCGTCGAGCCGAAACACCATCACTGCGCCTCCGGAACGATGACCGTGATCTTGAGGGCCTCGAGCACCTCTTCGCGAGCGGTGCTGTAGCCAATCTCGCCCTCGATCGCGATGAAATGGTTGGCCGGCAGGCCCTTGATCTGCTCGTGGATATACGGCCGCAATGCCTTCACCAGGTCGTCGCCCGCCTTGACCGTCCACTTGAATGTGGTCGCGGGCATCTCCATGCGCGCGGCGCCGGAGGAGACGACGACCGGATTGTTCGTCACGTCGATCCCTTCCTTCGGGATCGTCAGCTCTTTCCGACCGACACTGATACGACGGGTCTTGAGGAATTCCTCGTCCTGCGGGGCGCGCATCATTCTGCGGTCTCCTTCTCGAGCCGGACGATGACCTCGCGGACGAACTCGCGCACCTCGGCGACCGTTCGACCAGTGCGGTCGTTCCAGGAGACAATTGGCTCGAAACGGTCGGAGACGCGCTTTACATCTTCGCGATCAACCGCCTCGTGGTGCTCCTCGAGCACGGTCATCATGGTGATCGCCACCTTGGCGATCTCGGGCTGTTCCTCAATCACGTCGTCGCCGTGATCGTTGGAGAAGAACGAGTAGCCGGCGACCTTGTCGACCGCACCCTGCAGGCAGTAACAGGTTGCGTCGTCACTATCCGGCGTCGTGAAGGTGTCGACGTATGTCTCTCCATTCTCCTCGACGTAGAAGCCGGCGAAATCGCCCTGCAGCCACGCCTTATCGTCCTGGAACAACTCCAGGACGCCTTTTGCGATATCGATCGCCTTCATGCTGCTTCTCCTGCGTTGATGGCTGCTGCGAGATCGCCGGTCTCTGCGGCCTTGCGCAGACCAGCGCCGGGAGCGGCCGTCGGTTTCTTGGCGACCGGCATGTCGAGCTTGGTCGGCTCGGCGCGCTGGCTCTTGCCAGTTTTCGTGTCGCCGAAGCGGACACGGTGATTGCGCTTGTCGCCAAAGCCGGCCATGTCCTGCTTGATGATCCGGCAGGACGGCGTCTTCTGCTGATACATCTGCGCCGTCTGCCAGGGCAGGTCGGCGATGGTCTGCTCGACGGTCGTCTCGGTCTCGCCGATCTTCCTGCCGCGCTCGTCGAACTTCGAGATTACATGCCGCTTCTCGATAATAACCGTATAGAACTGAGTCATTATGTTCTCCTGTGTCTCTAAGTATCTTTATAGCATAGACACTTGCGGGAAGCGTCAGGCTTCTTCGTATACTGCTTTGGCACTTGAGAGGACGTCGGCGCATTCTCGCTTGATACTATCGCGGTCAATATGCGCCGGAATGTCCTTTGCGGCGTCGACATAGTCGAGCACCGACTGGTCGAGGGTGACGGCCTTCGACTTGGCGCCGGTCGCGCCGGTGCGGACAATGGTCGTCGACTTCGGCACCTGGATCGACACGCCCTTGGCGCCGGCCTCGAACAGCCACTCCTTCAGCTCCTTGAGCTGCTCGGGCGTAAAGCCCTCACCGCGGAAGCGGGCATAGTTGTTCGGCACGGTCGCTTCCATCTCCTCGACGTCCATACCGGTAATATCGATGAAGCGCGGCGCACGGCTTTCGTGGAACTGCACCTTGTCGTCGCTGACGATCAGGAAGCCGGCCTTGGAATTGACGTCTGACCAGGTCTGGTGCGTCGTCGCGCCGATCGAATAGACCCCGCCGCCGTGATCGACGTGATGGTGATAGTGGCCGGCGAAGACGCGCCGGAAGCCAAGCGCTGCGAGCCGGCCGGCCGTCAGTCCGCGCGGCGGCATGGTCGCAAGTGTGCCATCGATGCCGGCGTGGATGATCAGGTCGGTCTGGCTGAGCTGGCTACCGCATTCGCCGGCAAGCTTGCGCGCCGAGGCGATCAGCTCGTCAATGCTTTCGCGCCACGGCAGGAAGGCGATGTTGTCCCAGCGCGCCGGAACGTTGAAGGGTCGCACCGTCGCTTCGGTCGAGAAGGTCTCGCCGAGCGTCTGGGCTCCGCTCGTCAGCGCCGAGGCGTCCTTACCCTTCAGATCATGGTTGCCGGGAATGAAGGCGATCTCGACGCCGGTATCGAGGATCTTGCGGAAGGTGTCCTGCGTCGGATTGAGGACTTCCGGATCGAGCGAGCCGCGGGTGTGGAAGATGTCGCCGGCGATGACGAGCAGCTTGCCGCCCGCCTTCTGGATGGCAGCGGCCGTGCGCTCGAGCTCGGAAAGAATGATGCGCAGGCGCGAATTGACACCGTCGCTGTCGATCGTCGCGAACGTCGACCAGGCATGGCAGTGCAGATCAGAGGCGATGCCGTAGATCATCGGGCATGTCCTCCGACGATCTGGACGGTGAAGTGGGAGTGATCGACGATCGGCGCGTGCCAGTAGAACTCCTCGAGCGCCTCGTCGCAGTCCTCCGCCTCGATCTCGTATTCGGGCAGGACGAACACTTCCAGCATGTGCAGATCTTCAAGGGTGACGGTGCGCTCGGCGCGCACCTGGAATGTGGTTTTCATATTGTGTCTCTCGCTTCCCAATCAGTCATTGCTGACTTTCGATTATCGTTATAGCAAGCGCGCAGCGGGATGCAATCAGTTATTAGTGACTGACTACGCTATGCCAGAAAAGGCCGGCGCTCGCCGAATGCATGAAAGGGGAGATAGCGCTGGACGGCTCCACCGCGCCGGCGATAGTCGCGCGGCGGGGCGACCTTGGAATCCATATAGGTCTCGAGGTCGGTCCAGTAGGATTCGTTGTCGTCGTAGTTGAGAATGCCGATCTTTTCGACGCCCTGCCGGCGCAGCTTCAAAAGCGTGTCGTGGTCGAGCGCCCAGATAGCCTTGCCCTTGCGCACTGCGTCCGAGATGGACAACTCGCCATCCCGGAACACGTCCTTGGCGCGGCGGAAAGCCAGATAGAAGCTGTCACCGCTAGAGTGTGTGTATATTGCTCCGTAGGTCCGCCGGCCGACCTTTATCAAGGCCTCCCGATAGCCTTCCTTCTTCAAACGCTTCCTTGCCTTGTCCAACATCGAAACCTCGCCAATCGTAGATACCCTGTTTCCCCTGGATCGGGATTGGATGCTTCAACGGACGCGCATGCTTGAGGCGCCAGGCGTAGCCACCGAGCTGATACCAGCCGAAGGCCTGTTCCTCGAGCGTGATGTCCTCGATGAAGTCTTCCGTAACCTGTTCGATCGAGTCCAGCGTCACCGTGCCAAGCAGCATGCCGCGCGGCAGCTCCTCGAGCGGCGGCAGCCCGCTCTGCTCGTAGAAGAACTGGAACTCGGGATCGGCATAGGCCGACCGCTGATCCGGCGTGATGCTCTTCGTCGCGGCGATGCCGAGCGTCTGGCCGATTACCGATTTCGGAGCGGGCCAGGTGCGGGTCTCGAAGAACTTCATGCCATGAACGACCAATGACGCCCACGGTTGCCAAATGCTGATGACCTTCACGATATGCCTCGCTGTATCAAAACGTTGAAATGATATAGCAAAGCATATAGCAGCCCGTGAACAAAATGTGAATCCTGCCCGGCCGTTTGCCGTTCATTCTTCCAACTCGACGATTTCTTCCACAGCCTCGACTTCGATATCGCCGGAAACTTCCCGCTCGCCCAAAGTAACGGACCAGATCTCGGGATGATTTTCGGCTTTCGCCTTGGCCTTGGTGATCGCTTCCGCCTCCGTCCCGGCTTCAACCGGGACGGTGGTGCGGACTTTCTGCGAGACGGTGCGGACGAGCCGCACGTCGTAGGATTTCATGCCTTACTCCGCAGCTTCGAGCGTCGGTTCGATATCGAGCTCGGCGACGACCGCGGGCTCGTAGACGGCCGGCAGCAGTGCCTTGAGGTCGTTGATCGCACCTTCCTCCTCGAGTTTCGCAGCGAGCGGGCCGGCATAGTATTTCTTGCCGTCGATCCACTCGATATAGGCGCCGGACTTCTTCAGCTTGCCCTCGGAGACCAGGAAGTCGACCATCGAGCGGTAGACGTTGAAATAGCCGGTGCCATCGGGCTTGAACTCGAAGCGCCAGGTCGCGGTGCGGAACGGCCGGGTGATCTTGTTCTTGATGATCTTGGCCGTGATCTGCGAGCCGATGACCTCGGCGTTGTCACCCTCGCCCTTGGTGATCTTCTGCGCCTTCAAAGCGATGCGCTGCGAGAAGTAGAACTTCGGCGCCTTGCCGCCCGGCGTGGTCTCCGGATTACCGTAGACGACGCCGATATTCATGCGGATCTGGTTGAGGAACAGGGCGCAGATGCCGTAATCGTCGCAGTGCTGGGCGAAGGCCGGGAAGTGGGCCGAGGTCGCACGCGCCAGCGCGGTGTTGTCGTGCATCGAGCGCTTGCTCGGATCCTTTTCCTTACCCTTGGTGTCGAACATCGCCGAGTGCGGCACCATCGAAGCGAGGGAGTCGAAGGTCCAGCAGATCGGCGCATTGCCGTCGATGAGCGCCTTCTCGCGCAGCACCACGGCCGTCTTGACGGCGATCTCGAGGCTCTCCTCGAAGGTCTTGGGCTTCTTGTAGAGGAAGCGACCAGGGCGCGCATCGAGCCCCTGACCTTCGGAGAGATACTGCTGGAACGACCGTTCATGGTCGTTGAAGCCGGCGAAACCGCCCTGCCGCTGCGCCGCGATCATTGCGGCGGAGGCAACGGCCGTCTTGCCGGACGATTCAGGCCCGTAGATTTCGATGCAGCGCCCGACCGGCAGGCCGCTGTCCCAGCCGTTCGAGAGCGCGTGATTGAGCTCCGGATAGCCGGTGTCGAGGAACGACTTGACGGTCGACTCCTCGTCGCTGACGCCAACCACGTCGCCAAGCGCCTTGGCGATGTCTTCTGCAGATGCCATTTCAAATCTCCTTCTATTCATCCAGGAATGCGTCTTCGTCGCTCGACGCCGCTTCCTTGGCGTCGTCGGCGAAACTGTCGATGGGCGGCGGGCGGCGCCGGCGCGGGCCGGATCCACTCAGGCGCTCGCCGGGAATGAGGCCGTCGGCGGTGCGCGGGAGCGACGGGCGGGTCGAGGCGATCGGTGCGACGGCCGGCCGGATCGTGCTCATGTCGAAGATGACCGGCTTGTCGAGCGAGAAGCCGGTGACCTGCTGCGCGAAGAAGGCGCGCTGGCGAGCCATTTCGAGCAGATGTGCCAGGTGCCGGAAGGAGAGCTCGATCTGCTCGGTCGTAAGCCCTTCGATCTTCTCGATCTCCTTGACCAGCGTGTCGAAGGACTTGCCGGCGCGATTGACCGCAGCCTCGATCTTCTGCTTGGGATTGCTGTCTTCGGTCTGATCAGTCATTTATGAATGCCTCTGGCGTCCAAAAATTAGCGGTTTCGAAGCCGCCCTTGATTTCGGTCTTGCGCTGGCGCGCCGCGTCGATCGCGCTTGCGGAAACACCGTTCAGCTTGGCGATCGACATGAGGATCTCGAGGACGTCGCCATATTCGTCCGGATTGGTGAGATCGAGGGAGAGCTCGGCGACTTCCGAGTGCAGCTTGCCGACGAGGAGCGCGATGGCGACCGGCCTTGAGACCTGATGATTGGTCTCGTTGTAGCCCTCGCGCGGCACCATCTTGTCGCGCACGAGCTGCGGCATGCGCACCGGCTCGTCCGACTTCCTTGCCAGGCTTTCGGCGAGCAGCTTCTCGGCGCAGGGCCGGCAGCGCCAGGCGCGCTTGTCGCCGATAAAGGTGCCGAGACGGGGCGTTTCGTCGAGCTGCCGGATACCGTCGTAGCTCTCGCAATTTTCCTCGGCGCAGCGGCACAGATACCCGCCGGGAGCATAGCCGTAGGTGCGCAGATGCTCGACTGCCGCCTCGGGTCTTTCGATGTGAAGATTCATATTACCTCCGAAGACCAGATATCGGCCAGATACATGTCGAGATACTGGGGCGCTCGCCGGCCGGTCTCGGTGTCCCGCCAGACCGTGCAGCGGCCGCGGAACTTGTGCTCAACCGGCTTGCGGAACCAGCGATGCTTCCGAAGCGTGACCTCTGCGGCGCCGGATCTTCCGATCCACTCAAACTTGACGAACGACCACTTCATGCTGCGTCCTCCCACGGCGGCCGGAACGCATCGAAGACGGAAAGCCAGGTGTCGAGATCCTTGAGGATCGACTGGAATACGAGGCGCCGGCAGAACTCCTCAAAGCGGCCCTTGTCGGCCTCGCCCCTGGTGATCGACAGATTGATCGGATCGGGGCGCTCTTTGGTGCGCAGGTCGACCAGCTTCATGTTGCGCGCGAATGCGATGCGCTTGCCCTCGTCGTCGGCGAGCGACTGCAGGGCCTTGCGAAACTTCGGGCCGACCAGGTTGATATCGAGGGAGCCGTCGAGGGCCATGTTGGAGAAGTTCGCCCACGAGGTATAGGCTCGGAAGAATTCCTGTGCGCCCTTGTCGCCGATCCCGCCGACACCCGGCACACTGTCGCCGGAATCGCCCATCAGCGCCTTCATTTCGACGAACTGGCTGAAATCGGCGAGCTCGTAGCCGAGGTGCTCCTTGACGTCCTCGATCTTGCGGATCTTGCGATCCTTGATCGGGTCGAACCAGGAGATGCCGGGACCGACGAGCTGGATCCAGTCCTTGTCGCCGGAGATCAGCATCACCTTGTCGCCACGGGCGACGTAACGGTCGGCGAGGATCGCAGCGAGGTCGTCGGCTTCCATGTTCGAGGCGCGCACCTGGTCGACGCCGATCAGCGTCAGCGCCTTCTTGATCGCCGGCATCTGCTTCTTGGCAGAATCCTTTTCGGCCTGCGCCTTCTGATAGGCCGGCGTGTGGTTCTTCTCGCGGCCTTCCTTGTATTCGGGAAACAGCATCTTGCGCCACGAGGCGCCATCCCAGAGCACGATCGGCTTCATCATGCCGTAGGTGCCCATGAGGCTGCGCATGATGCGCAGGAAGGTGTAGATCGCCTGGACTTCCGTCTCGCCCACCGTCAGCTTCTTCGCGCCTTGCGCGGCGTGGGTGAGGTTCGGCCCGTCGATCAGCAAATATCTATTCATCCGGAAATCCTCAGTGCTTGAGACAGCAAGGGGCGGCGCGAACGAGATACCTGTCGCACCGCCCCGCTTGATCGACCGCCCGAAGGAGAAAGCGGTCGAAGTGACGGCGCCCTGGAGAACGGCAAACGGGGCGCCGTCGGCTACTGAAGATTAGAGGTCGTCGAGACCAGCGAGGATGTCGTCGACATCGTCCTCGTCTTCCACAGCAGCAGCCTTGGCGGTCGCCTTCGCTGCGGTGCGGGTGGGAGCCGCCGTCTTCTCCTCGACCACTTCTTCGACCTCTTCGACGACCGTGTCGTCGAGATCGGCAACAGCGGCGAGTTCGGCTTCGTCAGCGTCCTCGACGGCTGCAGCGGCAGACGAAAGAGCTGCGGTCGGCGTGCGGGCCGAGCCGGCTGCGCTCGTCAGGCGCGGCAGTGCAACGCCGGAGATCTGCGCGATGGCAGCGAGCGCCTTCGGCTCGTCACCACGGAAGAACTCCTTCTCGATATGCGCGGCGAGGTCGTGCGAGCCCTTGAGAGCGGCCGGCGGAACGGGCTGCGACTTGCCGGGAGCGACGTTGACCGAATATTCGGTGTTGAGGCCCTTGCCGGAGCGGGTGATGATGAGGTCGATGCCGTTGACCGGATCGAGCACGTCTTCACCTTCGTCGCCATACTGCTGAATGACAGCCATGACCTTGCCCCAGGTGGTCGGCGAGAGCTCGAGGATCTGCGGCTCATCCGGGTTCGAGGAACCCTTCGAACGATCGAGGACGTTGACCAGGATCGACGTCTTGGCGCGCCAGCTCTCGTAGAGCTTCTTCGAATCCTCGTCGATCGCCGTCTGGATGGCGCGGTCGATCGCGGTCGCGATTTCGTCGGGCTGCTGGTAGACGACGGACTTGGAGCCGACGACGGCGAGCGGCTTGCCGTTTTCCTCGGCCTTGATCCAGTAGACGCCGAGATCGGCCCAGAACTGACCGTTGGCCGGGAGCCATTCAGCTTTTTCGGGAATGAAGAAACGGTAGCGGTTCGCACCTTCCTTCGGCTTGATGCGCGATCCGCTCGAGCGCGAATACTTGTTCGCGGCGTTGGAGACGAGCTTACGCAGTTCGGGAGAGAGAGCCATTTTGCGCTTTATCCTTTGGTTCGCAGATAGCAGGTTCGCAGGTTCGTGCCTTGAGGGCGGTCGAGAGCACGTCAGAATTTCGTTCTTTCGTGCTTTCGTTCTTTCGTTATAGCACTTTCTGCAAGGGACGTCGCAGGCAGCGACGATTTTTTTACGAGGCGATCAGACCCCGATATTTGTCGGCGAGTTCGGAAGCGCGGCCGGCAGTCGACTTGCGGCTTTCGGCTTCCCGAGCAAGACGCGCGCTCTCCTCATCCGCCTTGCGCGCGGCAGCTTCCTGCTTCTTGGCGTGCTCGCCGAGCTTGTCGACGATGTCGGTGATCGGCTTGACGATCTTCTCGATGTCGTCCTCGAGACCGGCGATGCGGCGCAGAAGGGCGAAGAAGGCTTTGACCAGTTTCATCATGGGCTTTCCTTGGGGTTGGGGTTACTTCACTCGTTTCCGGCTGCGGCGCGGCGCAGCAGAAAATCCTTGGCATCGGCCTCGCGTGCCTCGCGGCCACGCATGATCAGCTCGCCTTTCAGCTCCTCGCGCTCATGGGCGCCGAGCTGGACGAGCATGTCCTTGCGCTGTCTGAGGGCCTCGACGGCGGTCTTGGCGACGGCCTCGATCTGCTTGGCCTCGTTCAAGGCCTTCTTCATCGCGATCACCTGTTCGTGTCGCGTCACCAGCTTCTCGAGCTGGGCTTCCGTCACCTTCTCGCCCCTTCCGGCGAAGTCGTCGCGCAGCTTGCGATAGACGGCCGCCTCGGTGTTCTCGAGAAGGAGCTTGACGTCGTCGACCTGGCGGGCAGCCTTTGCGGCAAGCTCGCCGTAGTGGCTGAACAGGGACGCCTGCTGCATCATGCCGTCGCTGAGATCCAGCGGGTTGATGGATGTATCCTTGCGCAGCTCGGCAGATTCGATGAACTGCCTGACCTTAAATCTTCTCACTTCGGTCATCGTCGTTCCCTGTCATTCAGTAATGACTGACTATATAGCAGAAAATGAATCGGAGCTCTCACGGTTTTCATCTTTTGCCGGCGGTTCACCGACCTCGAGCAGGACCGGCGGCTGGCGCGTGCCGATGATGGTGAGAATGATCGGCGCGCCCTCAAACAGGCGCATGACCTCGTCGGTCGTCGGCTGCCAGGCCGACTGAATGGCCGGCGTGCCTTCGCCGTTGACCGTGCAGTTGAGCATGACCTGGCGCAAGGGGAGGGGCTGATAACCCTGTTTCTCGCCGGCGACGGCCGTTGCACCTTCAATGACGCCGATTTCCATCACAGTTCCTCCATCTTGGCGAGCAGACCGTCGATCGCACCTTCGATCGTGTCGCTCTCGAAGTCTATCTCGGGCTCGCTTTCACCCAAGCACACGGCGCCCACGGGATTCGATACGCCGGCCCGCCAGTGCGGCGTTTCGACCTCGGCATATACCTGTCTCTTGGCAACAGGATCCCAATGACCGTCTTTGTAATCCATACCGGATAGGATGAACTCGTCGTTGTAGCCCTTCTCGAGGGCCAGCTCGCGGATGCGAGCGATTTTCTGGACAAGGGTGAGGGTCATCAAAATCTCCCGTAGTTTGGATTGTTGGCGTAGGGATTGACCGAGCGAATCATCTCCTCGACGTCCAGATCGACTTCATCGACCGCGGCGAGGGCAGGGGTCTCGACAAGCTCGGCATCCTCGGCCGGCAGCTCGCTAAGCATGCCGTTCATATGGATCAGCCAGATCGGCTTCTCATAGTCATCGACGCCCATTTCAGCCGCGAGGATCTCGCCCTTGCGCAGGGTGTGTTGACCGCGCACCCGCACGGTCTTTACCATTTTGATCGTGAAGCTCATGGCAGCAAATCCATGACCGAGTGGAAGACATCTTCCATCAGCTTCTGCTTGCTGGCGTCGAAATAGATTTCGCCCGGCGAGAATCCGATGACCAGGTTGGCGTCGTATTCCTTCGAATAGACGATCTTGCCGGCCGCCTCGGACGCCTTACCCTTGAAGTCGGGAATGAAGTGGCGCACCGTCTGGCTGCCGAGCAGCACAATGATCGGAGGTTTCAGGATCTCCAGCTCGCGCTCGAAATAGGGCCGGTAGAGCGCAATCTCCTCGGCCGTCACCTGCTTCTCGGATTTCGGCCGTTTGATCAGCGAGGTCCAGTAGGCGTCCTCGCGCGCCAGCGTGTGTTCGCTCAGCGCGTCGATGACACAGGCCATCTGAATGCCGAAGGACATCTTGCCGAGATCCTCTTCCTGGGTCGTCGGCGCGTCGGTGACGATCATAAAGCGGGCATTCTTGCCAAACAGCGGCTTGACGATCTTGCCGTCGGGATTTTCCGACATCGGCCCATGCGCCTCAGCAACCTCCTCGATCAGCGCCTTGATCTCCTCGCGCGTCACCTTGTCGGCGAACATGTCGTGATCGACCGGCACCGCGTCGGTGATCAGGCCGGGGATCAGCTCGATCAGGTCGCGGATCCGGCTGGGATCCTTCGCCGGTTTGGCGCCAGGCTCGATGCGGCAGAAGGCACCGACGCGGTCGAGCAGATCGCGCACCTTGACGTTGACCCTGGTCTTGTTGACACGCTCGACGAAATCAACCTTCGTCGTGAACTGGCCACCCTTGCGCGCCTCGAGGATCGCCTCGACGGCCTTCGGCCCGACACCCTTGATGCGCTTGAACGGAATGACCAGGCGTGTCGACGTGGCGATCTCGAAGCGATCGGTCGAGATATTGATATCGGGCATGGAGACGTCGATGCCGAAGCGCTCGGCGTCGCGAATGATGCCGGGCAGCTTGTCCTCGTCCATCAGCGTCAGCGCCGCGGCGAAGAACTCGACCGGATAGTTCACCTTCAACCACATCGACTGATAGGAGATCAGCGTGTATTCGACCGAGTGACTCTTGTTGAAGCCGTAGCCGGCGAAGCCTTCGATCTTGTCGAACAGAGCGCCGGCCCAATGCTCGTCACAGCCGATCGTCTTGACGCAGCCTTCGACGAACTTGCCGCGCTCCTTCTTCATCTCCTCGGGCAATTTCTTGCCCATGATCTTGCGCAGCTTGTCGGCGTCGGGCGCAGAGTAGCCGGCGATCTCGCGCGCCACCTGCATGACCTGCTCCTGGTAGACCATGACGCCGAAGGTCGGTGAGAGGATCGGCTCCATGTTCGGATGGTCGTATTCGACCATTTCGCGCCCCTGCTTGCGCAGATAGTAGCTATCCATCATGCCGGACTCCATCGGGCCGGGACGATAGAGTGCGGTCGCGGCCGTGATATCGTCGAAGGTGATCGTGCCGTCGGAGCCGAGCTCCTTGAGCAGGCGTCGCATGCCGCCCGATTCGAACTGGAAGACGCCGGTCGTCAGGCCCTTGGCGAAGTTCTCGAGCACGTCCTTGTCGTCGAGCGGGATGCGCATGAGATTGACCCGCTTGCCATGCCGCTCGCGGATATAATCGAGCGTCAGCTTGATCAGGTCGAGCGTGGAGAGACCGAGCACGTCCATCTTGACCAGGCCCATGTCCTCGACGATGCGCTTGTCCCAGTTGACGACAGCGCCTTCCTTGCGCCGCTCGATGACGCCGCGCTCGACCAGGTCGCAGCCAGAGACGATGACGCCGGCCGCGTGCTGGCCGTAATTGCGCATCGTGCCTTCAAGCCGTGTCATGATGTTCCAGAGCGGCTCGTGCTTGTCGGCAAACTCCTGGATGTCCGGGACCATCTTGGCGCATTCGATCAGCGGAATATGCGCGCCGTGCGCCTTGGGCGTCATCTTCGAACAGCGCGTGTCCCGCTCGCTCATGCCCATGACGCGGCCGATATCACGGATCGAGGACGCGGCCTGGAGTGCGGAGAAGTTCGACACGCCGGCGACCCGGCCCTGGCCGTATTTGTCGACCAGGTATTCGATGATTTCGTGCCGGCGTTCCGACATGAAGTCGAGGTCGATATCGGGCAGGTCGATACGGTCGGGGTTGATGAAGCGTTCGAACAGCAAGCCGAAGCGGATCGGATCGCAGTCCGTGATGCCCATCAGATAGGCAACCAGAGAACCGCCCACAGAACCACGGCCAGGGCCGACCAGAATGCCATTCGATTTAGCATAGCTCACCACATCCTTTACGAGCAGAAAATATCCGGAGAAGCTGAGTTTCTTGAGGGTCTCCAGCTCGTATTTGAGGCGCGGGATATAGACCTCGGCGAGCTCCTCGGAACTCGGGCGATGGCCGAAGACGTCGACCTTGAAGCGCTCCTTCCAACCTTCCATGCACTGGCGCTTGACCTCGACGAACTCGTCATCGGCCATTTTCGGCAGCGACACCGGCTGCTTGTCCCACTGATATTCAACCATATCAACGAGTTCGACGGTGTTCTTGAGAGCCGCCAGAAAGATCGAGCCGGAGCCGTCATTCTCGCGATCCTTGAGCCGCTTGGCCGCTTTCAGAACTTCCGCCTTGAGCTCGGCCTCGCCGATGACATGGAAGTCGCGGTTATAGGGCGAGCGGTGCCACATCGAGCCGACCGCCGTGTTCGAGGTCACCGCCTTCATGATATCGAGCGCGTCGGCCGCGCCGTCTTCGTAGAGGGCAGGGCGCACGACGAGTGGCGCGATCAGCCCCATCGAGCTCTCGATCATCTGCATACCGAGCTCGTTGACGCGCGCGAAATAGGGCGTGTCGACCGGCACCATAGGCGCATAGAGGGCGAAGCCACGACCTATAATCTCAGCGGCAATCTCACCGACCTTCGGATGACCGATGACGCCATTCGTCTCGCCAAGCGTGAAGGCCAGGTCGCCGGGCTCGAGCTTGTCGAGCTCCTGGTAGAGATCCTCGAAACCGAGCTTGCTCTCGTAATAGAAGCGGCCAGGGATCTTGTCGCCCGTCGCGGGATCGACCGTGTCGCCGGAATTGGCAAGCGTCAGCATCCGGAAGATCGAATGCAGACCGGCTTCCTTCAGCACATAGGCGGTCAGGAAATAGGAAGGCGGTGTTTTCTTCTTCTCACCCTTGGGCGGGCGGTAGAGCGGATCGTCGACCAGGCGCAGGCGGACGCCGATGATCGGCTTGATGCCGGCCTTCTTGGCGCGGTTGGTAAAGTCGATCATACCGGTGACGGTCATCGTGTCGGTCAGCGCGACAGCCTTTGCACCGACCCGGACAGCTTCCTCGACGAGCTTTTCGGGCGACAGGATCGATTCGCCGATCGAGAAGTCGGTGCGTGCGGCAAGAACGGAGTGCATGGTTAGCCCCTCATAGGAATGATATTGATGATGCCGACGAGTTCGGAGTTGTTGATCTTGGAGATCGAGCGTTCGACCTCAATGACACGCTCCTCGGTGTCGATCGGCTCTTTGCAGGTCACGAAGGTCCGACCCTGTCCGAACTTGTGAAAGTAGCTGACCAGATATTTGTGGCTCACGGAAAAGTCCTTTCAAAATCAATAACCTGACAGGCGACCACGCTCTTCGTCTGCTTCATCAGCGTTTCCTCGAAATCGCGCAGCACCGTCTCACTCAGAAGCTGGAAGGGCAGGCGCGTATCCCAGGTGACGACGTCCGAGCGGAAACCTGTGCGCGACTCGTAATCGAAGAAAATCTTGAGCCGCGTTCCCATCAGTTTTCCGCCCTGCGCAGCCGGTAGCCGGTCTGCGTCTGCTCAATCGCGCCGATATGCTGGAAGATCTGGACGGCCTGGCGCGCCAGAGCGTCGGCGGTCTTGGTCGTGTAGTTGAGGCGGCTGACATAGGCGGCCGCGATCTGCTGGTGCTTGAGCGCGCCCTTGACGTGCATCAGCATGTGCGCGGCGACATAGAGGTATTTCTTGAACTCCTTCGAGAAGGGGTTTTCGCCGCGCTGCATCTTCGGGACGATATCGAGACCCATCGCATCGAGGCGCTCGGCTTCTTCCATCACCTTCTTCGGCAGCACCATCGCGCCCGGTGTCGGGTTTTCCGGTGTCGGCTCGGCCATCTGGAAGCGCCGCGGAGCTTCCGTAATCCCCATCGCCACACGCAGCGTTTCGAGATTCTGCTCGTGGAGCGGTTTGCAATCGGCCAGGAACTTGCAGCCGCGGCAAACGGAATGATCTTCCTGGAATGCGAGCGCCGAACCGAAACAGCCAGGCGCGAAATGCGGAATCGTTGTCATATGTCGTTCTCTAGGGTCTGCATGTATTCAGAGACCTCGCGCAGCTCGCGGGCGATGCGAAGTCGTTCGGAACGGGGCGCGCCCATCGCGTCGAAGATGAGCGTCGTGGTGACCCGATTGGCAAAGGGCATCGAGACACCCTTGCTCTTGGCGTAGCTGGACTTGGCCTCGAGCGCGCGGACCTCGGCGAGCAGGCAGGCCGGCGGCTCGCGCAGGAGCTCGATGAACTTCCGGGTGCGCGGCGACAGGAGCGCAATCGACTTCTGCCAGCGATCCTCTTCGAACACCGCGACGTCCGGCGTGGGATCAGCCGAGGCAATGCGCGCCTGCAGGCTCTCGCCCTCTTCGTCATCCGGGCCGCCCGAGTGATCGAGCGAATAGGCGATGACCTCCTGATGGCGCTTGTTGACGTTGCTGCGCGCCCAGGTGTTGATGTGCATGCGCATGCCGTTGTGCAGATAGGTCATGAAGGTCGCGGGGCTGTCCTCGCGATAGGAATCGCGAGCGATGCACCAGGCGACCCAGAGCTCCTGGCGAACGTCCTGCGCGAGGTCGGCGGACGCGCCGGCTGCAACGAGCCGACGCATGACACGATGGGAGAACGCCTTGACGGCGCGTTCGCTGTCGCGCCAGTTCATCATCCGAAGATCCTCTGGGCGTATTCCTCGACGACCTTCTTGTCGGTGCGCGACAGACGGTTGGCGAATGCGAGCTTCACGCCGCTCGTCCAGTCACCGCCCATGACGAGCCCGAGTTCGGCGGCGTTGATCAGCTCGCGCGGCGACACCGTCATGCCGATCTTGCCGTCGGCAAAGGACGTGCGAATATCCTTGGCGAACTTGACGAGCTTGGCAGCGTCGTCGCGATCGATGCCGGCCTGGCCGACGATGACGCTCTCCTCGATCTTCGGATCCATGTAGGTCACCTCTTCGGTGATCGCGAAGCGCGAATAGTTCGCGGCGTTCTGGATCAAGGTGCCCTGATAGAGCCCGGTCTCGTCGCCGACGCCGTTGGTGTTGCCGGTCGCGCAGAAGCGGAAGTTCGGATGCGGCTTGATCACGCGATACTCGGGCGGCGCATCCTTGATGACGAGCGCCTTGCCCTCGAGCACCGACTGGTAGACGGCGACGACCGACGGCATTGCGAAGTCGTATTCGTCGGCGCAGTAGACCATGCCTTCGAGCATCGCCAGCGGCAGCGGGCCGAGCTGGAACTCGGTGACGGTCTGCTGCTTGATGACCTTTACGATCTTGCCGTCGGCGCCGAGCTCCTCGACCTCGACGGGCTTGGAGCGCACGACATACTGGCCGAGGATGTGGCTTTCTTCGGTGTTGATCGTGTGCTGGACGCGCATGAACGGCCGGCGCGTGCGGGCGGCGATCTGCTCGAACAGGGTCGTCTTGCCGGTGCCGTGATAGCCCCAGAGATAGACGGGCTTTCGAAGCTCCATGCCGATCAGCACCTTCTTGGTGAGATCGATGTTGAAGACGTAGTTCGGATTGACCGTCTCGATGTAGGGCGCCGACAGCTCGCTATGGGAATCGACGACCGTCACTTCGATCGGATGACCCATCTTGTTGAAGGCGGCCTTGGCCTTGGTGCCAAGATCGAACAGCTCGTGGAAATAGGCCTTACGCATGGCGACAGCCTCCTCGTGGGAGGAGCCGGCGGCTTTCGCGGCGCGCTGCTCGGCGATGCGGCGCTTGGCTTTTTCCGACAGGAGCGGAGCGCCCGGATACTCGGCCTTGTAGCGCTCGAGGGTCCATTCCTCCGAATGATATTTGGAAATGTGAAGCTGGATCGAATGGCACTTCTGATTGTCAATCTGGCAGATAATCGGGTCGTCGTTCAGTTCGGCAGCGTCGGCCATGCTCTTGTGTCTCCGTTCTCTCAGATCGCGCTTCTCAAACGCGAATACAGTCATTAATTACTGACTTTTGCGTCGGGTTGCAAGTCAGTAATGACTGAACCCGACGCTTACCAAAAGGAAAAGTTCAGGCGAGAATCGCCTTGAGCTCGTTCATCACCTGACCGGGCAGGTCGTTGAGGTTGTTGAGGACGACGTGCTTCGGATAGAAGGAGCGGACGGCATTATCCTTGATGCCGATGCCGATCATTTCTATGCCGATCTTCGTCAGATCTTTAACGACCAGTTTCAAGTGCGCCGAGGCGTCGCGTGCCTCGACCGGATGACCGTCGGACAGGACGATCATAACCTTGCGCTTCTCGCGTCGCTTCAACAGCCTGACTGCGCCATATTCGAGGGACTCGCCGTCGATGTTGCCGGCAAGTCCGACCTGGCTATAGGCCATCGTCGCGATGCGGCGCTTGACCATAGGCGAGATCCGTTCGTCGAAGTCCTTGTAGATCGGAATGTGAATCGGGATCTGCCTGTTGAAGCGAATGCCGGTCTCGCGCATTTCGTTCAGCATCCCTTCATAGATCGACCTCGGCACGTCAAACCCGCCGGTCGTGAAGCCGAGGACTTCGTGCGGAATGTTGCAGCGATCGAGCGTGGACGACAGCGCATAGCCGGAGACCATCGCGGTCTGGCACTTGGCGCCGTTCATCGAGCCGGAGTTGTCGATCATCAGCGTGACCGCCGTGTCCTTCGACTTGTGCTCGGCCTTGCGGTAGAAGATGCGGTCGTCGCCGGCCATCAACCGATGCAGATTCGGGGCGTGCAGGCGGCCGGAGCGCAGACCAGGGTTCCTGATCACCTGGCTCTGGGCGGCGAGCATGCGCTCGATGTCCTTCTGCATCTTGCCGACCATCGATCGCACCTCTTCCTCGAGGCGAGGGATATAGGCGTCGCCAGCAGGCGGGGCGTCGTAGTGCTCGATGCGGTCGAACTCGCGGGTATAGACCGTGTAGTCCGAACGGCTCATGGAATTGATCGCGTCATTGGTGACGATCACGCAGATCGCCTTCGACAGATCCGCATCCTCGAGCGCGTCGTCGTCCAGATCGAACATGGACTTTGACGACTTGTCGCCACCGACGCCAGGTTCGCCCTCCTCGTCGGAATCGTCATCCGACAGCGAAGCGGCGTCCCAGTCGTGATCGTCGAACTGGATGTCTTCGCCGGCCTCGCCGTCGTCTACATCACCCGAGCCGTCGTCCTCGTCGGCGTCTTCCTCATCGCCCGAGCCCGCATCGCCAGCGCCGTCATCCTCGTCTTCATCGACATCAGCGGCGTCGGACGAAGCAGCAGCTCCATCGCTATCCTCAGATTCGTCCTCGTCCTCTCCGTCACCGGCACCTTCACCGTCGCGCTCGTCGTCCTCGTCAGCCTCCGGAGCCACGTCATCTTCACCCGCATCGCCGTCTTCGTCGTCAGAGCCTTCATCAGACCCCGATTCAGCGTCATCTTCGTCAGCACCGGCGTCGTCGGCGTCCTTGTCGTCCTCTTCATCTCCAGTTTTGCCATCGTCAGAAGATTCGTCCGACCCAGCGGCGGGATCGTCCTCGTCCTTTTCGTCGCCGGCGCCTTCATCCTTCTCCTTGTCTCCCTTCTTGGGCTTGCCAGGCTTGCCCTTGTCAGCAGAGGAATCACCTTCGCTCTCGTCGTCATCGGCGTCATCGCTGGATGCGCCGGCACCTTCGTCGCCCGGCTCGCTTTCGCTGTGGTCGCGCTCGCCCTTGCCATCGCCCTCGTCGGCCTTCTTGTCGGGCTTGTCCTCGCTCTTGCCGTCCTCGTCCTCTTCGGACGCGGGCTTTGCCGGCGGTTCGACAAAGGTGAAGGCGGCCGGCAGCACGCCGCGGCCGGCGTCGGTGACGACCTCGACGTCATAGACGCCAGGATCGAGCTTCGGCGTGATCGCCAGAATATGACTGCCACCGCCGAGCGCGGCCGCAAGGTCGCCAGTCTTGGCCGCTTCCGCGGACGTCAGCACCGTCTTCCAGCGCGGGCAACGCTTGCCGCCGATCCGGACTTCGCGCACTTCGCGCAGATGATCGCCATAGATCGACACCTTGTCGTTGCCGGCCGTGGAGACTTCTGCGGGATCGACCGACTCGAGGACGGGCGGGGCAGGCGGTGGCGGATAGAGGATCTGGTCGATCTCGAGGGCGACAGCGACGCATTCGCGGGTGTGCTTCAGTTCCGGCAGCGACTTGACCAACTTTTCCGGCATCTTGTCGCGCAGCGCCTTAATGAGTGGCAGCGACCAGTAGCCGTTCTTGTCCATGAACTCCTGCATTTCCTCATGGCCGGCGAGCGCACGCATCATCGGCACGATGAGGTAAGAAAGCTGTTCCTGGGGTGTTGCGGCGCTGGCAAGTGCCGGGCCGGTGACGCGCTCGAGGAAGAATCGGCGCGTGTCGGACAGGTTGCGCCGGGCGCCGGGTAGATCCACTACGATGCGGCGCTCGATGAACGTGTCCTCAATGATGTTGACCATGTTCTGCTGGCGCTTGATCTTCGGATCTTCCGGATCGCCGGGCAGCAGATAGGATTCCCAGTCCGTATAGAGGACGTGGGCGCACTCATGGTCGATGAAGCCCTGGATGGCGCGGATGAAGTCCGCGTCGGCATTGTCGGAGACGTTGGGAATATTGACCCGCTCCGGCTTCTTGGTGACGCGGTGGACGCTGACATAGGCTTTCGTGCCGCGCTGGGTCACGACCAGACCTTTGCCCGTCAACAGCGGCACAAGCTTCGCGATGACCTCACGAAGCTCCTGGATCTCCTTCTTCATCTTGCTATCCCTCTGTGTCAGTCAGTTATGAATGACTAGTAACATTAAAAATTATGGATAGCAAAAGGCAACAACAGCATCCCTCCGCCCATTACAGGCAAAACAATATGGATAGGACCAAGCTCGGGATGCAGACCGGCGAACACTTCTGTTCCACCGACCGTATGGCGTTTTACTTCACTAAGCTTTACGATTTCTGCTACGGCCTCGTCGTAGGTGATTTCAGCTACGCGGTCGATCTTGTCCTTGGTCAGCGTCATTGCAAGTCCTTATTGTTTTACTTTGTGTGTTGATGGAAAGATTAAGGAATCAGTCAGTAATTACTGACTCCTCAGAAGCAAGAAAAAGCCACTACCAACCCCGCAGTGGCTTTTTCTTGCGTCTTCAGGCGCCGGTCGTAGCGGGTAGGTTCTCCTGGAGCACCGTGGTCAGCTCGGCTGCGAGCTTGTCGGTCAGTGCCGGGTCGGTATCGTTCGACACATTGCGGATCAGCTCGATGAACTGACGCTCGTTCTTGGACACCACCACGCCGAAAATCTCGTTGATGGTCTTGGTGAGCTCCTCGCCACGCAGATGCTGTTCCAGCACCATGCGGAAAAGGTTTGCGGCATCAACTTCAAGGGCGCGAGCAAAAGCGGGAACACGGTCGAGCGGGATCTTCAGCTCGCCAGTCTTCATCATCGACAGTGCCTGCGGCTGAGCGAAGCCGATGTCCTGAGCGATCTCGCGCTGGCTCTTACGGCTCTGAAGCTGCTCGATGCGCTTTTCAAGAAACTGTGCCGCGCGGGTTTCCGCGTAAGGCTTCCTAACGGTTGGCATTGGTTTATTAATCCCCTTCCTATGTAAACTCTCGTTGTGTCTTGTGTCGCGTCTGTGTCTCTATATAGCAACGCAACTGCGGGACGTATCCCGGTAAAGAGTTATGGAATCACTCATTACTGACTTGGCGATATTAAGTCAACAATGAATGAATCTGCTGGCGATAATTTTAGCACTTTACCATAAAGTTCCATAAGTAGTCTTATGCGACTTTTGCAATCAAAGCGTGTATGCCCTGCAATTTTGACGCGCGGCGCCGTAGGGCTTCCAGAATCATGACGAATCGGTCATCACTAGGCACGTAACTAGCAACGTGTGTTGGAACAGGTCATGAGTTTTCAGGACAGTGGAGCAAAACGGCGGGCCGAGAAGTTTCGGAAATCGCGCCAAGCCAAAGGCGAGACCCAGATGCAAATCTGGCTCGACGAGAGCTTAAAGGCAAAACTGGATGAGTTCGTGAAGTCCGGTCGGTTTCGCAACCGTTCGGAGCTGGTCGCCGTTGCTGTCAACAATTGGATCGAAGGACTTAGGTAACTCGACAAAGCAAAACGCTCTGAGATTGCAGTCTCAGAGCGTTTAAAATCTCGGTGTTCGGGAACACCTACATGCACTCTGGTTATCCCGAATCACCACTGATTTGTCAACTCTCTTCGCGGAGAGACGGCGAAGCTTTGTCCCGATTTGGGGATTGAGACGTGCAAACTCATGAGAACACTGGCTGGCGAAAGATTTCGCCGGCAATAGCGCTTGTTGCCCAGGCGCCGGACGAGGTCAGTCGTAACGAGCTGTTTGCGGCCGGTCGGCTCGCGGTGCAGGCACTGGCGCTGAAGCCGGCGCTGCGCTTCGTCCTCGACCAGCTCGTCGGCTGCTACCAGGGCGAACCGATCCAGGGCCGGTTGCTGGTCTGGCCTTCGAACGAGTTCCTGATGGAGCGCACCGGTCTTTCCGAGCGGACGATCCGCTATGCGATCAAAGGACTGATCGACCGCGGCGTCGTCACGTCGAAGGACTCGCCAAATGGCAAGCGCTACGCCCGGCGCGCGCGGAGCGGCCAGATCATCGACGCCTATGGCCTCGACCTCTCCCCGATCGTCGCCCGGAAGGCCGAGTTCGGAGCGCTGGTCGAGCGGCTGAAGGTCAGGCGCGAGGCGATCGAGCACCTCTTCGACGAGATCACCATCTGCCGGCGATCGGTCAGGGAGCTGATCCTGGCGATCCAGGAATGGGAGGCGCCGGCAGACGACCTCGAGAGCGCATTCGAGGCCGAGCAGGGCCAGACACCGCGGCGCAACGCAAACGTCGCTCCTGACGCATCCCTGGCCCGCTGGCAAGCTCTCAAAGCGCAAGCCGAAGAAAGATATAAAGCCGCCTGTGCCGGCAAGAATTGCCCCCTCAAAGAGAACAACAACGATTCACCTGACCAGTCTTGTAACAAAGGGCCGCGAGATAATGGTGAGGCACCGGCCGTGCCCAACCTGATCGACCTGGCCGCGGCTTGCCCTGACGCCTTCGCGCTTGCCGGCGAGGTCGAGAATAGTCGCGACCTGGTGCGAGCGGCCGGACGGTTGCGCGGCACCTATGGCACGCATGAAAGCGCCTGGAGCGAGGCTTGCGAGAAACTGGGGCCGGTCGCGGCTGCCGTGGCCTTCTTCCTGGTGCTGCAGGCCTATGACGACGACGGCGGCAAGAAGATCCGCAATTTCGGCGGCTACTTCCGGACCTATGCCCGGATGGTCGGCGATGGCCGGATCGAGCTCGTCGAGGAGATCCGCGCGCTGCGCCGGCGACGAGCGCATTAAAAAAAAAGGTCGCCCAGGGATTAGGGGCGACCTTTGAGAGAGACACAAGAAAGCGACTTTGACCCAAGTCGTCAGGGATCCGGAGATGTGGGTATTATAGCAATTCAGTGATCACTGATCACGTCAGGCAGCAACTTTTTCTTCGACCTCCCCGGCTTTGTCGTCGCGGAAGCACTTGAAGCGCGGGTGACGCAGCGAGCCGTCGGGCGTTTCCTCGTGATAGAGCACCTCGATCATGCGAAGCAGGAAGCGCGGCCGGCCATCGAAACTCGGATCTTCGAGCGTAGCGCCGTTGCGCTCGAGCTCGGCCAGATCCTCCTGATAGGCCTTCCACACCTCCTCGCGCTGCTGATCGCTCCAGCCACCGCCTACGCGCACCTCGACGCCGTTGGGCCGCCTGACAATAGCTCCGCCGAGGCAGTGTTCGTATTTGGTATTCGGCTCGCCGGGATAGGCTCCGACGATCGGCAGATCCTCGCTTTCCTCGGCCTTGATCTTGAGCCAGCCATAGGACTTCTTCTTGTCGTAGAGGCCCTCGGGGTTCTTGACCATCGCGCCCTCGAGGCCGCGCTCGCGGAACATGCCGTAGAGATTGTGAATGTCCTCGAACGAATTGGCGAAATAGCGCGGCGTCTTGGTGATCTCCGGGGTCGCTGCGTGCTTGACGAATTCCTCGACAAGCGTGCGCCGCTCCATATAGGGTCGGCCGACAGAGCCGACGGCGTCGAAGTCGGCATAGGGCATCAGGTCGAAGATATGGAACTTCGCACCCTCGGCCTGCTCGTCCTGACGCCGGAGCGCACCGTTCTCGTTGAAGTGACCGTCCATCAGCATTTCGCCGTCGGCCATGAAATTGAGGTTGGCGCGGTCATCGTTGAACGATTTCATCTCGGCGAGCGTCTCGCAAATCGCCTCGCTGCCATGCGCCGCCTTGAAGGCAGTCGCGATCATCGGCTCGACCAGGTGGTCGGCGGCCGGCTGACGGATACCCGAGCGCGAGAAGAAGCCACCGTGCCCGCCGCGACAGAGGAAGGTGAAGCGGTAGCCGTCGAGCTTCGGCTCGACGATCTGCGGCCATTTCTTGATCCGCTTCTCCTCGAACTTGTGGGCGCGCATGACCGAGAAGGTCGGCACCAGGCCCGGCGCCATCTTCTTGATCGTCACGTCACCAATGCCGCATTTGAGATCCTTCGACAGGATGCGCCAGAGCAGCTCGGCGCCGCGCTCGTTCAGCACGTTCATGCATTCGGCGATCTCGGCCTGCGCCGCATTGCCGGTGAGCTTGCGCGCGGCGAGCTTCTCGAGCAGCGGCTTGACCAGGCTCGGCCGGAACTCGAACTTACCGGTGCCAGGCTGGCGAGGTGGCGTGACGCCATAGGTGATGAACGGGTCGTAGGTCCATTTGAGGACGAACTTGCCTTCGTCCGTCGCCGCGAGCTCGGCGAGCAGCTTTTCTTTTTCCAGGCGGCCGGACTCGGCCGCGATCTCCTCGATCAATCTCAGCATTTTGTCTCCTTGTTATGCTGCGGCGTTGATTGCAGCGGCGAGATCGCCGCTCTTGGCTGCGGTCGCGACTGCGTCTTCGGTCTTTGGCGCGGGAGCCGCCGACTTCTTCGGCTTGGGCTTGGATGCGCGCGCCGGCGCCTCGTAATCGGATGCGGCTTTCGGCTTCTCGCCCGGAGCGGTCTTGAGCTGCTCGGCAATGCGTTCGCGCGCCGAATAGAGAAGACTGTGCTCGGTCTCGGACAGGCCGAGCTTCTTGACGATGTCCTCGCGCGGAATGACGCGGGCGACGCGATCGAGCACCTGGGCGTGCAGCTTGCCTTCCTTCGGCTCGATCGAACCGTGGAAGTCATTGTCCCAGTTGTTGTTGTAGATGTGCATGGAGACCAGTGCCGCGACCGGGCACATGCTGCAGCCCATAGCCGCCTGGCAGCCGCGCCGGACGTCGACCTGTGCGCCGGCCCAGACGAGATCGCGCAGCTTCATGCAGGCGCCCATCTCCGTCTTCGAATTGAAGATCGGGCAGGTGAATGTGAACTTGTTGCGGTAGGACAGCGTCACCCGCTTCTGAAACGAAACCTGTGCCATCAGAACATTCCGTATTTTGAGTTGTTTTCGTAGAGCCGCTCGCGCCGCTCGACATCACGCCGGGCAAGAGCACGTCGGATCACGGTGCGAACGCGGGCGCTGACCACGCGGACCTGGTGGGGTCCGTGTTCGATGGTCCCGATATCCTCGAGGATCGTGGAAATCGCGTCGAGATCGGGATGCGATGCGAGCTCGGCCGACCTCTTGGAAAGCCAGACAGTCACCTCACTTCCCTCGAGATTATGCGCCTCCCCGCGTAACGATCTGAGGAGTTCGTCCATCAGAACATGCCGAACTTCGGGTTGGAGCTGTAGGCGCTCTCCATGCGGGCGCGCTTGTCGGCCTCGACCATCTCCTCGGTGATCTCGACCTTGCGCACCGGCGCCTCGCCGAGATAGTCGCCGTTCTCATCGAACCGCGGCGGATCGGGCTCGCGCACGCCGGTCGTGTCGATCGCCGGATCGATATGCTTGAGGGCCTTGGGCGACAGCTTCGCCCACTGGGCCAGACCGACGACGCGCCGCAGCTCGTCGACGCCGTCATGAACGTCGTCCTGACCTTCGCTCTTGACCTCGTAGCCCTTGCGGCCGCTGCTCTTTTCGCGCAGCAGCTTCTCGTAGGCGGCGACGCCGGCCTTGTGGGTGTTGTGCTCCTCGACGATCATGTCGCCGAAGACGCCCTTGCGACCCCAGCGCCGAATGAAAAGCGCCTTGTCGTTGCTGTTGAAAATCAGTGTCAGGGCGTAAAACTTGGTTCCGCCCACATGCTCCAGATAGACCTTCTGAACGGTCATCGGATAAGCGCTCATTCGCTCAATCCTTTCTCTCTTTGTGTCTCTGCATGCGTTATAGCAAGCGTGCGACGGGTGATCATTCATTAATGACTGGAAAAGTAGTTCCGCCGATACCGCGCCGAGTATGGGTTCTGCAGACGCCACTTCAGATCGAGCTTCGAGTTCCAGGTGCGCGCCTCGTAATAGGCGCGGATGGTAACCTCGGGCGGCACTTCGTTCGGATCCTTGCCGGGCGGCAGCAGGCCGATGCGCGCGACCATACCAATGCCGGTGATCAGCTTGGCCGCGTCGAGTGCCGAGGTCAGCGCCTTTTCCTCGCCGTCCCACATGATCGTCACCCGCTCGACGCCGGCCGCCTTCAGTTTCAGCAGCCGGCCGAGCTGGTCGTTGCCGTCGAGCGCGCCATAGGACAGATGCTTGCCGAACGAGCCGATCGGCACGACATGGCGCAGCGACACCTCCTGGTCGAAGGCGATCTTCAGGGCGATGACGTCGAAAGCGCCCTCGCCCATCGCGACATCCTTGGTCAGGTGGACGTTCTGGCCGTTCAAGAGGAATCGGCCCGTGCCCGGCAGCATCTTCGGGAACAGGTATTTCTGGACCGGGAACTCGAGATCCTTGTTCTCGGAGCGGCCGGAGATATCGCGGCCCTGGAAGGTGACCAGGGTGCCGTCGAGATCGAACACCGGGATGATGACGCGGTCGTTGAAGTTCTGCTTCCTGAGTTCGCCGCTTTCATGCCGGTAGAGCCAGAAGCCGACCTCGCACCAGCGCAGGTGGAAATATTTGGTGTAGTCGCCGGTGATGCCGCGATTTTCGAGATAGGCGAGGTTCTCGCCGCTCGCAAGCGGCAGCTCGCTGCTATAGGGCAGCCTAACCTCGCCGACCTCGACCGCGGCCGTGATGATGCGCTTCGGTCGCCAGCCCTGCTCCTTCAACAGCTCGGCGGCGACCCGGCCCGTCTCGCGCCAGTCGTTGTTGTGGCCGAAATGAAAGTGCAGGAACCTGACCTTGGTGAAGCTCTCATTGCAGACGAAGCAGTTGCCGCGACCGGTGTCGACGCCGAAATAGGTGCGCCAGCGGCCGTCGCCACAGGCCGGGCAGTGCTTGGCGTTGATCTGCATGCCGGAGCTGCCGCGCCCGATCTTGTAGGCGAGGCTCTCGCGCTCGAAGAAAAACTCCATGTCGAGCTCACGCTCGACTTCGGCAAAATCCACTTGTGCCTCCTAATCGCTCATGGCGAATATGCGTTGGTTCCCGGATTCCGCACCCGGTCGCCTCACTCCTTGCCGAGGATCGCCGTTACAAATTTAAGTTTCTCGCGGTCCTGTCTGATGCGGAAGGAAAAGCCGTCTTCAGAGTTACGGGACGCGACCCAGGTGATGCGCGCCTCGCCCGATGCCTTCTCGTCATCGGTCGCGTTGATGCCGAGCACGACGTCGGCCGTGCGGATCTTGTTGAAGTCTTCGGCAACGTCGGTGGCCTTGGCCGTTGCCTTCTTGGCGCCTTCGCGGTTGGTCTGCGTCGCGGTCAGCAGTGCGAGATTGAACTCCCAGGCGATGGCGCGCAGGTCGATATAGATCGAGCGCATATTGTCGATCAGATTGTCGGAGCGGTATTCCGCGGCCATGATGTCGGCGTAGTCGACCGCGACCAGGTCGAAGATGATGCCTTCCGAGCGGTAGTTGTCGATGATCCGGTGAAGCTGCGAGGGCTTCAGTGTGCCGGATGCGAAGTCGCGCATCTTGAAGGCCCCTGCCCTCGCCTCGGCCGCCTTGATCTTGGCGCGCACGGTCGCGGGATCGTCCTTCAACAGCCGCATGGCCGTGTCGGAAAGCGCCGCGTCGATACGATCGGCGATGATCCTGGTCGAGACTTCGCAGGACGCATAGAAGGTCTGGAATCCGGCAAGCGAGGCGTTCTTGGTGAACTCGCCAAGCGACAGCGACTTGCCGGCCTTGGCCGCGCCCATGATCAGCGACAGTTCCTGCCGGCCCCAGCCGCCGTGATAGAGGTGGGCGTCGAACTCGGAAATGCCGGTCGTGATGCCGTTCCTAACCAGGATGCCGGCCTTGAAGTCCTCGCGAACCTTGGTGCGGCTCTCGATCTCCTTCCAGTAGTCGTATTCCTCGCCTTCGACTTCCTTGCCGACGCTGAAGGCGCGCTTCTGGATCTTCTCGATGCCGGCGAAGTCGCCCTTCTCGAGCAGCCTCATCGACTCGATCATCGCCTTCTCGATCGCCTGGTGCCTGGCGAAGTCGCCGACCTTGCCGAGAATGAAGGCCGAGCCGGAGAGGTCGGCCTTCTTCGACAGGCCTTCGCGCAGCGCGTCCTTGATCGGCTCCTTGAGGTCGTCGCGAATTCGTCTTTTAGCGATTTCGTCCTTTATGAGCGTCGGCACGATGGCGCGATCGGGCACGGTCTTGTAGGTCGAAACGAAGTCCTTAATCACCGAAACGATGAAGCCGTGGGCCTTTTCGAGAAAATAGTCAGGCTCGACGAGATCCTTGGCGCGCAGCGCAAACTGGGTGTCGCGCAGGAGCAGCGTGACGATCTTCTTCTGGAATTCGAGGTCGAACTCGTAGGCCGGGCCGCCGATATCCTCGTCGTCTTCCAATTCCAGGGCTGCGCTCATGTCAGTTTCCCCTGTAGTCAGTCATTACTGACTTGAAAACAGTGATAGCAGAAGACACGTTCTCGACCTGGATCTTCAAAGTGAACTGATCCGCGTCGATGAGAATGCCGGTATAGCTGCTGCCGTCATTGAGATTGAGGATGATGCCCTTGCCCTTCAGGGCCTCGAGATCGTCCTGATGCGACCAGCGCTTTTCTTTCGGCTTGCGCGGGCGCAAGCCGCCCATCTTCTGCTTCTCGCGGTCACGCCTGGTAAGGTCGAAGGTGCGCGGGCGCTGCTCGTAATTCATCGTAGTCCTCGATTGTCGTTCTTGTTGCGTCGTGCGTTATAGCGTCGAGCGCGTCGGATGCTCACTGGAGATATCGATTGACGCGCTCGATCATGTGGTCGTCGTAGCGCAGCTCGATCTTCTCCTTGGGCAGGAGATCCTCGTCGATAAAGCGGGCCAGGAACTGGGCCGGATTGGTGCGCTTGCCGGCCTGGGCCATCAGCCATTCGTGATAGTCGTCCTGGTGTCTGGCACCGACATAGTTCTGGATGATGTAGGCGCTGTCCTCGGCGAGATAGAGCTTGCGCGACTGCAGCTCCTCCCAGCGCTCCTGAACCTTCTCGACGACCATCTCCGAATAGAGGTGGGTCGGCTGCGGCATGTTGCGCTGGTTCCAGTAGTTCAGCCGGAACTGTAGCGCCAGGTCGATATAGACCTCGTAGGGCATGCAGAGGAAATCGGCGATCTGCCGGCCGCGCCAGCAGCCGACAAAGGCGCGGCGCGACTTCGGATTGTTCTCGGCAAGCCCGGCCCAGATGCCGTCGACGGAGAGCGGCTTGATGTGCTCGGCGGCGCGACGATCGAAGTTCGACCGGTAGTGCCGGCGATAGACGTCGCCATAGGCTTCGATATAGAGCCTGGTCGCCTGGAGCGGCGAGAGCTGCCGGTAGTCGAACCACTTCGAGGCGAACAGCCCGAGCTCGTGATTGAGCAGCTCCTTGTTGGTGACATGCTTCCAGGCAAAGAGATCGTCCTCGAGCGGCGAGGAGCGTGGTGTGTCGGACGCGCCACCCTTCGATAGCGCGCCCTCGTTCGTTACAGAAGCCTCATGCAGCATGTCCATTGAAATACCGTCGCAGTCCTTCGTCGTCTCGTTCATCGTTGACTGCGTTATAGCGAGCATCAGACGGAGTGTCGTAAGCGGCCACGATTTTCGCGCACAAGCCGGAACGAACGATGTCGTCGCGGGTGAAGTTGACGACCGCGACCTCGTCGAGACCCTTCAGCCGGTTGACCGCATCCAGAAGCCCCGACGGCGTGCCGCGCGACAGGTCGCACTGGCTCGGATCGCCGTTGACGATGAATTTGGCGCCCTCGCCGACGCGGGTGAGCAGCAGCTTGTGCTGCGTCACCGTGGCGTTCTGCATTTCGTCGGCGATCACCCAGCAGTTCTTGAGCGTGGCGCCGCGCAGATAGGCCAGCGGCCGCCCCTCGATCTTGCCGGCCTTCAGCAGATATTCGGTGTGGGACGAGCCGAGTATCTCCTCGAGCGCATCGCGAACCGGGCGGATATAGGGCTCATACTTCTCCTCGAGCTCGCCCGGCAGAAAGCCGAGGCTCTCGCCCGCCTCGACGGCCGGCCGGGTCAGAACGATCTTGTCGATCAGGCCGTCGCGCAGCATCTCCGCGGCACGCGCCGTTCCCAGCCAGGTCTTGCCCGTGCCGGCCGGTCCAATCCCGAAGATCAGATCGGACGAGCGCATCGCCGCGTCATAGCGGCCCTGGGCGGCGTTCAGTGCCTTGACCGGTTCCCTGCGTGCCTTGGTCGGAGCCTTCGGCGAGGTTTCGTCCATCTTCGCGGCCAGACGAAACAAGGGCTCGTCATTGCGCGTGCGGGCAGCGCGCCGTTCCTGACGAGCGACGGGTCTGGTCTTCTGCTTTGTCATGTGAAGCTCCGATATGCAGGGAGTTAAGTCACTCTAGCTTATCGAATATATAGCTCGTCTTGCAGACTTGACATTGAAAAAGATCATTCACTGATGACTTTATTTTCAGTGCCAATTTCCGTCTTTCATAACCTTGAGTGGTTTGGCGATCCATGTGCCGCCGAGATAGACCCGGCAGACGCCGGTGCGATCGACGCCGGCGACGCGCACCTTGACGACGGAGCCAGAAGGAGCGACCGCGGGCTCCTTGATCTCGACCGCAAAGCAGATCGTATCGCTGTTGTTCGAGGTCCAGCCGATACTGGTCGATGCCGCACTGCTGGCGTGTGCAGTCTGGCAGCGGACGTTGGTGGCAAGGTTGGTGTCGTGGATCTCGTCGAAGCCACCCGTAGGCGCAGCTTGTGCCGTGCCGGAGTTGATGATCATAAAGGTCATCACGCGTGAACTCGCCGCGTAGGGGCTCATGGTGACGGCGTGGCTGGTGCCGAGCGACGACTGGGACTGAAAGTTGGTGAAATTAGTGCCCGCTCCCGCAAAAGCGTAGATCATGACGCCGGTTTGCGTGCCTCCGCCGGAGTTCACGGTAGCGGTCATCGCCGAGGGGGTGCTGCCGATCTTGCGGGCAAACAGTCTCGCGGTAACAAAGCCCTGATCGATGCCGGCGCCGATAGGCTCCCAGGTGCCACCCTGACTGTCCGATATGGTCGGTATGAGCGCGCTGGATCCACGGCCGACGCAAAAGGCGATGAGAACGTCACCGGCACTGGGCGTAAAACTGCCGGTCGTAACCGACACTCCCGAAATACCAGCGTTTACAATTGGCGTGGCGCCGGTGACAGCCATCAGCTTATGTCAATCCAGACGCTACCCTCCTGCGGCGAGGCAGGTGGAGTGATGCCGACGTGAATGTCGACGAAGGCGCCGGTTCCCAGTGTCGACCAGTTAGCAGCGCCATCGGGTCCGGAGGCCCTGGTCAGCACCTGTCCAGCCGTGCCGCCCGAGGGCAGCAGCCGCGGCATCACGACGTCGCGAAACTGAGCCGCGATACGTGTCGCCAGATCCTGAATACCGGAAACGAGCGACATGAATTAGACCAGCCCGTTCTCGAAGGTCGTGACGAAATTAGTGCTGGTGTCGCCGACGTCGGTCGCGGCGACTGCGCCGATATTGGAGCGCGCCTGCAGTTTCTGCGGGTCGGTGAAGGCCTGAACGGCATCGACGCGCACGCGCAGCGCCTGGGCGGCCAGGATATCGGCGACTGCGTTCGGGTTATCGCCGAGCGCCTGGGCAAGTTCGGCGATCGTATCGAGCGCGGCAGAAGCGCCGGCGCCAAGCAGCTCGTCCTTCAGGGCGTCGAGCAGCTCGACCACCTTCGAAGACGAGTAGGTGCTGCCGGTGCTTGTCACGCCGTCGTTGATGCCGGCAGCCGAGCCCGAGACGGCGTCAACCGCAGCCTTCAGCTCGTTGATCGCCGCGACCAGACTGGATTTGGCACCCGTCGTCAGCGCCGCGAGGCTGGCCTCGTTGCCGTTGATCAGAGTGCGGAGCGATTTGGCTTCGGTTGCGACGCGTGTAGCGAGATCGGAGATATTCGAGGCGAGAGACATGATCGACAATCCTTCAAATCAGATGATTTTCGAAAATCAGAACAAGGTTTGGCAGATCGGATCCGTCACCCGCAGGGCCGGCTGGCCCAACTGGTCCCTGTGGACCGCGCGGCCCAGGGAGACCCACAACCTCGAGGTCGATCTCGACCTCGCCGTCGGCCACCTCGACGCCGACATTCTCTTCACCCAGCATCGTCACCTGGATCTCGTCGTCGGTTTCGACCCTGATCGCTTCGACGCTCATGTGAAATCCCGCGTAATCGACTGCTTGACCGGAACGGTCAGTCGGAAGCCGAGATTGCGCTTCGGCTCGGGCGCTACCCGCACGACGTCGATCAACACCTGGCCCTGCTCCCAGTCGGCACTGGCGTCGCCAGGCAGAACGAGCTCGAGGCTGCGCGAATTGATGCGCACGACCCCACCGTTCTCGGTGGTCAGCGTCGCAAGTGCCGGATCCTTGGCCTGTCGTCTAATCTGAGCCGCAAAGCGGGCGTCAGCGGCGAAGGGTTCGACGCCGTCAATCGTCACGCGCAGGCGCCATTCGAAGCCTGCATAGATGGATCTCGCCTTGATATGCTGCTGAACGGCCATGACACCCTCGATAAAACCCCTAAAATTTTAAGTCATTACTGACTGACTATCAAGCGCGCCATTTTCCGTTCTGGAGGGTGACGAGGCAGCGCTTGCCGTTGGCATACTGGATGCAGTGCGTGGTCGCCCAGCTCGACGGTCCCTTATTGTAGCCGTGCTGCAGCTCCATCACGCCGACGCAATAGACGCCATCCATGATCTCCGGCGAATGAATGTGACCGATAGTGATCTTGCGGCCCATATTGGCGAAGTTCGGGACCGAGCCGCGTGCACCATTGGCGCCGCGGAAGCCGTGATTGCCATATTCGACGCCATCGACCAGGTGCGAGCGGCCGTCATGCACCCATTCGGCAGTGACGGCCGAGCCTTTCAGCAGCTTGACGGCATATTCGAGCAGCGAGAATGTCGGCGTCGCCTCGTAATTCTCGAGGCAATGCGCCACCTTCTCGCGATAGCCGAGATAGGCGTCCTCGAGCTTCAGGCCGAAGCGGATGTTCTCGCCGTCGCAGCGGTAGCGGCCCTCGCGGACATAGCGCTCGAGGGCGAGGTCGTGGTTGGAATCGACGACGAACTGCCTGGTGCCCGGCCGTGCCGTCTGAATGAGAAAGTCGGCCGCCTGCTCGATCTCGCCGAAGACCGATTCCCTCTTACGTGTGGCGATCTCGTAATTGTAGGCGTTGTCGTGCTCCGTCCAGTGCGAGCGGGCCATGTTGTCGAACAGGTCGTGATAGAAGGTTTCCTCGGGGTTGAGCACGTCGATGATACTGTCGTTCTTCACCTTCTTGCCGGTGCGGATGTCGACGCCGAAGGTTGCGAGCGTGCTGACCGGGCCGAGCTTTGCCCGGTGAATGTCGCCGAATGCGATCGCCTTGACGCGATGCCCGCCGGTGACCTTGCCGTCCTTGACGAGGAGATCGAGATCGTAGAAGGAGCCGTCGGTCTCGTCGGCATTGAGCTGCCGGCAGAAGAAGTCGCCGTCCTGGTCGAAGGTAACGACGGTCGCGCCGATGACGTGATGGAAGACGCTCTTGACGCCGGCCTTGCGCGGAATGACCTTCGGCCGGGTGACGGCGCCGGTCGTCATGACCTGGTGCGCCTGCCTGGCGGGATCGGTCGACGGCACGGATTTAAGCTGGATCTTGGCATGCGGGAAGACGGCCCACTTGCCACGCGAATAGGTGACGAGGTCGCTGATCGGCCGCGAAGCGGTCGGTAGCGTGTTCATCTCGCCGGCGAAGATGAAGTTGGGGCCGATCGCCATCTGGCCGAAGCACATATATTCCGAGAGCGCATTGGCATAGACGCGGCTGGTCGGGTTGTTCTCGCTCCACCACTGCGTCTCGTAGGTCCAGGGGCCGACGACGATGTCGGCATCGAGATAGGCGGCGTAGGCCTGCAGGTTCTCCCAGAAGCCCTCATGGATCTCGGCGTCGTTCTGGGCGCCGGTGAAGATGAAGCGCCGGCCGCGCGGATCCTCGACGCCCTCGACGCGTAGCGTGTCGTTGATCCAGGTGCGCGGCGTGCCTTCCTTCTCGACATGGATCTGGTTGATCCGGTCGTAGACGCTGCGCAGGTAGCTTTCGACGACGATCGCCTCGGGATTGACGACCGGATAGCGCGAGCCCTGGATCAGACCCCTCACCTCCTCGCGCAGCTTGTCGGCGCGGGCGACGGCGTGATCGCGCGCCGAGGCGAGATTATCGTTGTCGGCCTTCTTGGCGGTGACGACCCGGGAGATCAGTTCCGGAACCTCCTGACCTGCCCTCTTCTTGGCGCGCAGGATACAGGAGTAGTTCCGGACAGTCTGATAGGAGACGCCAAGATTAACGGCAACATCCGTCAGTGTCGGGTATTTCTCGATGTCGTTATAGACCTCGACGAACCGCTCCATATGACCGGACTGTGTCATTTTCCGTATCCTTGTTTCGTATAATATTTATTACTTAGTTAGTAGAAGAATAAGAGTATCTATACGGGATGAGGATCCGGAACTCTAATTCTTCTCCGGCTCTACAGGTCTGATGACGAAGTGTTCTTCAGCATGCGTGGTGCAGCGAACGATCCGGTCATTCGCCCGGTCCAGTGCGGCGCGCTCGCGCTTCAGGATCGAACGGACCTCGGCGTTTTCGGTAAGGGCTGCGTGCGGCTCGCGCTTGTCGCAGTCATCCGGCATGTCGGCCGGCGGGTAGTGGATGTTGGCATGCGCCTGAATAGCCGCGGCGTGCTTTACACGGCCATCAAGGCTTGCGCAGCCACTCAATATCATCGGCACTAAGCTCGCAGCTACGGCGAGTATCCTTGAGCTTCGCTTCATACTCGGCGATCTCCTGTTCGGTTTTCTCTCGCGTGGCCGCCTCGGCCTTGAAGACGGCATCGAGCTTCATCGCGTAGTCGGCGACGGCCGCCTGGGCATTGGCGCGCATCTGGCGCTCGATCCGGAGCTGGGTTTCGAGCGCGGTCTTTTCGGAAAGGGCGACATAGTCGAGGCGAGCGGCTCTGGTGACGGCAGGATCGTCGACCCAGCGGTCCCAGAGGCTCATGAGGGTGAAGACAGCGGCAGCAGCGGCAATCGCTGCCAGCGGCGCTGCAAATGGCTTTACGAGGTTCCAGACAAAGCTCAACCGGGTTCCTCCTGGTCGACCGGCACCTCGAGCGGCTGCTGGTGGTTCTTGTCGTCCCAGGTGGCGCCGAAGACATAGGTGCCGATGACGGAGCCGGCGAGCAGGAAGCAGCCATTGGCGATCGTCTCGGCAAGCGAGGTCGATTCGCCGAAGATCGTCAGGTAGACGACCTCGAGCGCGCAGAAGGCGAGCGTGCCGAAGATGACCCGTCGGCGAATTCTCCAGGACGGCTTCTTCAGCGCCTTCAGCATCAGCGCACCCGACGGGTCGACTTGCGCGGCGCCTCTTCGGCGACGGCTTCTTCGACCGGTTCCTCGACGGAAGCAAACTCGGCCGGGAAGCGCGCCTCGAGCTTCGCCTGGTAGAGTTCGACCAGGCGGTCGGCGCCGAGCTTGTGCGCGACGATCGAGATCGCCAGCGCCGTCTCCTCGCTGACTTCGCCATTGATGACGCGCAGCGGCTGATATTCATGGACGAGGCCCTGCAGCGCGATCACGGCGCGCTGCCTGCCAATCTTCTCTTCGGCCTCGGCTACAGCCGCGGCAATAAGTTCGACGTCGATCATTTATGCCTCGTTCGAAAGGAGCTTGCCGTCGCTCTTCAGCACCGGCAGGTCAAAGCGGAAATCGTGCGGCTGGATGGTCGGCCATACATAGGCAGTGACGCGGCTGCCGGCCCTGTCCTTCGGCACGTAGGGACTGATCTTGACCATGTCGCCCTGATTGCCGCCGAGCACCATCAGGTTGCCCTTCTGGTCGACGCCGACGACGAAGCCGACATGTCCACCGCCATTGCGCGAGAAGACGACGATCGAGCCATAAGCGGGCCGGTCGAGCTTGACGCCGAATTTCTCGTAGGAGCGGGCCGAGGCCGAGCGGGTCGACTGGATGCCGTTCATCTCGAGGCAGTAGCCGACGAAGCCGGCGCACCAGGGCGTCTCGTCATCCTTGAACCAGGACGACTTGATGGCTTCGAACATCTTGATGATGAGCGGATTGTGGCGCGGACCCTTGATCTCGGACTGGCCGATCAGCGACTTGGCGGTCTTGATCCAGGCCGGCTCGTTCTGCAGGTTGGCGTTCATTGGCTACTCCTTATCGGACGGCAGGGCTCGTCGGGGCGATCGAGGTGCCCTTCACGACGAAGACCAGCTCCTGCATGCGCTCATTGAGCGTCTTCAGTTCCTTGAGGATTTCCTTGGTCTGGACCTTGTCCTCGGCGACGTAGGTCTCGAGCGACTGGATCTTGAATTCCTGGGCCTTGACGTAGTCGACGGTCCGAAAGCCGAAGGTAGCAAGTGCGACCAGCGACAGGACAAAGCCGACGCGAGCGGGCGAAACCACAAAGCCTTTGACGTCATCGTTTTCGCGAGCCATAGCAGAGTCCTTCCGTCAGCGCTCCAGTCAGTCATGAATGACTGATTATCCCACGCCGAAAGATACAAATCCAGCCAAAAGTGATTTCGCCTCTGAGAGCGCCTGGTCGATGGCCGCCGGCGTCGTCGCGGCGCGCACCATGTCCTTGCTCGTCAGTCGGATCGTCTCGATTCCGGAAGACAGATCGCGCCAGTTTTTCGCCATCGTCAGCACGATCGCCGCCTGATCGAGGAGCGACATTCCGTAGGCTGCGGCTTCCTGCGCGATATGCGGCACCTCGGCCGGAGCGACGCCCGGATTGGCCGTCACCTTCTCGGCCTCCTTCTCCTTCTGGGCGTAGACCATCGCCTGCCCGGAGCCGAGCGTAATGTAGTGGCCGCGGATCTCTTCGGCGATGGCGTCGATCTCGGCGCAGGCGCGGTCCTTGAGCGGGTCGAGGTTCTTTTTCAGCTTAAGCAGCATTGACGATCACCTTCATGGATGCCGGGACGTAGGGCCACTGGACGAGCTCGAGAAGGTATTCGGCCGGCATGTCGGCGCCGATCGTCAGAATACCGCCCTCAACGTCGATCTCCTCGCCGTCGAGCTTGATCTTGCAGGGATCGGGTAGCCCGTTGATCTGCAGTTCGGCTCCGACGGCCAGAACGTGGCTTTCGGGTATCGTGAAAATCGGTCGCTCGACGACCTCGCCATTGAGCACATAATGGCTGTCCGATCTGATCTTCGCCGAAATCAGGTCGCCTTCGTCGAACACCGGCACCGAGATGGTCTCGGTAACCTGCTCTCCATTTTCATCGAGCACAGGATCGCCTTCATTGTCGTAGACGTTCTGCTGGACCTCGTCGTATTCCTGCTCGCCATCTGCGTTCAGACGCGGCTGGGGCGGCCCGCGCGTGGGCTCGACTATCTTTACGCCAGGCTTTCCTTCGTAGTGAACCTTGAGCGCAGGAGATACCGGATCGTCTACGATGTGATAGATGAGGCCGTTTTCGTCATATTCGAGAATCATCAGTCCCAATCCCAAACAGCGTAATAGAGGGTGTATGGCCGCGCCGCAGGCCCGACCGCAGTGGAGTTATGAGCCAGAACCAGACGCGTATTCGCGTCGTCGTAGGTGAGAATCCAGGTGCTCGCGCCACTCTTGAAGCCGGTCTCACCCAGGCCGGCAGCAACGAAGCCCTCGCCGGACATCGCGATAAAGGGCGTTCTGGAGAAGTTCTTCCCAAGCGCGATCGTTTCGGTCCCGGTCGAGATGCTTCGTGAGCCGCGAACGTAGAGACCCATGCCCGCATAGGAATTGTCGAACAGCAGATTGTTGCCGGTCGCGGTCAGCACGTTCTGTCCGGCTGCCGATACCTTCAGACCCGTTGCACTGAGGAGAATGCGGTTCGCCATGTCAGAAGCCCACCGGGCAGGTCATGACGTAATAGGTGAAGGATCGAGTATCTGCCGTCGTGTGAGAGCGGTTGAAGCGGATGGTCGTAAAGCTCAGATACTCGATATAGAAGGTCATATTGTTCACCTGCTTGTAGGTGAAGGTCGCAAGCGGGTAATAGCCGAGATTGGGAATGGTGATGTCGATGTAGGCGGCAGAGTTGAAAACCACCGCACCGGACTGAACCACCTGAAACGCCTTGTCGTCGATACTGAAAAGCAGATTCGGATCGACGGCCGTCAGCACGTTCTGACCAGGTTTCGAGACCCATAAACCATACTGGGAGCCGCGCAGGCCGAGCAAAACCCTGTTCGCCATCAGCCGGTCGCTCCCATATTGAAGATCACGTATTTGATGGAGAAGGTCGAGCCCACCGAATGCCGGATAGCAAGCGTCGTCGTGGTCGCCTTCAGCTCAATACGAGTTCCGTATTCCTGGGACATCATGTCGGGGTCGGCAGCGTTTTTATACATCCAGGCGGCAGCCATAGGGACGAAGCCAAGGCCATGCGTGATCGTCGTCGAGGCTCCAGAAGCCAAGGTCACGTTGCCGTGCTGGATGATGCGCATCATATCCGCCCAGCGACTGTCGAAGGCGATCTTGCTTGGCGCCAGGCTCGTCGACAGAACGTCGCTCCCCGGGACCGAAGCCCGGAGAACGAAAGTTCCATCAAATGCGCCAAGGACAAGTCTGTTTGCCATGTCTGAATTCTCGCAAAGGCCAATTGATCAGTCAATAATGACTGATCTTAATCGGCAATAAGAATGCGTTTGTTGTTCAGATCGACCTGCATCTTGCTGTCGGAGGAGCGCATCAGGCCGGCCGTGATCGTGCCGGCATTGTCCGCGATGAGCGAGAGCTGGCCGACGTTGATCTTGTTTGCATCGATCGAACCGTCGACGATCAAATCGCCACCGGCTCTGCGATAGACAAACGGATTCCAGGCCCGCGCCGTGCCGGTTGAGGTCAATCCGTTCGTGTCGACGCCACGCCGGATATACATATCGGCCGCGACGGCGTTTGCAGGAACGGTAGCAAAGCCCTTTACAACATTCGCCGACAGGTTGGCCGGAGCGATAACGGAGACCGTGCCACTCTCAGTTCCGTCCTGAAGGAAGAAGCGCAAATAGACGCGCATCACCTGAACATCGGCGGCCGTATCCATGTCGATCGTGGCACCGTAATGAAGGGCCTCGCCCGGAATGACCGGAAACCGCTTGGACACGACACCAGCTATATAACTGGATGTCGAGCTGGGCGTCGCATTGGTAGCAAAGCGAAATACCTTGCCAAGAGTGGCATGCGTCTCGATAAACGGCGGGCCGGCGCCGCCGAGGCTCCAAGATCCAGCGTCCTGCAGGCCATTATCAGGCACCATATTCGAGGTGTCCGAGATCACGACATGTTTAGCCGAGATCGCATCCGCCTTAATATGCGTCGCATCGAGCGAATTCGTCGCTACATGCGTGCCGTTGATCTGGTCGGCGCCGATCTGGGCAGCCTTTACCGTGCCGGTCTTGATCGTCGAGCCATCGATGATCGTCCGGCCGTAATCAGGATCAAGGTCGACGCCACCGCGATAGGTCGCCATGACGACGTTATTGGCACCGAAGGCAGTGGCTGCAGAGGTCGTCACCGAGAACGTCGTCGCGTCCTTGACCCAATAGATATACATGACGCCCGAGGTCCAGGCCGTCGTGTTACCCGCAGTGATCGCCTTCGACGTGGTTGCGCCGGCGTCGTTGATGTAGCGCACCGAGCCAGCGGTCCAGGACGCCTGGTTGGTCGCGGGCTTGTTGTGCTCGAAGACGATGCCTTCGAGGGTGATGTTGCGCGAGCCGATTTCGAGCTTGTTCGCCGTGACGGTGTTGGCCGACAGCATGCCGCCGTCGATGCGCGTCTCGTCGCCGCCCTTGACCCAGTTCCAAAGCGTGGTGCCGCCGGAGATAGTAACCTTGCCGGGATCGATCTGCGTCGAGCCGGCATTGATGACCCCGGCCGCATCCTCACTGACGACTTCAAGCTTGAAACTATCGAGCACCATGTCGCAGCCGACGAGGTCCTGATAGTTGAAGATCGCCAGTGGTCGGAAGTATCGGACGTTGCTGTGCGCGGTTTTCGGGCTGGCGATCGTTCCCAGCCCGGTGCCACCAGTGGCAGCGTGTCCGCGAACGTAGGCCGAATACTCGGTAAACGTCGTCGGAACCGTCACCTGATCAACAGCGTTCATGACGACGTAGTGCGCCGAATTGTGAGAGTTAGCGCCGGAAGTGCTGACGCGCGTCGTCTTATCGCCGGCAAACCCGGAAAAACCGAGATACATCTTGGCCGTAGTGCCGCCAGATCGGCGGACGCGGAAGGTCATCTTGTAGAGCTTGGACGGATCGAACGGGATTAGGTCCGGTCCCTCCAGCCAGATGTCATCACCCTGCGATACGTAAATGGACCTTGAGCCCATAACGATATTTGCCGGGTTGACGGTGTAGCTCAGCGGGCTCGCAGGAGAGCCGTTCTGGAGCACAGTCCAGTTCTGGGATATGTCGTCGACGACGGTGTCGATGTTGGTCAGGTTGCCGATCGACCGTCCGGATACCGTGATCGAGCCGGCCAGCGCCGTGCCAGCCATAAGCTTCGCAGCCGACAGCTCGACGATCTTCGCATTGGTGATGATCGCGTCCTTGATCTGCGCGGAAAGCGTGATCAACTCATCGGCAGACAGGTGGTTAGCCTTAATCTCGCCATCGACGATCAGCTCTCCGGACGCAGCCCTGCGGACGGTCGGCAAAGAGAAGTAGGCGTTGCTGGCAGAAGTGGCGTGTGCCGGCCGAATAAACCGGAGCCTAGCCGTCTTCGTTCCGGCAGGCGCGGTCACGAGCTTCCCGTTAAGAACGGTGCGCGCGCCCGTGGTCGTAGTCGTATACACCGTCTCCCTGCTGATTTCCGTCGACCCAGCAAGGTCGGAGTAGTATACGACATCAAGCGTCGCCCCGGCCGGGGTAGTGCCGCCGTTCCCTACATACCCGCCGATCCAGTAACTCTTGAGCGGGTCAAGCGGGAACGGGGCGCCGAGAGCCGCCTTCTCGACGGTTCCGCCGGTCGGATTGATGGTCAGGAGCTTGGTCCCGGGAGAGAAGCTATTCGCCTCCAGAACCATGTTCGCGCCGAGCGAAATCAGCGCAGGATCCTCGAAATTCGGGTCGGGGTAGATGTTCGAGGTATCCCCGATCAGCATCTTAGACGCGGTGACAGCCTTCGCGGCGAGCTGTTCCGTGCCGATAGCTCCAGCGGCGATCTGCCCAGCGACAAGCTGCCCGACGATCTGGGAGGCGTCGACGCCGGCGTCAAAGGCGCCGTTGCGATAGGTGTAGGTTTTCTTATTCGTCGTGAGGAAGACGGTGCGTCCTTCGACGTTACCTGTCGTCGGAAGAGTGCTCAGTATTTCGACCGGACGAATGGACGCGGCGAAGCTGGTCGCGTCAACAAGCCCCTGAAGGTCTTCCGTCGTGATCGTAACGTCGATTTCGCTCAGGACCGTCGCGACGACACTGGCCGACCATGCCGACTTATTACCGGAGAGGTCGACTGCGCGGATCCAGTAGTAGCGCGTTCCTCCACTCGGAAGATCGCCGCGGTAAAGCGTGACGGACGCGGATGCGAACGAGGCTACCGATGCAGCAGTCGGCGCGGGAGTGGCAGTCGCGGCCTCGTAAATCTCGTAGCGCGCGAAGTCTGCCTCGGTATTCGCAGTCCAATTCAGCCAGACCGCGTTGAAAGTGCCCTTCGCTACAAGATCGGTCGGAACAGCCGGCGGGACGTTATCGCCGGTGACAACGCGCAACAGGTCGGCGGTATACGCCGATGCGTTACCGAGTCGGTCGACGGCGCGGATCTTGCCGGTAATAACTACGCCCGAGCGAAGGGTCCATTCATAGGTCGTCGTCGAAGTCTGGAAACCGACGAAATTGCCTGAACCTTCCTTCAACTGAATGTCGTAATAGGCGAGATCGGTTTCAGTGTTCGCATTCCAGGTCGCCACGACCTTCGTGCGGCCGTCACCGAGCGGCGTGAAGGTGAATGCGAGCCCGGTCGGCACAGCCGGTGCCTCGAAGTCGATATCGGCGAGCGTGCTCACCTGGATTTCGGGCGAGATATTCAGACCGATCTTGCCGAATGAGTCGTAGGCGGCCGTGCGGACATAGTAGGTAGTCGAGGCCTGGCCCGGGAAGCTCATGAAGCTGCCGTCGCCATCGAAGACGGGAGTGGTCGCGTAGGGATCAAAGCCGCTCGCGGTCGAGACCCACACCATTACGCCGGAAAGATCCTCGTCGATCGGCTTCGTCCAGGTGAGATGAAGCGTCTTGCCGTTGACGTTGACGACCGGGTTGAAGGCGGCGGGAACCGGGTTGCTGACGGTCAGCTCGACAGGATCGGACTCGCGGCCGTAGATGTCGGTCACTGTGACGACGAAGCGCAGGCTTCGGTGCGCAGTCGTAAAGCCTGCGGCAATATTGTCGTTCTTGTTCGACAGGAAGTCGTAGGTGAAGGAATTGCCCTTCAGCCTGGTCGTGCGCAGCAGCTCGCCCGTGTCGCCACGATAGACCGACACGGTGTTGTGCTGGTAGAGCGGCGAGTTCTCGTCGGTCGCCGCATAACCCTCGGCGGTCGCATCCGTCGAGCTCGGCAGCTTGTTCTTCCAGACGATGCGCACGTCGCGGCCGGTAAACTGGGTCGATCCCGGCTTGTCGCGTAGCGTCAGGTCGGTGACGACGCCCATCGGGAACTTCGCCGGACCTTCGGCCTCAAAGACGAGCGTCGCCGGCTTGGAGATGCTGCCGGTAAAGTCGATCGTCTGGACGTAGAACTTGTAGGAACCGGGGCCGGCGCTCTCCATCTCGATCGAGTTGTAGGGCGTCGTGCCGAGCGTCACGTTGCTGTCAAAGGGCGTGTCGACGGCGACGATGAAGCCGCGCGAGACGATGCCGACGGGCGGCGACCAGGAGATCGTCAGGCGCGTGTAGGTCTGGCCGTTGAGCGTATAGCCGGTCTCCTTGACATGGAGATTGGTCGGCGGTTTCGAGGTGCGGGCCGGCTTGCTGTAAGGCAGCGGCTCAAAGATGACGTCCTTCTCGACGCGCGCATATTTCTGCGGATCGTGAAAGAGCGCCGTGACCTTGAAGATGTTCTCTTCTGCTTCCTCGAGCGCCAGAACGCGATACTGCCGCGGCACGATGTCCGAGCCGGTGATCATGAACATCGCGTTTGCCGCGGCGACGCTCGAAAAGCCCGACGCCTGGACCTGGCGCGCGCTCGGGAAGCCGGTGATCGGCCGCTTCTCAAGCGAGCCGTCCGGCATGGTGAGCATCAGCGAATAGGTCTCGCCGGAAGTCGGAGCGAAATCGTAGTCGAGGGTGATCAGCGAGCCGACATGCGAGACGATGCGGCCGCCCAGGCGCACGGCAGCCTTGCGCGGATCGGCAATGGCGATGATGTCGCCGGGCTTGACCTCGGCGTGATCCCAGCTCGCGCTGTATTCGACCGTCTCGGTCTCGTGCTGCTCGACATCGAGGATCCACTTGCCGTAGCGATGCGCAAGACCGCGCGAGGTGCAGCCGTTGAGCGTCACCGACTTCTCGCGCCAGCCGTATTTGGCGAGCATTTCCTGGTTGATGACGACCTCGGTCGCCGGGCGATAGAAGTCGTTCGGATCGTTCCACTTGACGAGAATGACCGAGTGCCGGGCTTTCAGCGCCGTCGAGGAATAGCTGAACTCGCCATTGATGACGTTGGCCGGCGCCACGAGCTTGATCGGGTCGGCCGGGATGTCGGCGGTAGCAAAGACCTGGCCGAGCGACCAGTAGGCCATGCCGCGCCAGGCCGTCGTGATCGACTGCAGCACGAAATAGGCGTCGTCGCGGCTCTTGATGACGCCGTTATAGCTGAAGCGCGGCTCCATGATGTCGGCGCCGGTATCGGCGTTCTTGAAGCCGGACTTGACGAGCTGGTCGCAATACTGGGCGATCGTGTAGAGCGACCACTTGTCGACGATCGCCGCGTCGATGAATTCGCCGAGGCCGTAGCGGTCGTTGATCAGCAGGTCGTAGAAGATCCAGGCCGGGTTGTTCGTCCAGGCGACCTTGAAGCCACCGTTCCAGATCCCGTCATAGGTGCGCGCGACCGGATCGTAATTGTTCGGGACGAGAACCTTCAGGCCCTTGACATGATAGGAGCGCGCCGGGATGGAGTTACCCATATCCTCGGCATTGACTTCCATCGCGATCGCGGCCGAGTGCGGATAGATGAACTTGCCCTCGACCAGCTCGACATAGCCTTCGAAGGTCAGATTCTTCTGGTTGTTGTCGTCGGTGCTGTCCTCGGAGACCTTCGTGACGCGAATGTCCCAAGGCGCGCCGTTCTCCGGCAGCACGACGCGGTGGGCGAACTGGACCGGACTGGTGTTCTTCTCGCCCTCGAGCTTGTTGGTGACGGCCGTCGTCCAGGTGCCGGCATTGCCGCGGACCTCGACCTTGTATTCGAGCGTGTTGGTCTTCAGCCGGCCGGACTTCTTGTCGACCTTGTAGAGGGAATCGACGCGCACGATGACGCGCAGCGCATCGACGTTCTGATCGACGATGGTGCGCTGGACCGGGCCGGTCGCGTTCTTGACCGGAACATCGACCTGGACGGACGTCTCGACGGCCGACTGGCCCTTGAAGGCCGTCTCGTCGGGATTGCCCTTGTGCTCTTCCCAGATGACGTTGTCGAAGTTGTAGCTGCCGTCTGCGTTCTTGACGGCCGTCTGGTCGAAGTAGATCGAGCGCTCGCCATCGACGAGGCCGACGATCGGACCTTCCGAGATGACCTCGACCATGCGGGCGCGCGCCTTCGAGCGCAGCGAGTTCGGGGCGTTCGAGCCGGAGCCTCCGCCGCCCTTCTTCCCACCACCGCCGCCTGCGCCGCGGATCGCATCGAGATCGTGAATGCCCATCAGTCTTCCACCTCAATCTGTTCGACGTCGATGCCGCCCGAGACGAGCACGCCACCGGTGATCACCTCGCCGTAGACGAGGGGGATAGGAGATCCCTGTTCGTAGGAGTTGCCGGGACCGCTCATCGTGAAGGAGCTGTCGTTCTTGCTGCTCTCGTCCTTCTCTTCGGGCGCGAGCATCGAGGAGACACCGGCAAGCGCGAGCGCCACGCCGATCATCGCCATGTTGCCGTAGGTCGCCCCGCCGAGAGCGCCGCCCATGATCGGGGTCGCCAGTGCACCGCCCGAAAAGGCGAAGGCGGCGCCGAGCAGCGCCACGCCGAGAATGATTTTCAGGAGCCCGCCGCGCTTGGAGCCGGCGACATGCGGGACGATGTGCAGATCGCCGCGGCCGAGCTTGAAGCTCGCAATGTCGTCCTCGTCGAGGTCGAAGCCATTGTCGACGTCATCGCCGCGAACGACGTGCCAGGCGCCTTCGCGGATATCCATCATGAAGCCGGGCAGGTTGGCCGAGAGTGCGCGCACCGCCTCGCCGGCCGTCATCACCTCGAGCTCGAAGACCGCGCCGTATTTCTTGCCGAGCGCGCCGTGCAGATGGATCTTACGCATCGGCGTTACCGACGTAGCGCAGCCAGCGATCGGCCTGGCGACCCCAGATACCCGCAGGCTCGCGCCGGGACAGCCGGTTCGGCAGGTGGTGCAGGATCAGGTTGTTGCCGACGAGCAGCCCGCCGTGATTGAACTTGTCGGAGCGGATCTTCAGCAGGAAGACATCGCCCGGCCGCGCCTGTTCGCGCGGCACCTCGATAAAGCCGATCTTGAAGGGTTCGGAATTGTAGAGGTCGGCCTCGCCTTCCCACCAGGCATCGTCGCGCGGGAAGACCGGCAGCTCGACCGGATCGAAGGGCCATTCGGTGACGCCCTGCTCGAGAAGCTTGTCCTTGCCCAGCAGAAAACAGTCACGAATGACTGAATAACAATCCGAAATGCCATGCACGAATTCGCGCCCGACGACCGGTGCGATCGGAGTTGCGCCGCCCCAGACGAGCGGATTGCCGATGCGCTCCTCGTCGAGCGGGATGATCGCCCAGGCGAGGTTCATCGCCTCCTGCGTTTCCATGTCGCTCTTCGACGGATGCAGCGGCCCGTTCGGATGCGAATGCACGATCATCTGCAGGTTGCCGGAGATCAGGTGCTGCTTGTAGACCTTGCCGGAGATCTCGAAGGCGCAGAGCTGGCAACCGCAATTGACGTCGCCCTCGCGATGCTGTGCGGGATCGGCCGCGACATTCTCGCAGCGGATATAGTTGCCGGCGACGATCAGCCCGCAGGACTCCTTCGGGAACTCCTCGCGGGCGTGACGCTTCGCTTCTTCGAAGGCGCTGGTAAAATCGGTCATCAAATGTTCCTTGCGACGCCGGGGAAGCCGCCGAACGGCCAGGGCTTGCCTTCGCCGAAGCGCGCCCGGCAGCAGCCGATGCGGCGCGACGGAAAGTCCTTGCTCGGGTCGGAGACGGGCAGGTCGTTGATGTCGTAGGCCTGCGCGCCCTCGTAGGGGCACTGGGCCTTGGAATAGTCGTAGGTGCCGGTCACGGCGTTCCAGACGCGGTAGCGCCAGAGACAGGTGTCGCGGATGACGACGCGGCCGGGGAGCTGCTTGCCCTCCTGGTCGATCGCCGCGGAGAGCTCCCACTGGATCGAGGCCGATGTCTCGGATGCCTTTCGCTCGATGCGGAAGGTGTCCGGGCCGTAGAAGGCGGTGGAATCGGCGTCGGGCTGGCCGTCGAGGAAGCGGACATAGGTGCGCATGCGGTGCAGCACGCAGCCATTCAGGTCGCCCCAGGTGTTGACGACTGCCTGAATGATGCCGTCGACATTCGAGACAGAGATCGTCGGGGTCGGCAGAGCGCCCTGCCCCGAGGTCTCCAGGCCCTCGAACGTCACATCCATCGGCTGGAACTGGACACCGCCGAAACTGACCGGCGCAGCGCTCTGCGAGCCCATGACGAAGTGCATGATCGGTCCACCGATCGACGTGGTGTCGAGCGTGAACAACGAGATGATGCCGCTAGGGCTAAGCTTCTGAGCTTCCTGCTGGATCGCCGTCATAAATTTCCTCTATTCGGACCAATAGAGTAAGTCATTAATGACTAACTATCAAGCCGCTGCGGCTATGTTTCGAGCGTGAAGGACTGCTCGAGCGTCGCCGAGACCTTCCAGGGCGCGTCGGCCGAATAGGACCAGTCCTTGCAGGTCCACTTCAGCACGGCCGGCTCGCCATAGGGCTGATACTTGAACGGCACGCAGCCCTGCTTGCCCTCGAAGAAGCCGACGATGGCGCGCATCTGGCTGTAGCTGAGCCCGTCCCATTTCAGCGAGACGGACTTGCGGATGTGGTTGAGCCCCTTCGGCGTCGGCTGCGAATAGCCATCGCCGAACTCGGCCTCCCAGAGATTGACCTTCGGCTGGTGAGCCGTGCCTGGCGACGGCTTCACCGGAGGATTGAAGGTTGCGAGCGCCATTTAGCTTCTCCTCGAATTCAGCATGTTGCCGGGCCGGATCTGTCGCTGGATCTCGCTGGCGACCATGCCGCGCATCGTGCCCTCGACTTCCTTCGCCATGCGCTTTGCGAGATCCTGGTTCTGCTCGGGCGTGCCGGAAGAGCCATTGACGGTGATCGGCGCGTTGATCTGGAAGCTGGTCGAGCTGAAGCCGCCCATCTGCTCCATCTGTTCGGGCGTGAAGACGCCTTCGCCCTTCTTGGCGATGATCGGCACCTCGTCGGACGTCAGTCGCGGCCCGCCGATAATGCCGCCCGTGTGGAACTTCGGCGCACCGATAAAGGCGCGCGGATCGACGACGCGCGTCAGCCTGGTCGGACGGCCGACAATGCCGCCCGTGTGATGCGCGGAAAAGACGCCTTTGCCCTTACCCTTGGTGGCAGCCGAGGACAGAGCCTTGCCAGCCTTGCCCTTGCCGCCGGACGCCGGCGCCTGACCTTTGGAGCCCATGAACTGCGACATCATGTATTTGATGCCCATGTTCAGGATGTCCTTGAGCATGCCACTGACCATCGAGCGCAGGTCGCCGGTGCCCATGATGAGGTTCGTCAGGCCGTCGGCGAGTCCGTTCATCCAGTTGGCCGAAGCCTTCGCCAGGTTGCCCTGCAGATCGCCCCATTCCTGCATCATGCCGGTCATCGGGCTCATTTCGCGCTGATACTGGGCGCGAATCTGGGCCTTGGCTTCCTCGGCCTGGCGGGTGATGTCGACCTCGCTCATGCCGGCGTCGCGCGCCCGCTGCACCCAGCGGTCGATCTCCTCGATCTGCTCGTTCATGTGGAAGCGGCGCTGCTCGCTCTCGCTCATCAGCGAAACGCGCCGGTCCTGCGACTGCTTGGCGAGGTCGGCGAAATATTCGGCCGATTCGGTCTGGCGGAAGTTGCGCAGCATTTCCTGCTTGAACTGCAGGGCCTCGGCCTGCTTCGCCTTGTCATTGGCGTAATAGGTCTCGACCGAGCGGACATATTCGTCGAGCTCGCGCTCAAGCTGCCGGTAGCCGCGCGTCGACTGGTGCTCGAGCGGATCCATCATGCGCTTGTGCGCTTCCTCGGCCTGGCGTGCCAGTTCGACGCGGCGCTGGGCAAAACGCTCCTCGGAGCGCTCGATCTCGCCGGACGCCTTCTTGCGCTCGGCCATCTGTCGTTCGACCTGGTCGAGTTCCTGGGCGGCCTTGACGAGCTCCTTGTATTCCGGCGCGTTGATGTCCTTGCTCGTGCCGAGATCGCCTTTGCCGACCGCTTCCTTCAGCGCTCGCATGTTCTTATTCAGCCCATCGACGTCCTCGGACGCGGCCTTGGCCTGCGCCTTCAGCGCCTTGAGGGCTTCGCTGCGCTTCAGCGCCTGCTCGTCACCTTCGAGTTTCTTGGACTTGGCGATCTCGTCGTCGAGCTGACCAAGGTAGCCCTCTTCGAGCTTGTTGCGCTCGCGCTGGATCTCGGTGAGGCGAGTATTTGCTTCGACCGACGGAGCAACAGAAGGTATTGCCGGCGCGGCCGGTGCGCCCGCGTCTGCGCCGCCCATGCGCCGGTAACTCAGAACGTCTTCCTTGTTGAAGGTCTTGACGTTGACGCCGTCGCCCTGGTTGCCGCCGAGGATGCGCGGATTGCCGTTCTCGTCGAAACCGTCGAGGAAGCCGACATGGCCGTTGGTCGGATTATCGCCGCGCTTCAGGACGACGATGTCGCCGCGGGTCGGCATGCCGGCTTCCTGGCCGTAATTCAGGAAGGAGCGCGCCGATAGCGAGCCGGTGCCCTTGAGGCCATTGGTCGCCAGCACCGCATTGACGAAGGCTGCGCACCAGGCGGTCATTTCCGGATCGACGTTCTGACCGGCTTCCTTGAAGAACTGCGACAGCGTGTTGCGGTCGGTCGATTCATTCATGCCCTGGAAGCGGCCGGCCGTTTCCATGACAGAGCCGGCGCCGGCGAAGGACTGGAAGCTTGCCGGACCCGTGCCGCCCGCCC